CACCTAGACTACTACGTATTCCAAATTCTAGTTACAAGATATTAGGTTATATACCTGACATCTCTGGTAATGGAAATAATGGAGTCTTTAATAACTTTGCATTTAGTAAAATGTCTGGAGCTGACGGTTACCCGTATGATTATAAATCAACGTCTGATTTCGTGGCTCATGCTAGCAATGCTGTCCTAGTAAATAGCGAAACTGTTAAGTTCATAAATGTTTTAACTCAAACATCTTTTTATTATAAAGGTACAAGCTATAAAGGAAAAATTAAAGTAACAGGAATAACTAAAGCTATTGCTAGTGGTAAGGTTAGATATTTGGACATTTATAGTAACTCACCAACTAATAATGATAGAGTTATTATCGATAAGGACGGAATATATGATGTAAACATAGAAACTGAAGATGCTATTAATATCTTTTTCTATCTCACTCCTATAGTTTCAGGTACTACCGCTCTCGATGAACCTGTTTATTTAGAGCAAGTGGGGAATTATGAAGGCTCTATATGTTTTGATGGAGTTGATGATTACATGGATATCCCTTCCTTATCAATAGGAGGGAAACAGGTATTAATGAAGACAAACTGGTTGAAATCTCCTACGTTATTGTATGACCAAAGAGCATCGGGAAGTTTTGCTATTCTTACAACTAAGGAGGATGACGCAACTAATCCAAGAATAGCGTACCAAGCACGTAATCAAGATGGCAAGACTTACATAGATGGGATAGAGAATAATTATATTGAAACTTACTCTCTAAAAGGTATAACACATAATATTACAGTGACAAACCCTTCGGCAGGAAGTGGAGTAGTACCTGTAATAGGTGCCAATACTGGTAAGTCAAGCGGTTTTGCCAAAATGGCTCTTTATGATTTCATGTTGTTTGACGAGGTAAGTACTGACGAAGAAATAAAACAACTTAATGATATAGTAGGTATTGAAGGTGGCTATGTACAGAAACCTCCTTATTATTGGGACGCTTATGGCAAGACTAACTCTGATGATGATAGGAGTACTATTCAACAAAGAGGAACAGCAGTAGGAGACTATGATATTACTAATTATAATCATGCTTACGAAGGTATGTCGGGTTATAATGGTTATCCTGCAGTATTTGGTACTAATAAGACTTATGCAAATCTAGTTCCTAACGATGGTAACTTTATACTTACCAGTAGTCATAATATTATCAATGTTACTAAATTCGATACCAGTTATGGATTGCTTTATAGTCATATAAAGTTGGATGGAAAATTAACATCAAGAAATATAGATTATCCTTCTTACAAGATAAAAGTTACTGGACTCGGAAAAAACTTTGGATTACATTATTCTTATCTCAAGAATCCTTCTGATGCTAATCTTAGTGCATTTGGTATAGGTACTGATGGTACTTATACTATTCCTAAATCTTTTGCAAGTGATGGAAGTTTGATAAATAACAATGTTTGGATAGGTTTTATATTTACTGGTACTGCACCTGAATCATGTAATGTTACTATTGAAGTTCTTCCTGAATATGAAAATGGTTTAGTATATGATGGAGTAGATGATTATTCAGAAAATACTAGTATTCCGGCATTTACTGATTATACTTATATCATTAAGTATGAGGATTTTAATAATCCAAATACTGGAAGTTGTATTCAAAGAAAAGGCAGCATTAAGGCAGGTGGAGGAGCATTTGTTCAAGACCATATCTATAGAGGTACAAAATATCAATATAATTTTGGAATTAGTAGCAATATTCATAAAGATGATTCCATCGCATTTTGTACTAAAACAAATTATAATGGCACTGCAATTCCGTCTGGAAACAATACTGATGATACAGGTTTTACTATCGGAAAATTCGATGGATATCGTAAAATGGTATTTTATAAAGAAATGTTGTATCCTAGGACCGTTAATATGCTAACCATTAATATGATAAAGAATATGATGGCAGAAGATGGAATAATAGATATACAAGGTAAATTATTTACTGATAAATTTACAGGAGATTTTAATTTAGACTTTAATAAAGACTTTTTAATAGGTAACTAACAATGGCAAATTGGAGTAATTTAAAAACAGCAATATCAAATGTTGTTAAAAGTAACGGAATCCAAGGGATTACCGGAAATTCACTACAATCTGTAATGTTAAATATGGTTACAAAACTAGGAGAGAATTATATGTTTGCAGGGGTAGCTACCCCTGCTACAACTCCTGGGACTCCAGATGGTAATGTATTCTATATTACTACACAAGCTGGAACTTATGCCAACTTTAATAATACAGTAGTGGCAGATGGAGAACTAGCAATTCTTATGTGGAATGGTGCTTGGACAAAACAGAGTATGGCAATAGCCACTCAAGCAAAGATGGAAGAAATTGACCAACATGTAACGGAAGTTGATGCTAAACTTAATGAAATGCAAAAAGGTATGGAAGATGTATATGCCTATGGAGTCGAATGGGATTCTACTGTGGCAGACCCTACTCTCACAAGAATTGGGAATCTTACTCTTCATAAATCGTTACCTATTCAGTCTCAATTAAAAGGCTGCGTAGCTAACGGAGGAGTAATCAACTATTATCTTCATCCAGATGATTGGTCAAAGAAAGAAGATGGCACACCATCAGTATTAGATGGAACTGACGGAACTGTCAGAGTTAAAGTACCTCGATTCTGGGGAAAATCTGGAGTTGCAGGAACAAAAAGATGGGTTAAGATTTCTACTGTATGTATTGATGATACTTGGACAGAGATTCCAGCAATGTTAATAGATGCATATAGGTCTACAACAGATAACACTGTAACGGCAACACCTAAGTTGGTTTCAGTTGTGAATACTACTGCTGCATTTAGAGGTGGAGGAAACAGAACAGCTTATGATACTTATTTAGAAACTGACCCAATTAGAACAGATCTAGGAAAACCAAGAACAGCAATGAATAGAGCAACTGCACGTACTTGGGCAACAAACGCGGGTTCAGAACTACTGAACTACGAATACTACAAATGGATAATGTTTTGGCTACCTGTGATTGAGTACGCTACATTTAATATGCAAGCTAACTTCAATTCAGATTTAACTTCCGAAGGCTTTCATCAAGGAGGATTAAGCGCAGGTGTAACAAACATGTCAAATTGGGAGTTTTACAATGGAAATTATTCAGTATGTCCTTGCGGATATGCCAATGAATTAGGAAATTTTACAGGAGCTAAGGTTATTCCTCAAGCTGATTGGGTTTATGAATCCACAGGTTTAACTAATATGGCTTCTTATTTAAGAGATACTGCTCAAGCAGATATGACAGCAGAAACAAATAAAGTCACAATTACAAACGTTAAAGGTACTAATAGATATATGTATAGAACTTGGGGTTACCAAAATGGAGAAACCGTTTATACTATATCAGGATTAGCAGAGGGACAAGATGTAATATTCTATGTAGGAGGTACAACAGTAGCAACAGCTACAGCCGATGGAGATATTACAGTAAATTGGCCTACAAACAATCTGGGAGATAGATGCATTAAATCATCTTTTACTGGAAGTTGTAATATTGTGATTTCTATTAAGAGTGCATCTAACGTAAATGTAACAGTTAGCCGTCCAGCTATGAGTATTGCAAGATATAGAGGATTTGAAAATATCTTTGGAGACCTGTGGACAAATATGGAAGGCATAATTATACAAGGTTATACAGACGAAGGAACAAGCACTTATAACTGGAAAAATGTATATACAACTACTAATCCAGAAAATTATGGAGAGACAGAAACTCAAAAAGCTAAAATGAAATTAATCTCTAGTAGAGAAATTCATGCAGATGGATATACTAAGGATTTTGACCTCCAAACAACAGGAGAAATAGTACCATGTGCTGTTGGTGGTGGAAGTACTACCTATATGTGCGACTATCATTACACTGGTAATAAAGACGCAAGTCTAAGGACACTCTTGCTTGGCGGCGCTGCTACTGGCGGTATTTCCGGCCCTGGTTGCTTCACTTCTGGTGATGGGGTTGGCTATTCCGGCACCGCTGTGGGTTTCCGTACTCTAAATAAAATTGAAAAATAATTTCTCATAACATATAACAGATAGGGCACTATTTACCTTTTTACCGGGTTGCAAGGGCAGCGAAAGTTTACTGTGAAAAACAAAACTCTTACTTAGCAGCAACGCTAATAATGGCAGTAATTCCAGCCCTAGTTACTTCAATTCTAATAATGGAGTTAGCAATTCCAGCACCAATGTAGGTTTATTATATATTTTTATTTTGATAATTTTGTTTTTATTATTTTGTCTAAATAGTGTCCTTGCCTCTTGGCAAAAAATAACGTAGTATTTAATATAACTGGTGTTAGTAGGTTAATTCTCGAACACTCCTTGCATAAATATATAAGACTTTGAAAAGAATAGGATATTTGCATGAGTAGGTATGTAGCCTGTCTAATATAGAACTTGCTGACAGAAAAGCAAGAAGACACAAATCAGTCAGATGGGGAATCCTGAAACATGATAAGCATCATGAGAGGGAAAATGAAAAGTTGGCAACCGTTTTGAAGAACTTGACATATCACACTTCAAAATATAGCACGTTTAAAATCTATGAGCCTAAGGAGAGATTAATCTTTAGGCTTCCATATTATCCTGATAGAATTACGCATCATGCGATAATGAATATAACAGAACCGATATGGGTAAACATATTTATCAAACATACATATTCTTGTATAAAAGACAGAGGAATACATGATGTTGCAAAAGACTTAAAGTACGTTTTGCAAAAATATCCAGAAGAAACTAAGTATTGTTTGAAAATTGATGTGAAGAAATTTTATCCGTCTATTAACCATGACATACTGTACGAAATACTCCAAAAGAAAATAAAAGACCCTAAATTGTTGAGTCTACTAAAGGAGATAATATATTCGGCAGACGGAGTACCCATTGGAAACTATTTGTCTCAATTCTTTGCAAATTTATATCTTGCTTATTTTGACCATTGGGTCAAAGAAGAGCTTAAATGTAAATTCTATTTCAGATATGCAGATGATATAGTAGTATTAAGTGACAATAAAGAATTTTTGAGAACAGTTCTATTGTCAATGAAATTATATCTGCGAAATGTCTTAAAATTAGAACTTAAACAAAATTATCAAATTTTTCCCGTAAACAGTAGAGGAATAGACTTTGTAGGTTACAAGTTTTTCCATACTCATGTACTGCTCAGAAAATCTATCAAAGTTAGATTATTCAAGTTAATTAAAGGGTACAAGGATAAGAAAATTGATAGAAACGAGCTAAGAAGGAGAATGCAATCGTATTTTGGATGGTTAAAGTTCTGTAATTCTAAAAATCTACTCCATAAAATTCAGTTAGAGACTGGATTGAGATTTTCTAACTGGAATGGGAAGAAGGTAAATATTTCAAGATTCTATGGTAAGTATATTCATATAGTTGACATCATATTGTATAGCAATAGATTCAGAGTCAACTTTGTATATAATTATAAGTCATATTATTTTGAGAGTAAGAATAAACGATTGCTTTATTCTATACGTAGATATTCATTACCTGTAAATTTTAAAATAACACCATATGTTAGACCCAAGAAGAATAGAAGCAAACCTGCAACCCGAACCGATTGAATTGCTTGGAAATGGTACATATTACTATAACTATGATATTAAATCAGAAATAGTATACGTTCCTCACATGGACGGAAGTACAACGGAAGAAATTAGATGGAATTACATTCAGATACATTTAAGTGGAACACCAGAATATAAGGCATGTGCTAGAGCTATTATTAGACAATATATTGATGAAGAATCAGAGTTCTCCATAATTAATGACTTTAATGCACACCAATTAGGAATTAGAAAAGATGAAAAAGCATACTCTGAATACATAGAGTATATTAATTTAGTTTCAGAAATCAAATCAAAAATTAAGTCGGACTTTAATAAATAAAATTATGGATTACGCAATTGTAACAAAAGAATGGATGACACAACGTGGTTTAATCATAGAACCACACATGAGAACAAGTGTAGATAACAACAAAGTAGTATTACACAAATCGTGGCTAAGACCTTTCTTAGAAGATGAAGGTATTGAGCTTTACTATCATGACGACCCTGCTTTTATAGCACTATTAGCATCTGCAGAATGGACATCTCCTGAGGGAGAAATCGAACCTGTGTCTATGGGAGAAGGAACAAAAGAAAGTCCTTACACATATGATGGAGTAATGTCTTTAGTAAAGGGTAACTATTACTCACAAGATGGAGTTACATATCTATGTACAAGAAGTCTTTATGAAGAAAACAGCACTGCTCTTAAAGATTTAATAGGAATGTATGTAAAGGAAGCTGCCTAAATGGCATCTTTCTCATTTGAAAAATAATTTTTAACACTCGTAGCTAAATTACAAGAATTTTTAAAGAAATTTAATAATTTAGTTGCGAGTGTTAATTTTTATTTATATCTTTGTGCTGTTACAAATGGAGAAAGACCGAGACGTCTAAAATTATAATTAGGTCGATTGAAAGGAGTAATAAGTAACTGATAATAAAAAAAGTTACTTTAATTCATTTATTAATTTAAAAAATTTTTAAACACGGCAGAGTTTTTAACAATGGAAGATGCCGAAAACAAATTCGGTACGAAAGGGAGAACAAATGCGGGCCTAACCCTAGGTATTATTGGTACAGCACTAGCTGCACTTGGTAATAACGGAGGAGGTTGTGGCTGTGGAAACAACGGTGGTATTTTAGGTGGACTCTTCGGAGGAAACAATGGCTCTTGTTGCGCTATGCAACAAGCAGAACAGGCTAAAACGTTAGCAATGGTTCAAGGACAACAGGCAGATAATTTATCTTGGGCAAATAGAGTACAATCTATGCAAGACGACATCAACCTATATACTTACATCAATGCGGCTGATACAGGACTTCGTAATCAAAACTACGAAGGAAGAATCACCGACCAGGGAGAAAAATGTAATATGTATATAGACCTTATAACAAGAGACAACGCACAGAATCTGAGATTGTGTGATGAACTCTATAAGAGAAGAGAACAAGATGTCCAAGAAAAGTCTGATTTGTTCGCAAGATTAAGTACTAGAATCAGTGATTTAGAGAAGAAAGAAGCTGCTACATCAGCTGCATTACCTCTAATGTTCGAACTTGCAAAAGAAAAGTCAGAAAGATATTCTGATGCTTGCTGCTGCAAGAGCGAAAAAGATTTACTTAAAACTGCTAGTGCTCTTCAAACTGAAGGTATGACTGTGGCTAACAACTTACAAAGACAACTTGACCATAAAATTACTGGAGAATTAAAATATTCTTATAGTAACTTATGTGCTCCTGTTCCTAGTATAGCTCCTCTTTATTGTAGTCCGTTTACGCAATATGGTACAGGCATGTACGCTGGTACAGCTGCTTCTAACTGGAACGCAGTGAATACAGCTATTAATGGAGCTTGTCCTTCTTGCCAAGCACAATAAGATATTGAAAGGAGATTATGTAACAGTAGTCTCCTTTCTTTTTTTTTATAACCTAAAATGCTCAAAATTATGACTACAAAAATAACTCCATTTGGAACCGAAGATAACGGGAGTCAAATATTAGAGTTTAATGTTTCTATACCTAAGGGAGCAAATACAAGTATAGCTCCTAACTCTACACTAACAGTAACACAAAGATTCGCAGAAGTCTATAATCAAGCCACTTCTGGTGCTGCTTCTTATAGACAAGTCACTAAACTAGATGTGGTTCATAACCTACAATATGTTGATTGTAAGGGTGCACCAAAAGTTATCACAAACGTCACTTCAACTATTATCGATACTCCGGCAACTTCCGCTACTCCAGAAACTCTGACACCAGAGATTTTCAAAGTAGTTGATGTTTTAATTCCAAGAGGAAAGACAATAGTAACACAAGATTTAATTAACGATTTACCTACAACTACGCCACAGTTGGCTCATTGTGCTTATTCTGTATTCGTTATACAGATGGCAGCACCTGCTCCAGCACCAGCGCAGTAACTAATTAATTTATGACATGTTTGGCGATACTTTTAGTAACAATAGCTTGGGTGATTTACAGAAGACTTACTACCAACAACTGGAAACGTTGAACAGGATGCAACAGCAGCAACAAGCGACTAACACTTCTATATTAGAAGAGATTAATAAATCAGTCGGGATGCTTAGTTCTGAGGAACAATCAGTATTGGCTAATTCACATGATTATCAATTAGCAAAACAAACCTATGAAGCCGGTTTTATGGCTTACTTAGGAAATAAATTCGCTGGAGAATACGTAAGTAGTCCGGATGGAAAAATTGCTGCTGAAAATCTATTGAGTGCAATTAATAAGTCCAAGGAAAAAATTGCAATAGAATTAAAGAAAAAACAAGAAAAACTTGATACAATGCTTAATCTATTGGAAAATGACCCAGAAATAAAGAAGAGATATGATGAACTTATGTTAAATAAACAATAATACTATGGTTAGTGACAAAGAAATATTAATGCAAGCTGCTGAGAAATATGCAAAGGATATCGCGAGTAATTTCTTCGGATTATCCACTATTCCAGTACAAACTGCTATCACCTATGTTGTAAGAAATTGGGTTGATAAACACAACGCTCTAATTGACTTATTTGTTGATATTGACGGAAATATAAATACGAAGATTCTAGGAGATGCTGCAAAATCAGTATTGAAAGAGAACGACGGTTTCAAAATTGGAAAAGTAAAATTCACTGAAGCCGATGTAGATGATTTATTTAGTACTTTCAATGACATCAAGTCTAGAAATATATAATAAGATACCATCGGCATTAATTTGTCGGTGATATTTTCGTTTTAATATACTTAATAAATCATGGAAAACGTTAGAGTAGACTCTCTCTTAGGAAACAAAAAAGTAATAGTTGGAAATCCCTATTCTGACATTGTACTAGAAACTCTAGGTAAAGTTTATGTAAAGACAGGAAACAATTTAAAGGTACTAAGTGATGTTTTAAAATTACTTGACCAAGCCAACGAAAAAGACTCTACTGGAACTATTATAGTCGATAGCCAAAGTGCTATGGAAGAAATGGAATACCCAGGCGATGGACGGTTTATATTTAATACACTCACCAAGACTTTATACATATCCTACGATGAAAGATATGTCGCATTAATAACAGCAGAAGATGGGGAAGGTTCAGACAAATATGTTAAAAAGTCTGGAGATGTCATTACTGGAAAGTTAGAATTTACTACTAATGAAGCTCCACTTATTGTGGCTTCTTCAAAGCTAGTTAAAAACTTTAATGCAGAATACGTTGGCGGATATGCTGCGGATAAACTTGCGAAGAGATTAGAAAATGAATATATATATGGTAATTGGACATTTAAGTCTTCTGGGACATCGGAAGATACTTGGCTGTTTAAAAGAAATGTTAGATTTAATCAAGATTTAATAATAGACGGTAGTCTATCTACTGCTCAATTCCAATCAGGATATGGGGGATATGGGTGGAGACTAGATTCGACTACTAATACACTTACTATTGATTATCTTGTAGTTAGAAAAGCTATGAGAGTATATGAGATGGTAATAAACAAAATAACTGCAACCAATGGCTCAATATGGGTTACAAATGCTTCTAAAGCAGATAATGTGTATTATCCAATTGTGTGCAGCATAAACGATTTAGACGGAACTGCTGATTCAGGTAAACTATGGGCGTCTGACGCTTATTATCTGTTTACTGAAACATGGAGTTCTACTGGATATAAATTCTTTATATATATAACAGATTATTCAGCATTAATCAATAATCCTGAATTTACTGGAAAAGAAATGTTACTTGACGAAGCTTTATTGACAAGAGAAGTGACTGAAAGTGATACATCTGACTTTATTGAATTAAGGAATAACGTTAAATTATTCTACGTTTATAGTAGTGATTTTGCAAAAGATGTAGAATTTGAATATATAGAGAATATTTCTGATTACGAAGAAACTGGAGTTACTAAAACTATAAATATATATGACACTTACTATGGAAAAAATCCTAATGGAGATTTACTAAATAATAACTTCTATATTGTTGTTACAGACGATGAGGAATATCCATTATTAAAGCCAAATGATTTAGTGAGATGTCAGAAGTGGTCCAATGGTAATATTAAATATTATGATGCCATTGTGACTAATCAGTTAGGAAGTTATTCCTACGTAATGCAAAAAGCAATATCTGTATTTGATAAATATACGGAAATAAATTATAATGAAGATGGAACCGTAGCTAGTATGACAGAGGAATACAATGATAAGTTATACAGTATGACCGAGGATTCCGAAACAACAACTAATGTTGAGGATAGACTTGATGAAATTGCTATTGGTGACGATATAATACAAATGGGAAATTTAGTAGATGTAAACAGGCAAAATGCTATTTATCTAACATCTACTGATGATTATTCTCCTTATATAGACATAATCTCTGAACTTACTAGACCGGATTACTCTGTTGTGTATAGGATTCCTAAATACATTACTGATAAAGACGGTAATGAAGTAAACTATGAAATGGTTAAAAAGCTAGATTCAGAAGGAAATCCTGTAATAGGAAGTGATGGGGAACCAGTAATGGTAAAAAAATATATCTATAAATATACTAAAACCTGTAAAGTAAGATTGGGAAACCTTGGAGGAATAAGAGATTCTACTTTCCCAGAAAATAAACAACCTAGAGGATATGGTTTGTATGCGGACAATGTATTCCTTACTGGAGAGTTTTATTTAAACAATGGACAATCTGTGGTAGATTTCTCACAAGATGGAGTATTTCTTAAATACAAAGAAGCTGGATTATCTATTGCTGATGACCCTAAAACAGGTGACCCTATAATCTCTTTGGAAGCTAACAAGGTATGGATTGGAGATTCCAAAGGACAAATCGGAACTTTGTTTAAAGTAGAAGATGGTAAAGCATATATAAATACCGATTTTATTAAAGCCCAAAAGATTGAGGTGCAGGAAATATGGAATTATTCTTTTGATGAAACTACATCTCAGCAAGTTGAATTACCACTATTTGAGGGGACTTATACTCCAGTTATGTATGAAAGTAGTATAGGAACTATGACTCCGGACCCTCCTTATGGAATGGCAGATTCATCAGCATGGACGGGAACAATATCTAAACATGACGGAAGTGGAGTATTTAAAGATTCATCATTATATCCAGGTTCAGCCTGCTTTATGGAGTCAGTGAACGGAGAACAAGTTCACATAATGACCCCAATATTATCTTTAAAAAATGGAACTTTAGACGGAAAATTGTCTTACTGTAACATTGGAGTAAATATGGGAGATTTCATTGGAGAAGGCATGGGTGAAATAAAGGTTACAGCTTATAGTGTAGATACGGGCGAATCTTGGGATGTTCCATTCAAAATGGCTAGTAGAGGAACCTTAGTCTACGAGTTAAGTGCAGTAGAAACCACCGCTGCTACTAATAATTTAATATTTGCTGTATCACTAATCCCAGCTTCAAAGGAAAATGTAAGAAGAATAATAGTAAACATATCAGTTAGTTATTACTACCACGAAGGAGCATTGAACTGGGCTTTATGGAAAAATGGGTCTGGTAGTTTAGCGAGAGAAAAAATCAACTGGAATAAAGATGGAGAACTTACTATAAATGGTGACTTTAGGTCTTCCAATGGCCAAACTACCATTTTAATGGGAAATAATTCTAAATCAGCATATTTGAGTATGTTTTCTAATGTTACTGAAGAGCATCCATTATTATATATAAGATATAGAAATGTGGGTTCTGGAAATTCTGTAACTGTGGAAGTCGATAGTGAGTATACTCATGATGATATATATTATTCAAGAGCAAGATTAACTTGTGAAGGTTTAACTTTTGGATATACACAAAAAGGATATTTAGATTCTATTATTACATCAGGAATGGGATATAGATATATATCTATGGATAAATATAATGGGTTCCAGATGTCTAATTCGAATTTTAGCTTTGCTGCAGCTCCTGTAGTTCAGGGTGTCAGTATTGTTATGGGAGGAAAGGCATTTACTATTAGACCTGATGGAGGAGGGATTTGCTTCAACTATGGTGCTTATCCTGGCACCGGCGGTCATGCTTGGCCTACTAGTATAGACCAAGTTAGTGTTGGGGGAGTATATATTCATACTTCCGATGGAAGTTTACACGTAAAACAATCATGAAATTAAATGTAAAAGAACGAGTGGCAATATTACAAATGCTTCCAGAAACTGGAAGTCTTGTAGAAATGGTAGATATAATGGAAATTGTGAAAAAGGTAAGATTAGAGGAGGAAGAAAAGAACAACATAGAGTTTAAAGAAACTAAGAACTCTCTATCTTGGAACGCATTTAAAGATTTAGGAAAGGATATTGAATTTAAACATGAAGAAATATCTATTTTAAAAGCTGCTGTGAGAAGACTTGACGAAGAGAAAAGAATCAATGTATCCAATCTCGATATCTGCTTAAAAATAAATAGTTTATGAAAATTTTACTAGACAATGGTCACGGAGAGAATACTCCCGGAAAGAGAAGTCCAGATGGCAAACTTAGAGAGTATCTTTACGCAAGAGAGATAGCTTCTATGGTTTACGATGAACTTTATAATAGAGATTATGATGTCGAACTTCTTGTTCCAGAGACGACTGATATTTCCCTTTCAGAAAGATGTAAACGAGCTAATAAGTTTGCTAAAGAATTAGGAAATAAAAATGTCTTGTTAGTGTCTATTCATTGTAATGCTGCTGGTAATGGCAGTGCATGGATGGGTGCTAAAGGATGGAGTGTCTTTGTTTCAAATAATGCTTCTACTAATAGCAAGTTACTAGCTGATTGTTTATATGATGCAGCTGAGCAGCAAAAACTTAGATTAAGAACCGAAAGACCTGGACAGAAATACTGGCAACAGAGCCTTGCTATATGCAGAGATACTAACTGCCCAGCGGTTTTAACAGAAAACTTGTTTCAAGATAATAAAGAAGATGTGGAATTTCTTCTTAGTAAAGAGGGAAAGGAAGCTATCGCTAAACTTCACGTAGACGGAATTATCAGATACATTTCCAAAATTTCATAGGTTAAAGTTATTAAAAAATGTAAAATTAGAAAATTTTAGTATTTCACTTTATGTGGAATAAAAAAATGACTATATTTGCAAATAACTTTAAAAGAATGATATATGGAAAAGGGAATTGAGGATTTAGACTTTAACGAAGAAGATTACGGTATAGCACAGGAACCGTCGAACCCTAATGGTTACGTACCAGATTATGAATCATTAGAGCCAGAGAAACCTTGGATGGGGGATGAAAATCAACCACAGTCAGCAGATGGTACAAAACCAGAACCTGCTGCTGCACAAGAACCAGTACAAGAAGATGATATTATCATTTCTATGCTTAAACAAATAGGCATTTCAGACCCTTCAAAAATTAAATTTGAAAATGATGAGGGTGAAATTGAGGAAGTTTCTTGGGATTCATTGTCCGCAGAGGAAAAAATGAATATCTTAACACCAGAATCTCCTGACCCTAACTATGGTCTTGAAGAACCTGAAATTAACTTTATTAACTTGTTACGTGACGCGGGAATTACTCCAGAGGAGTACATTAACTATCAGAGAGAACAGGCTATTGAAGAATACAGACAAGCATTAGAAGGTAATCCACAATACGAAGTTGAGAGGTTAACAGACGAAGACTTATATGCTTTAGACTTACAATCAAGAGTTCCAGATATGACAGACGAAGAAGTTGCCATAGCTCTAGAACACGAGAAAGCTAATCCTGAACTTTTTGAAAAGAAAATGCAAGGAATTAGAGCTGAGTATAAAGCACTAGAAGACGAAAGAAGACAAAATGAGGAACTTCTCGAACAACAACAGAAGCAAGAACAATTTGAAGCCTTCCAATCTGATGTACTTGATGCAATTGAGTCTTTAGATGAAGTTGGAGGTGTAAAATTAAATTTGGACGAAGATGACATGGAAGAAGTTGCAAACTTCATATTATCGCTAGATTCGGCAGGAGTTAGTTATTTAGGAAAAGCATTAGACGACCCACAAACTTTAGCAAGAATGGCTTGGTTTGCATTGAAGGGAGACGAAGCTTTTGCAACTATCACTGATTATTACGATAAGGAGATAGCAAAAGAAAAACGTTCAGCCTACGAAGCTGGATATGAAGATGCAAAGAAAGGAATACAACCAAAGAGTACTAGAAAACCTACTGTTGTAGTTGCTCCTAAACCTGCATCTGAACCCAAACCCGGGGGCACTAATCCCCATGAAAAAACAATTGATGATATAGATTTTTAATTAAAAAAGTATGATAGTAGCGAATTTTGTATCAAACAGACCGACAATGTCGGAAACTAGAACTTATGAGGATTTCTATAAGTTCTTAGGAACTAGACCAACTAAATTAGGTGTTGTTTCAAGACTTTACCCAGAACTTACAGCTTCTTACCTAACAGAATCTCTAAGAAACATTTTCTACCAAGATGTAAAATCTGGTAATAAATATCAAAGCATTGACTCAATGTACTTTGAATGGGAAGTTGAAACCAACTACATTAAGAGAGTTGAGTTTGCAGATGTACCAACAGAAGATGGAGCTAATGGCTCTGAAATTGTAATGGCTTTCAAAGAAAGATATTACGAAAAATATGACATCTTCAAGATTGATAAAACAATGCAGCAATGTATTGTAGTAAGTAGACCAGTTAGAAAAGGTGATAGCTATTGGGAAGTAGTTGTTAGACTTATTGATAGTGACTATTCTAGCGTTCTTGACTTTAGTGGTTGCCAAGTAGGTGATACTACTAGATTCCAATCTAACGCAATGCCTGAAATGCACGAAGAAGGATATGTTAAATATCAATCTAACATTGAAAAACACAGAAACTTCATCACAACTCACAGATGTGACGACAGTTATTCTGCACTTTATGCAGCTCATGAAAACGTATTCATCAGTATTGCAGAAGGAAAAGACACTGGTAGCTTGAAAGAAACATTATATAAGATGGACAAGAAAGAAAAAGTTCTTCTTGATAACTTCTTATATGTAAGAAACAACGGTCTATTATTCAACAAATGTAATGTTGACGTAAATGGTAAACCGACTATTGTTGACCCAGATACTCAAAGACCAATCTACATTGGTGACGGTATCATCCCACAAGTAGAAAGATTCGCATCTAAATATGCGTTCGCAAAACTTTCTATCGACGTATTCCAAACTGTAATTGCTACAATGAATGAAAAAGCAACTCAGCCAACTGGAAACAAATACGTATTTATTTGCAATGAAAGAATGTGGTTCTTAATCCAGAACGTTCTCGGAGATTTCTTAGCTAAATACAAAACTATTGGTACTTACCTATGGTCTAAAGCAGCTAACGATTACATCAAAGTTGGTGCTGCATTTGATAGCTATACATTTGGTGGAAACACTATCTCCTTCAAAGTTGATAGAACATTCTCTAGAGAATATGGTATGGAAAAAGCATATTGTCTATGCTTAGACCTAACTGCTGATTCTACTGGAAATGAACCTCCAATCCAAATGTTCACACTAAAAGGTGGAGACTTCATCACTAATAAATATCCAGGTGTAGGTGGATTAGACGGATTAAGTTCAGGAATTGTATCAAGTCCTGTTGCTGCTTCTAAGCTAATCAACTGGGGATATTCTGGTGTTGGTGTATTCAACCCATACAGAAGCTTCATCCTAAGAGAACTTTAATAAATAGTCAAGATATAGTAAGGGAGTTGAAATAGTACTCCCTTACATTTTTTATATATTATAAACCTTATGAATTAATATGAGTACTGATAATGCAAACAAACTAATGCAAAGTCCTGCTGAAAATTTTATCATTCTTAGAAGTGTATATGGTAAAGTAGGCATGAAATATTACATCCAACCTAGTAAAGACCCAAGAACTGGACAGTATCCACCTTGTGTAAAACCTGTAAATAGTGTTGGAGACATGATTCTTTCAGACCCAGAAAGAAATAGCGGTAAAGTCTTTATTAAAGAAACTGAAACGTTCGTTATTGAAGATGGGACTACATTTGATTTAAATAACCCTTATGACGCTGCTAAATGGGAAGCAATTAAAAATTGCATCTTTATCGCTCAATCAAGAGATAGCACTGACTCAAAAGGTGTAAACGTATTTGATGGTCCGGGTGTAAAGGGAACTCTACGTCCAAGACAAGGTATTGCTGAAATCTATATCGAAAGACCTGGATATGAAGCTGCTAAGAGAGTATCAAAGAAAAAGAAAATTCACGATGCTGGAACTTATATTCTTGATGACCCAAGAGGTGATGAAGGAAGAGTTCAAATGGCTAGACTACTTGGAAAACACATGCGTAATGTATCAAGCGCTGATGTTACTGACTTCTTACTAAGCATTGCTGAAAAAGACCCTGACAGAATTATTAACCTATATACAGGAGATGATATTCATGTTAGACTTCTATTTATGGACGCAAAAGACAAACACGTCATTATAGTTAAACAAAAACTATATATGTACGGAGATAGCGTTTGTTTGGGGGCAACTGATGATGCAGCTATTACTTGGATGAAAGACCCACGTAATAGAAGAGTGCTCGAGTTAATTAAGAAGGACACATATCCTGACTTATACGAAGACTATAAAGGATACGAGGAAGAACCAGAAGGCAATCCAGCCGAAGAGTTCGCAGCTTTAGACGCTCCGAAGGCTCCTAAAAAATAAAACTATAAAAATAATTCTACTATGACAGCAAGACAGGCATGGGAATACATGTTAATTGAAATTAATAAAGTTACTTCCCCTACTATGCTGATAGAGGATTTCAATCATCTGATTAATAGAGGCATATATCAATTCCTCAATAAGAGGTACATTATGTACGATATGAATCAGCAAACTTCTGATGATTTAAGGGTATTGAAGGCTTCGGCAACATTGTCACCGGAGCTTCCATATTCTGATTTAGCTTTAAAGGGAGAGGACTTGGAAATGATTTCACAATTATGTGGAGCTTCTTACGAAGTAACACTTCCAAGTGACTATTTTCATATGTTAGGCTGTATTTGCCTTTATGAAATAGTTAATCCAAAGAAAGGCTGTGAGGGAAAATCCAAATATGTTAAATTTCCTGCAAGGAGATTGACCGCTGATATGGAACCCCAAATCATTAATAACTCTTACTTTAAGCCCTCTTATAAGACTCCATATTACTATATAAACAACATTAATACTTCAACAGAAGTTCCAACCTATCCTTATAAAGATAATCGTGGAACTGATATGAATGGAACTTATAAAGTAACCTCGCTCTTAGGAGATGCAGAAGGCGACAATAGCAATCTTCCAAGAACTATAATAATAGGAGGTGAGTCTGTAAGTACAGTTGATAGAGAAATTGCTGTTAGATATGGAAATGCTTCTACAGTAAGAATGGAAATAAAATGCGGAGAGTCTACCGCTCATAAACTTGTGAAAGTTAGAATAGACTACATTAAAGTTCCTCAAACGGTTATGCTTACTAAAGAACAGCTAGACCTTACAGAGGACACATCTCAAATATTAGAATTTCCAGATTACATATGCTTAGAGATTCTCAAAGAGTTGGTATCTATTGTATTGGAGAACTCCGGTGACCCTAGAATACAAACATATAGTCCAGTTAATCCGCCACTAGCACCTCCAACTCAGCTGCTGGCACAAACTAAAAAATAAATTAAAGTATGTTTCAATTTACGACAACAACCTTAATCAACGACGCTCTAGATTATACAACAAAGTTACCAAGATGGGAAGTAAAAGGTGAAACTCTCCAAATTAAGAGAGTTGGAAGTTTCAAGAAGGCTAACGTTGTTGCAATGTATAAGAGAGCGTATTCTGCTCCTGTTTTAGCAAAGGCTGTTTTAGATATGACTACTATTACTCAAGCATCTGGAGTATTCAGAATCGCTATGTATATTAGACTATCTGGAAATCAGAACTCTTATTATTCAAATGACTTTGTATTCAAAGGTAAACCTTTATACATTGAGTTTGAAAAGAAAACTGGAGATTCAGCAGCTCAATTAGCAACTAAAGTTGCAAATCAGATTAAGAAATATCAACGTGCTTACGACTTCAAACATTTTAATGTTTCAGTAAGCGGTAATAACCTGATTATAGAAGCTGTTGACGAGTATCAAAGATTCACTAAAATGGATATTGAATACTTCGACCCAGATTTAAGAGAAATTGCATGTACTTGTGCAGAAGGTGCATTTGCTGTAATTGCATCTGCAAAAGAAGCTGGTGCAGAAGGATTTGATAGCAAAAACATCCTAACTCAGGGAAGAGAAGGATTTGGAACTTATCAAAACATCATTAAAGACCTTAGAATCCCTACTCTAGATGTAAGAAGATATGAAGCTCCGTTACAAGACGAAGTTCCTATCATCAATGGTAAATACAGTCAATATACTGTATATTACAGAACAGATAGAGGTTTAATGGGTGGAGCTGCTGTTGGACAGCAAGTAACATCTCAAACTACTCATGTATTCTATGTACATGATTCTGTAGCTGCTGAATTCGAAGCTGCATTAGCAACTTTAGGAACAGTAACAGAAGAAAAGAAACCTATCGTAATTACAGGTGGGGTTACAGATATTACTGACATGGTAAAAGCAGGAACTAAGAAAGAACTTACTCCATCAATAGAGGGTGGAAGTACTGTAGCTTATGTTTCAGCTACAACAACAGCAGATTGGCTAACAGTCACTCCTGGAACTACTAAAGTAGGTTTCACAGGAACAACTAATGATTCTGGTGCTGCAAGAAGTGCAAAAGCAACTGTAACAGTATCAGCTAAAAACGGAGTTAGTGCTTCTAAAGAAATCACTATCACTCAGTTAAATGCCTAATAACTAATCTTTATATTTAAAGGCGGCGTCCGTTAGAGGTCGTCGCCTTTATTTGTTTTAGCCCTATGATATACAACAAATTAGCATCAGCAATATATAATGATATAGTATCAGGTTTACGTGGAATGCATGGAACAGCTACTATGTCTATTGAACAATTAGAAGATGACATAATAGATGAAAGATTGCAGATAATTAAAGAATATTCACTAAAAGGAATTCTTCCAAAGAACGATTTACTCTTATCATTAAATTGTATAGATGTAGATTGTAAATCATTAGAGAGATGTAATTGTGGAACAACTGGAGAGACACCAGTAGCTCACTTTGAGATTCCACAACTCTTAAATGACTATGGAGAATTAGCTATTGATTATATAGGTAGCACAGACAGGCTACTTCCCTTTATATACTACACTTCCTCATCTGCATGGATGTATCATCAATACAGAAAAAGAGGAAGAAATAAACCTTATGTTTATATAGATGTTACTCCAAATGAAAATAATATGTACGATTGTTTCATCTTCAATGCTCCCCTTATTAAGCAGGTAAGTGTTGTAGCTATTTTTAAAGACCCAAGGCAGCTTGAGAACTTTGGATGCTGTGATTTAGAAGGAATTGATAACTTTACATTTATTAATACGGAGATTAAGAAAAGATTAACGGAGAAGAAGTTACGTTATTATAGACAAATGGCTGCTCCAATAACACCTAATGACCAAACACCTGCATAATGGTAAATTTTCATCAAGCAATGTTCCAAGCTAATTTATTATATGGAGTAGAAATGCTCCCTCAAGACTTTGAGGAATTTGGTTTAATAGCTTGGAACCTAATAGGAAACAAAAATGTAAGATTATACAGATATTGTACTAAGATAGAATGTCCGGACTATACAGTGGAACTTCCCTGTAATTGTGACATTATTGAAGCAGTTACTTATGCTTCTGAAGATTGGAAGTATGTAACTAACTATTCTCCTAATGGAGATTACACTTCTCAATTTGTAGAGAATTACATAGAAGGAAGAAAAATGTATGAAGACCCTTTATATATGAGTGGTAAATATGCAAAGTTTGAAAGAGTAGGAGATACTCTTTACTTTGATAAGAACTATGGAACTGTATACATCCTTTATAAAGGAGTTATATTAGATGATGAAGGTCTTCCTATGTTATCTGAAAAAGAAAGTTTAGCTATTGCAACATTTGTTGCCTATAGAAAGAAATATAAAGAAGGATTAATGACTAACAATGCGAATATCCTTCAGACAGCACAATTAATGCTTCAAGATTGGCTTAAGTATTGTGATGCTGCTAGAGTTCCAGAATATCTAAATCAAAATGAGATGAATGATATACTGGATGCCAAAACAAACTGGAATAGAAAAAGACATAATTTCTCATATAAACCTGTTTAACAATTATGAAATATGCTACTGGATGTGCGTTCAATATGGACGAAATGTTTATGAATTTTCCATATAACAAATTGGAAATGTCATGTGAAGATTGTAAGAGAATAAATAAAGACCCTCACAGGGATGTATTAGTAAAGAAAATATTTAGAGAGTGTGTAAAGGAAGTACTTAATGATATTGTAGATAACAATGTTACTTTCGTACTTCCTACACAAGGAAGATTTGCAGAAATGCACGTCAAAAGAACATACGGAGAAGACTTTAAAAAGGCTAGGCGACATGGTAAATGGAGAGATGTAGATTTTTTAAAGTCAGGATTCTCTGGAAATGAAATAGTTCTCAACATAAAGAGTGGAAACTTAGTAAAGTCTAAAACTGTATATGTTGATAAAAATATAAAGAATAAGATTATAGAGAATACTAACGAAGGTAAACAATACTGTTAAATTATGCAACTTAAAGAAATTAAAGATTACTACGAGTCACTTTGTGAGAAGTTTCCAGATGTTTCTGAAAAGGACATTAAAAGAATTTTGAACTATGGTTGGAAATCACTATATTTGCATAATCTTTACGGTGGAGATACCTTAATTACTGATGATTCGTTGTGGTGCTATATAGGAACACTTAGAAGAGATTCTATAAAACACTTTGAATACTACATCAAGAAATTAACTGTAAAATTAAGGGTTCTCTATAAACGTAAGAACATACAATGGGACGGATATTACTATTTTGCATTGACTGACTCTCAATATGAGGATTTCCTCAAACAGCACAATTCAAGAGGCAGAAAGAAGAAAATATTTAATTATGGGAATCAAGTACTATATCAAATATTAGATGAGTGCAAGATAAGAGAGCATAATCGGAAGTATATATTCAGAGTTCCCTTTGTTGCCCTTGTAGGGAATGTTACATATAGAGAAAACTTTACATCTAAAGATGCGGAGTTAATTATAACAAGAGAACCTTTAAAATTTAAAGATATATTAGTATACAATAATAATTATGAATTTTTGTAAACATGAGCAAACAGGAAACAGTTAATACGTTTGATGGCGGTTTGATTATGGATTTAAATCCAATAGTTACTCCAAATAACGTTCTTACCGGAGCTCTTAATGCAACTTCAATCACGTATGACGGAAACGAATTTGTGTTACAGAATGATATGGGTAATGGAGAAGTTCATACTGCTAGACTCGATAAAGGATATATTCCTATTGGAATGAAAGAACATGGAGGAATTATATACGTAGCCGCATATAACCCTATAACTAAAAAGGGACAAATTGGTTCATTTCCTTCGCCACAACAATTGTACAGTGATTCAGATTTATCTACATCTCCTGTAGATATAAATTTTAATCAATTTGTTACCATTAGAACAGTTGAGGGTGTACAAGTTCCATTTATCATTAGCGAGTACAGAAAACAGAAGTTATTTCAAGAGAATAACTCTGAAGAAGCAAAGACTTTCCACCCGGGAGATAAATTTATACTTACTGCCGAAAGCATAAGTGATACTATTAAACAGGCTATCGAGGATGGGGCTGTAAGCCTTAGACTTGGAGTAATAAATAGTTCTGGAAACATAGATTACGTGGATGAATCCACGTTGAGGTTATACGATAACAATTTGTGGATATATGAAACTGATAATACAGAAGAAGCTTTAACCGATAACAGTCTAGTTCAAGTGTTTTCGGCGAAATCATCTGGAGTATTGGTTTTAGTAGTTGAGTTAAAAACCTTTAGCAAGTTTAATTTAATTAGAAAATATAAATATGACGAAGATACTAAATTGATAAGTGTTATACTAACTGGAGAAATGGATGGAGATTCTCCTCTTTTTCAAGGAAAGACAAACGTTGACTCTAATGTAAGTCTTTATGGAAGTACTACACGAGACAGTACAAAATTCTATCAAACTCTTATTATATCTCAAAATAATACATCTGACATGGGCAAGGTCGATTACAGTATTATGCCCGTTTCGGTCTATGGAGTATTGGAGAGAATGGTAAAAAATGGAACAATTGACTTTAGCAAAATTCGTCCTAACAAGGAGGATTTCAATGAGTGGAGGTTTTTTGTTTCTGATAACTATATAAAGATAGGTTGGGGATATGATTATTACAATATGAACGAAGATGAAGGAGTAGAGAAAATGGTGTTTAGATTTATTGATATAAATGTACACCCAGACGACCCTTCTTCTTACAACTCGGGATTTTACTATGAAATATCTAAAGAATATTACAACGGTTCTTTTGAGGAAATTATTCCTTTTGATAGTCTAAAGAAGAACTGGTTGTATGTTGTTAGAATAGACAAATATGTTACCGGAGTATCGTCCGTAGTCGCATATAGGTTACTATATACAGGAACATTGTTTAATGAATACTATAACGGAAATAATAAAGACTTTAATTTTCTACAAATTCCTAAGCAACAACTTTCTGTTGAAGCTCCTGTAAAAGTTGAAGTTGTATCTTCCAAAGAGGAAGTCTATTTGAAGAAAAAAGAAAATTCTTCTCCTTTCCCAGCAGGGTATACTTTATTGGACAATGTTACTCCGGGAGACTATCTTACATATAAAGCATCTCTTGATAGTAGTATTGCAGGAGATGAATATACAACTAAGAAGAAAGGAACTTACAAAATTAATGTATCTCCAGAATTAGCTTACAAGTATGATTCTAAAAAATTTGCAGGATTTCCTGAGGAGCTTACTGTAGAAAAATACTATGGTTCGTCTCCTACTATTAGTTCAGGGACATGGGAAGAAACTCCACTTTATAGCGCAGACAGTAATCTCACCCCCAATGTTACAACTGATAACAACTTTATAAGTTCTTCATATAATGCATCCAAAAAGGCCATCGAAGTAAATTTATCTACTACAAGAACAGCATATGCCACATCTGGAAATGTAGAATCGAAGACTTTGGATAATTATGCTTTGCTTCCATTATATACTTCCGACATGAGAGCATCTGATAGAGACAGAATCTTCTCATTTAAAGAAAGTAATGGTGTATTGACTGCGACTTCTGGAGATGAAGATTATATATGTTATAATTCCAAATTCTATAAAGACCAAGGTCATACAGAAGGACTTAATAAAGGAACTAGCACGGGAAGTCATGACGATGACGGACTACAAACCGCTTTAAATAGTATGGGAAACGGAACCGTAGGAATATTTGGGGGACATGATAAAGACCACGCATCTTTACATTACGGTCGTACTAGAATAAGTAGAAATGGTTGGTGGTCTCGTGGCAACGAAGTTGACGACGAAGACAACTTCTTACTGGCAACATGGATGGATACAAATGGTTCACACTGGGTAATAAATTTGGGTTCAAGAAAGACTGAAACATCTAATGTAAATTCTGAAACTGATATAATCAGACTTCCAGAGATGTTAAAATGCATCATGAGTCAGATTTGTACAGTAAGAAGAAGTAATGTTTCTAAGTTCTTTGCAGGGCCAAATTCGGAAGCATTAGTATATCACCTACAATTTGAAACTCACTATAAAGGGAAGGTAAAAGTAACTTCTCCTGGAGAATCTACAGTAGACTTCTATTTGGGAGATACAAACTCGCAAGGAAATTTAGTAAGCATTAGGGAACACATTCAATGGTGGAAATCTAAACTAGGAGATAAATTGGAAAATTTCATTCCTGAGTTTTATATCTACAAACCCACTGATGCTGCTATAGATATTCCGTTTGGAAACACTTTAAGAATAGACAATGATATAAATATATTAGGAGGATATACTAACGCATATTCATATTTCAGTACAGGAAACACTGATACCACTGCAGATAAAGGAAAAATATACATCGCAAGCACAACTGATGGAACTTTAAATGCTGACGGTTCAGTTAAAAATATTGAATGGGATAGTAATGGCTCAGTCGTTCCTGCAAGCAATCAAAGAAATATTAGAATCTGGGGAAATAGAACTATTTCTTTACCAGAGGATATTAATAATATATTTGTGAATGAATATTCTGTTACAGGAAGTGAGTCTGAACTAAATAGAATATTGATAAATCCAAGTAAGGGAAGCCCCTCTATAATAGGCACATGGACTAAAGGAAAAGATGGACACGCTCCAGATATGAAGAGTGCTGTTTATTTTGGAGGAAACACAAACATATATCAACCATATAATTAACAATGGACTTTATATCACTAAACAATGAAGCTGTAAGCATCTCTCAAGGTGCAATACAGCTTCAACAAAAAGGAGCATTAGTTTACGAATATAATCCTCTAAAGGTATTAAGGTTAGGGGAAGACCTTGTGGAAAGTGATAAGGTCACATATCCAAAAGGAAGTCTTGTTGACTTAGATACTGAACTTCTCCCGTTCGATTTAAATCATCCTGTGGATATTATTCCTCAGCAATCTTATGATGGTTCTGTAAACCTTATTCTTAATGATGGAAATACTTTTCCTAAACTAATAAATACGAGATTTTCTTCTACTGGTATGAACACATATCAAATAGTAGATAGGAGTGGAGATAATGATACTAATATATATGACGAGAGTTCTTTTGATTCTGATGTTTCTTTATATAAAAAGTTAAATACAATTCCTAGACTTATGTTTACTGGCTTAGGAACAAGTGGCAATCTTAAGGTAGGAAACTATGTATTTTATTTTAAGCTATCAGATTCTGACGGCAACGAGTCTGATTTTATAGCAGAGTCAGGAATTGTAACTTGTCATATAGGAAATATAAACGACCCATTTTCTATACAAGGCGGGATTAGGGATGAGAACAGTTATAAATCAGTGTCTTTTATTTTAACGAATATAGACTCTTCTTATAACAATGTTGTTGTTTATTATACAAGAAGTACATCTGACGCAAATGCGAACGAAATTGTATCTTCGTTTAAAATAGACAAAAACTTTGCTGTATATAATAACATTGCAAGGGTTAACATTAATGGATTTGAAAACATTACTCAAGTTAGTTTGAATGACATAAACATGCAATATAATGTCGTAGATAGTGCTAATGCACAAACTGCTTGTCAAAATATGCTGTTTATGGGTAATGTAAATAATCCTGAAATAGAATATAAAGAATTATCCGATTTGTCATTAAGATTCCTTCCACACCTTAATCTAAAGAATAATATAGGTTGGATAAATGAAAAGTATGAGGATTCTTCCGGACAATATGAATACTACAATGTTCAGAATATTTATCATAAACTAGGATATTGGAATGAAGAAATCTATAGGTTTGGCATAGTATATATACTTAATGATTTTACTCTTTCTCCAGTATTCAATGTTAGAGGAATATCTGATTTAGTTGAAAACGTTTCATATACTAAATATAGGGTTTATAAAAATCCAGTAGACCCAAATTCCAGTATAGAAAAAATTAAGGCAAACAGAGAGTATATTCCTACCAATAAAGACTCCTACAAGCTGGATAATCAGAATGAAAACTCAAAGGGAGTAGTAAGGATTAATTATTCTGGAAATCAGCTACAAAGCTCTGGAATTGTGCCAATCGGCATAGATTTTAAAATTGATAAAGAAGCCCTAGCTTTACTAAAGAGGTTCACTAAGGGGTTCTTTTTTGTAAGGCAGAAGAGGATTCCAACTACTCTATGTCAAGCTGTAACTATTGGACTTGAATCTACTAGTCATTTACCAGTACTTCCTATAAATAATGGATATTTAGTAGAAAGGTTCATTGATGATGATGGAGTACTTACTAACGACTTTAGCAGAAGGTATAAAACAGTTTCTTCTGACTACGTGTCTGAAGGTTATGCTGCCTTATGTCCAGAATTTGAGCTCAGACAACCTTATTTCAATCAGTTATTTACTGGAACTGAATTTGAAGTATCGATGGCTAGGTCACAATTTAGGACAAACAAATTCAACAATTTGGCTTTACATTATTATAATCTTGATTATACTACCAATAGCTCTATAGGAAGCGAAACATATAATATTACAGCTATCACTGATAATATAAAGCTTCTCAAAGGTAAAAAGGAGGTATTCTCTTCTAGAGCAGGGGAAGCTGAAGAACAGTGGAGAGTATCATATTATGAATATAGAAATAAATCTAAAAATGCCAGAAACTTACTAAGAGGAGCTTGGGGTCCGTTTTTAGGAATCGAAGGATATAATACAAACAAAATGTCCTTGATTAACATAAAAATCCCTAATTACAATGAAAATTCTATTGATGATTATTTCTCTATACGTTTTGAAGATTCTTCTTCTTTTTATGCAGTTTGCGATAGAACTTTATGGGAAGATGTAGATGAATCTGAAGAGATGGCAAAAGTATCTGGAATATTTAGAGGAGATTGTTTTATAGGTAATTATACGCACAGGATGTGCAGAAACTTCCAAGACCCATCTTCTCCTATAAATGATGATATAGTAGATGCAATGTCTTGGAAAGACAATTATGACCCTGATAACCAAGAAAGTTATTCTAAAATAAACAGAGGAGACGTCAATGCTATAACTTTAGGACACTGGGCAACAGTAAAAGTTTGCAGTAATATAAACCTTTCTATGAGATGTTTGGATAAATCATACAGTTCCGAAGAAGGATTGACAGGAAAACCCAGAGGTTTCTACCCATTGCAAGCAATGAGTACTGGAGGAGAATCGAAAATTCCAGAATCATTTATTATAAATGATGGAATAAATTCTACTACTTCTGACAAATATAACTTTGAGTTACCCGATGTTCCTGCAATAAAGAATCACTTTGGTGTTCGGATTATGTACTCTGACATTAATATAAATGATTCATTTAAAAATGGATATAGGGTATTTAGGCTCACTAATTATAGAGATTATCCTCTTACATATGGGAACATAATCAAATTAGTTGAACTTTTCGGCAACATTCTTTGCGTTTTTGAGCACGGAGTAGCTTTGATTCCGGTGAATGAAAGGGTAGAATCTGGAAGTGGAGCAGGTGGAAGTGTCTTCATAAACACCTCTAACGTGCTGCCAGAGAACCCGAGAGTACTGTCTGATACATTCGGTACCCAGTGGGCAGAGAGTGTCATCAAGACCCCGTATTTTGTTTATGGAGTGGACACAGTTGGGAAGAAGATTTGGAGAACAAATGGTGAAACGTTCGAGGTAATATCGGATTTTAAAGTACAGAAATTCTTAAATGATAATATTTCACTAACTGAAAAAGAGATGACTCCAATTATTGGAATTAGAAATGTAAAAACTCATTATAATAGATTTAAGCAAGATGTAATGTTTACTTTTTATGATGATATTAATACTATAGAAGAAAAGGTATGGAATCTATGCTATAATGAAGTTCTTCAAAAGTTTATTACTTTCTATTCTTGGGTTCCATCTTATTCTGAAAATATTGATAACATATTCTTTACTTTCGACAGAGATACCTCAAAAGCTATAGCTAAACTAACTAAAGATTACCCTTTAATAACATTATCTGAAGGAAACTTAATCTCTCCCCCAACATCTACTGAATTGGGGAGCTTGAGGTTAAATATGAACTTAGAAGAATATTTAGTAGATTACTACCTTGCTGATGATAGGTTGAGAAATCAGTACTTTATTAGTACTTCTGGAGATGTTTCTATATCGGAAGCTCTGAAAGATAATGTATTGTGGTCTTTCCCAGTTAAAGCTGAAGTATATCATCATCTAAGTACTTCAGAGGGCAATTCGAAAGTAATTGATAAAACTGTATATTCTACAATAACTGTTGCTACTCAAGAGTACTATAATACTTTAACTACATCTTTCTGGAAACACGGAAAGGCAGGATTAATGGAAACTAAGGAGCCCCTTCGTCAGACTTATTGGTATGGCAAACAACATCCGTTTGAGTTTGAGGTAGTGGTAGTTGATAATCCCTCAGTCCATAAATTATTCGAGAATTTGGTTTTATTATCTAATAATGTAGCCCCTGAATCATTCCACTATGAGATAACTGGAGATGTTTATGATTTTGCTGATGATAGAGAGAATATGTACTTTAGACAAGAAGCAACTAAAGACCTTTATCAATACAATGGCTCTGATATACTGTATGATAGTGATTATTTAAAATTGCATCCTAAGCAACGTGACATTATAGGTTCTACATCTCCATATAAGGAAAGGTCTACAATGTTTCCTCTATATTATACTAGAGTGGATACTATAAATGAAATAGAAGATTACTATCAAGCGGCAACATCTCCACATAGAGATTATCAAAGTCTATCAGGCTCCGAAATTGTTTATGATAAAAGATATGATTCTTATCATATACTTACTCATGTTAAAGGATGCCCATTTAAAGGGATGTATAAACAAAGATGTAAAGACACAGACCCAGGAGCTATAATTGATGACTCAGTTCCATATCCATATGTGTGGGCTCAATATGGAAGACTTAGAGGCAACATGGACTTTATAGAAGACAACTGGTACGTACAAATTCCACCAATTAATTTCTATCAGAAGAACGAACTTCAATGGAAAGTTGGAAAAGAAGGAGCTTGGTATCCTCCTCTTAATTTAGCTAATAATCCTTTACCAAATGATATGTCAATTCTGGAAATAAAGACAGAAAATGATATTCCTAAAGAGCTGGTTAAATTGGGATACGGAGTTAATAGTGATTCATTTGATACAACTAAGTGGGAAACTATTACTAATCATAGAAAAGAATCTAAGATAAAAGATAAAGTCATGAAGGTAAAAATCAGGTATACTGGTGACAAATTAGTCTATGTGACTGCATTAAAAACAATATATAATATAAGTTACGCATGAATGAAAATCAAATTGGTGGAACAATAACGTCTCAATTACCACCTATCATTCCTCCTCAGTTTAGTATAACTAATAAGATAGGCCCATCAAAACTTCCTAAAATGGATTTCTCCTCTGCCACTAAAGGCAGGGGAGGATTCTTTCAGGGAATGGGCGGAATGGGTTCTTTAGGAAATATGGCTAGTACTGTTAGTAGTCTAATTCCTCAAAAAGAACAATCTGGACTTACTACTGGACTTAATGCTGGCTATGATGCTGCTGCCAATGTAGTTAGTGCCATTCCCGGAGTTGGAACAATCATTGGAGGAGCTATGAAGATTGGCGGTATGTTATCAGACGGACTTACAGCTATGGGAGTGGGAACAGACCAGATGACTACAACTGACAAGATTCTCGATAGCAAGTTTATGAAATTAACTCCGATAGGTCTTATTAATTCCTTTGGAGCAAAGAAAGCTGATACTATCGTAAAAGATAATGAGGCTTTTGAACAAGTAGGTTCTTCTTATGGTGGAACTACAGATGTAGTCGATAATGCCTTAGAGAAAAGTGGAAAGAAGTATGGATTATTAAGTGGTAAAGGAAGAAACAAAGCTAACCGTGAGATTGCCAGAGCTAAACTCCAACAGACCAAAATGGGAAATATAGCAGATGAAGCAAGAGACGCTTTTTCTAACCAATCGGCATCACTTAGTATGATAAATAATAGAAATCTATTGGGAATGACGGGAGGATATCAGCAAAAAGGTTCTTATATTGGAAGAAATGGATTAAAACTTCCATCCGTAGAAGATATGGAGAAAGCTAGGGCTACTGTTGCGAGAATTAGACAGAAAAAACTATCTGAATCTAAACCTGTTGAAGAGTTCAAAGATGGAGGTAAGATGAATGTAATTCCAGAAGGAGCTTTACATGCACATAAGCATCACATGGATGTTGAAGGTATTACTCCCAAAGGTATTGCAGTAGTAACTCAAGAAGAAGGTGGAGTAGTTCAACATGCTGAAATAGAACGCAATGAAATAATCTTTACCAAAGAGGTAACAGAGGAATTGGAACGTCTATATAAAGATGGAAGTGATGAAGCAGCAATACAAGCTGGAAAGCTAATTGCTAAGCAAATAATTGAAAATACTCAAGATAATACAGGATTAATCGCGGAGGTACAGGTATGAAAATAGAAATAGGAGATAAAGAATATAACGTAGAGGTTGCAAGAACCGAGGAAGAGAAGGTTAAAGGCCTACAAGAAAAGGAGTCTTTAGGAGAAGATGAGGGGATGTTATTTGTGTATGACGAACCTCAAGAAATCGCCTTTTGGATGAAAGATACTGCAATTCCGTTGGACATAGTATTTATGGATGAAGATGGAGAGGTAATATCAGTTAAACAAGGACAGCCCTACGATGAAACTTTATTAGAAGAAGATGGAGTAATGTATGTTCTTGAAGTTAATCAGAACTCGGGAATCCAACCGGGCGATGAACTCGATATAGAAGATGACGATGATGACAAACAGCCAGTTATGAAAGTGCTGGCTCCAGACGGTTCCACTCAAATGGAACTTGAAGGTGGAGAGAGAATTTTTAGTAGAAAAAATACTAAAACACTTATCAAAATGGCTAAACGAGCATATTCTTCGGAATTAGATAAGGATTATAAAGCCTTAGGAAAGAAAGCTTTTAAATACTTACATATACAGGACACAAATACTCCAGAATACGTAGATACTCCAAAGAGTAAAGAAGATTAACTATTTTAAATGAACTAAACGTATAAATACTAAATTAATGGATTATTATTTTGATATGTCCATAAATATTGCTAATTTTGTCAAGTATTTAAGTATTTAACGTTAAAACTAAAGAATTATGAAATTAGAACCTAAAGTAAAGAAATTTCAGGAAGGCGGAGCAGCTCCAGCACCTGCTGCTGAACCAATGCCAGCTGAACAAGGTGCAGCACCAGAACAAGGTGGAGGAGAAGGCGACCCATTGATGCAATTAGCTCAAATGACTGCAGAAGCACTACAAAGTGGTGATTGTAATACAGCTCTAGCTGTATGTGAAGGATTTATGCGACTCGTTCAAGAAGCATCACAAGGACAAGGCGGAGAAGCAGCTCCTCAAGGTGAACCCGTCTATAAAAGAGGTGGAACCTTAGTCAGAAGAGTATAAGAGTAGAAGTTAGAAAGGAGTGTACAAGATTTATGTATGCTCCTTTTTTATTATAAATGTAAAACACATGTCACAGGCGATTAAAAAATTATCAAACGGTGGAGGTGTCTCACAAACTGAACAGAAACCAAAAGAAGAAACTCCTCAAGTAAGAACATTTAAACTTGGAGAGAGAGAAATTGAAACAGGCTCTTTATTAAGAAATGCTGACTCAAATTTAGAATCATACCTTGAAAGTACAGGTTGGAGTTCTAAAAAGAAGAACGCTTTCAGAGAAACTTATGGTAAATACCTGCAAGGAATTAACTCTGGAACAATCTCTTCTAGAGATGTAGGAAGAAATTGGATTGACTCCACTGGACAATTAACAAATACTTCTGGAAAGGGATTCGATGCTAATGGAGCCGTGGCACATTACCTGGACTCAATAGCAGATGCTATTCCAGATTATGTAAAAGAAGAGAAAGTTCAACCTACTGTTACTAAGAAATCACTTAATTTTAGTGCAGGACTAAATAAGTCACTGCTTGATAAATTCTTCGGAGGAAATAGATACAATCAATCAGTTTGGTATAGTAGAGACGCTTTAGATGAAACTACGAAGAAAAGAGGGATAACCAATAGATTAAAAGATTTTTCAAGTCAATTTAACTCTTACGCTGATTCATTATTAAATGACCCTGAGTTTGATACTAAGTATGATTTATCAAATACAGCCTTTAAGAACAAGGATGAGTTTAGAAACAAAATAGAACAGGCTAAAGCAGCTCTGTCTAATGATAAATTCGGAGATGATGATTGGAGAGCTTTGGCAGAACTTGGAATAGACCCAGAAGGTTACAGAGGTTGGTTTGGAGATGTTGATGATGCAACAGCACAGCAACAAGCAGTAAAGAAAGATAATTATAAAGGAACTCCACTAGAGGATTTATCTAAAGCAAATACTAAACTTACAGATGCTGGATTCTTGGCTAGAACTGATGAAAAAGGTAACATATTTTATTTAAATCCAGACGGTACAGAAATTAAGAATGGAGTTATTGGAAAAGAATTTAACCCCAAAACCGATTCTTTAGCAGGTTGGTTTAGAGTAAATGGAAACATTTATAACCCAAGCGAATATGCTAATTGGAGTCCAGAAGTAAAGAACGCTTATAATATTATCCTTAATCAACAGGATGATAAAAACATATATGATGACCCTGTTTACGGAGAACTTAAAGATAAATACGGATATTCTCATGTAGCAGATGCTTCTCTATTCTTCGATAATTTCAATGGAGAATTAGTAAAAGCATATACAAGACCTACTGTTGAGAATCCTGCTGGTTCTAAATCTCAATACTTCCTTAATAAGAATGGTAAGTTTACTCCAGTAAACGTTACCTACAATGATATTTTGGGAGAATGGGTTGCCAATGATAATGGCACAACCATTAGATTAGGAAAACAAAGAGAAGCCGGCACACAACCAATTTCTGGAAGTGATGCAAAAGTAGGATTTAATAAAGTAAGACAATTTACCTTTAGTGGTAAGGATGCTTATACACAAGACAATATCTTAGGTTTATTAAGAAGACTTGGAGATAATCCTAATCTTGCCAATGATGCAAGATACAGAAGTTTTATTCAAGGACTTTTCTTACCCGGTTTATTAGATTCAATGAAATCAGAAGAGGGAATACCTCTAACTGACCTTATTAAAGAGGGAAGAATTGACTTTAGACTACTTCCAAATGAGACTAAGAGAGGATTAAGAATCCTTAGAGATAGTCAGGGGAGAGTTACTAACCTTACATTTGGCTCAGGAGATGGGCCTCACAGTTCAGGTTCTCCATTAGGTGGAACAGGTTGGAAAGGATTTAAACCTATCAAAACAGACTATAATGCATCTCCCTTAAAAAGGAAAGAGGGAGGAATTATTAAAGCACAATGGGGAGTAAGTACTGATTACATAGTGGATAGACGTAAACCCGCAGTAGAGCTTACTGAAGAAGAAAAGAAATTAAATAAGAAAGCTACTGATAGTTATGATAAAACCCAATCAATAAAGTTTGATAATAAAGACTTGACTGACGCAGGTGGTATTATTAAAACTTCTGATAGGGTAAAAATGGGGGCAGCTATGGCTGACCTATTAAGTGCTGGACTTGGATTTGTTCCAGGAGCTAACATTGCTTCCGCGGGTATTGGAGCCGCTAGTTCACTTGCTGAATTTGGTGCTGATGTTTCTGATGGACTCGAATGGGGAGATGTAAGAAATCTGGTTCTTAACTTGGGAATGGATGCAGTGTCATTAATTCCTGCAATGAAGAGTATTAAAGCAGCTAAAGCTATGGGCAAATTAGCTAAGTTTGTTCCACTTATAGCAACAGCTATTGGAGCAAGTACATTATTTAATGACCAAGAAAGAGAATCTCTTACATCATCATTAAAGAAAGTAACTAGTGGTAATGTAAAGGATTTAAGTACTGACGACTTTAAAAATCTAGCAACCATTTCAAGAGTTGTACTAGGTGGTAAAAACTTCCTAAAATCTCAAGACGGCAAAATAATGTCAAGACTTAGAGGAACGAAGAGAGCCCCATCTACTAAACAAGAAATATCTGTAGTTGTTAAAGGAAGAGAAAATCCTATTAAAGTTCAAGTAAATAATGCAGACATTGAAGGAAAGGATGCAAACTATATACAAGATTTAGCTAAAAAGAAAGCTAAGAAAATACTGGCCGATGAAGGCTTAGTAGAAAAGAATATTCCTGATGATGCTTTATCAGTAGAAACTAAAGGTACAGATAAGTGGTATAAAGGAAGTCTTTTAAATAAGAAGAGAGTTCCAACAAAGAAAGTGCCAGAATTTGAGTATTCTAAACCTAATTGGGCGCAGAGACATTTAGTTCCTCAATCTTCAGAAACCCCTAAGAACTTTGGACAATTCTGGGGAATGAGAGGTATCAATCCTAATGGAAGACTTGGTTGGCTATCTGATACTCATTGGCTCGAAAAAGGCTCTACTGGACGTTATCTACGGCCAAATAAAGAGGAACCTATTGAAACTGTCAGAGGGGATAAATTTAAATTTACCACTCCAGTAAGTTCCAGAACTAAACAACATAGTAAGTTATATCAAGATAGTAAAAGAATATACAATAAAAGACAAGCCGATAAATATATAAATTCAGTTGAAGACAATTATATGGAACCTTGGTTCAATCCAGGAAGATTCAAGCAAGGTGGAATTATTAAAGCTTCAAATGGAGATAAATTAAAGATTTCCAATGTAGTTAGTAATGCTGATTGGGGAACTGATATTTATGGAACAGAAGGATTTAATAACTGGTTAAATAGTTATAATCTAAAAAACTATCAAGACTTTAATAACTTACAGAAATCTTATCATGGAAATCTTACTGCTTCTGGCTATAAACCTGGAACTTCTCCAGTAAGTTATAATCAAGGAGTTTATGATAGACAAACTACCTTTAATAAAGTAGCTCCTGGAGTTAATGCAGTTATTGAAGGTCTTGCTAAAACTGGCAAGATTACGAGAGCCGGAGTATCAGGAGACAATGCAACAAGTAACTTTACTGATGGTTATTTTGGAGGACAAGAATATTTAAGACATGGTGGAATGAGAGGAGTTACCTCTGATGAGCAACTTAAAGCTATAAATGCTTTAGCAAATAAGAAAGGTCTTGAATATTACATTGATGATGCAACTGGTATGGCTATGTTAAGACCTAGTACTACTTTACAGACTCCAATTGCTCCTAAGTTCAATACCCAAACTATTGATACATCCAAAGCTGTTATAAATCCTAATACTGGAAAAGTAAGTGGACTTCCTAATATTGGAGGAGCAGCTCCTACGAGAGCTAATCCTTCTGAAACAAGAGGAACTACATCAGGAGGTGGAATTAGACAAATCTTGGGTAACTTAGACCCTACTGCATTTATCCAAGCTGGAAGAATGATGGGAAATATTTGGAACAATAACAGAGTTGCAGCCAAGACTAAGGAAGGTTTAAAACCATTACTTCTTGATACTTACGAAACTCCAAGACAAATAGTAGGAGATTTAGCTACTAGACAGGCATACAATAATCAAGCAGCTCAATTGGAAAGTTTAGCTGCAAGACCAAGAACATCTGATGCTTCTTTACAATTAGCGGGAGAGTTAGAAGCTAATTCGAGAGCTAATCAATTGAGAACTGAAGGAGCTTTAGTTGATAACGATATGATTCGTAGGACAGGTGAAGCGGCTTGGCAGAATAATGCAGAAGCAGTTGCAAGAAGAAGTGAAGTTGCCAATAGAAATAGAGCTTCTATGCTCGGAATTGATAAAGCTAAAAAGGATATTGATGCAGCAAGAATGTCTGCAAATTGGACTTCTTTAGAAAACTTTATGAAGGAAAGAGAGTATAAGGCTACTATGGATAGAGACAGACAAAGACAATTTGACCTTAATGTTGGAATGAGTAACATTCAAGCAGGTACAGAAGCTAGACTTAAACCTCTTAGAGATTACTTAGAACAACAGAGTTTAAAAGGGGTTGATATTAGTACTCTTCCGCAATACAAACAATACTCTGACCTTATTGAGAGTCTAGGACGTGAAAATGTTCAAGCACAAAATCAACTATACTCAGATGTATATGGGTTAAGAATGCCTAGAGGACGTTGGTCACCCATTATTAGAAAAAGAGGAGGACAATTAACTTATGCTGAACGTTCAAAACTTCAAGCACAAAAAGACACCTCTAAAGCTAAGACTGAAAACGCTAAACTCTTTCAAAAGAATATAGAAAAAACAATAGATACAAATATAAAAATGATTAATAATCTATCATCAGTATCTAAACAACTTATAATTAAGTCAATGACATGAAAGTAGAACCGATAGTAAAGATGCAGAGTGGGGGTGGTATGCCCCCATTCACTTATTATACACCACTTGGGATGCAAGATACTACAAATGTAGGTGCAGCAGAGCAACCTCAAGCTGTACAGCCAAGTACCAAAGAAGAGGGAATCACTGACAAGGATTTACTTAAAATGGTAGATAACATTGATGGATTACCAAGTGACACTAATGAGATAATTAAAAACTTAAGTTGGCTTTATAAACAAGACAATCTATTTAGTAAGGGGAAAATTAATTCTTCTTCAATATCTTCAAGATACCTTCAGGCATTAAGGCAAATTAAAAATGCTAACTTTAATAAAAAAGAATACGATTCTGCATTAGAAACTGTTAAAGCTAATGGGGGATTAAATGAGGTTGCTATTACAACTACTGGAAATGTGGTTGTTCAAGATACAGAGGGAGATATTAAACAAGTATCTACTGATGAGTATTTAAACAATAGAGATAAATACTTTGCTCTTAAAAATTCTGACTTGCTTTATATAAGAGCTCACTCTGATGAAATGGCTAATAAGAATGATATATTTAATACAGTTAGAAATGGTATTGGCATATCAGCTATTAACAAGATAATTCAAGGAGCAATGGGTAAGTTGGGAACTATGTCTATATCTAAAGAAGGGTACTCTTATAAAAAAGAGGGAAATATTATACAAGGTATGGAATATATAAACAACATTGTAAATGAAGGGGCTGACCTTTCAGGTATGGGCTTAGACGGAGTTTACAAAACTGGACTCTTAAATAAGAATCAATATCAAGCTGCAAAAGCGGCAGTTCAATATATTTATGATACATTAGACCCAAATGCTATTACTTTATTAGAGGTTAAATCTGGAAATACAGAGAATCCTAAGAAAGGAGCATTAGACTTAATAACTCAACTAATAGCATCTCAATTAGATACTACTATTGAAACTACTCAAAACTACGAAGAAAAACTTACTGGAACCATTAGTGGTACTGGAGATGGTGGAAGTGGTTCGAGAAATGATTTAAAACAACTCGATGCAATTGTAAATGGTCAATCTACTGTACAGAGAGATTATACTTTGAATCCTCATTCTAATTATCAATATACTACATCAGCCAATTGGTGGGCAGAACCCCAAGATGTTAAAACAGGAGAAGGATTGGGAATGAACACTCTCGATACAATATTGAAGAGTGCAGGTTATGGTTCAGCAGTTTTACAGAACTCTGTTTACTTTGGTGACAATAAGGTAGACCCGACTCAATTTAATAAACTTGTATATGACCCGTCAGAAGGAGTTGCACAAGTATGGCTACCTTATACTAATACACCAAATGGTGGAATTGCTCCCAATCTTGGAATTATTAGCATTATAGAAAAAGTTGAGGATGATTTAAGAAGAAAAGGTAATGTATCTGATGTAGAAAGAAGACAAGCTTATGAAGCAGCAGGAATAGGTCCATTTTGGGATGCCATGCAGAATCCACAGTCTGCTTATGAAAGAGGATTACTAAGACCATTCATAGCAATGACAGGAGTTGCTTCTGATGATGAACAGAGTGGAATAGTAAACGAAAATGAGAGTGTTGATAAACTTAGCGGAGACGAAAGAAAACACTGGAAGGATGCTGCTATGAAAATTATAAATGACCCTGCCAGAAATGGTAATAAGGAAGGAGACTATGACTTCGATTCTTGGTGGGAATGGGAAATATTTGGAAATGTTTCAGATATGTATAGAGGAACTATTTATATGCCAATGTCTGGTGACTATGTGAGCTCAGCAGCTAAAACTGGTAATATTAATCTTCCTAAATCTACATTTGATGCTAACAGACTAATTAGAGAAGGTCAAATTGCTAATAACAGAAGACCTCTAGTAAAAACAAATTTTGATTAGAATATGGAAAATGTACAACAAAACGATTGGTTTGCAACGATACTATACAATCCAGACAAAGACTTTAAAAACTTTAAAGAAGCTGGATTAGATGCAGCTAATACAGGTTTAAAAGATAGAGAATCATATAAAGATATACAGGCAGTGCAAGACCAATTCAAAGATGCTGAAGGTAATTTTGATGAAAAATTATATAATCAGTTCTATGATAGCGCTGTAAGAACATATAATACTTTTGTACAAGGAAACATTGAAGATACATTCCTTCGTAATATGGTTAAAAGCCCGTTAGATATTTTATCTGACAGAAGTACTCCATCTCAAAAACCTTTGTTTATTGTACAAAAAGTATCTAATCCTACTCTTAAATCACAAGGTATTAATAGCTTATTTGGAGAAGGTAAAGCTCTTAGGTCTTACAGAGAAGCAGCTCAAACTCAAAGAGTTGTAGACTATAAAACTGGAAAAGAGCTTGACTGGACTCCAGACGATGATGATAAGAGTGGATTCTTCGATTTCATGTTTATAGAACCATTAGTAGAAGCTAAGTGGGAAGAAGATGGATATCACAAAGACGAATATGGTAGAGACATCAAGCACTTTGCGGGAGATTATAAACTTAATGCAAATGGTATGCCATACTATGAAACTCTTGGAGACAGAGATGCAGCTAATAAGAGTTTCTTGCACTGGACTGATACATTAACCACTACTGGCTCTAAATGGGATAAATATAATTTCTTAGCTTCCGACGGAATTGATAAGAGCGTGGCAGGAACTACTGCAAAAATGATTGCTACTATTGCTCCATTATTTATTCCTTACGTAGGACAGGCTTATGGTATTGCTATTGCATCTGCATATTTTGGTCAAGCATTGGCAGTATTTGGTAAAACTGTAATTGATGCCATTGGAGATGATACTGCTTCTAAAAAGCCAGGTTTATGGCAATTCCTTAATAAAATCGACTCTTCAGTTAGAAAGTTTGATTCTTCTGTCAGTGATGCAGGAAATCAAGGAATGTTTAATTATGAACAATTCGCTAACTTAGTAACTGATGTAGTAGGTCAATTTTATCAACAAAGAAGTATTGCTAAAATCCCACAATGGATTGGATGGGATGCTAGAAGTGCTAAGAACTCTAAAGCCTTTGTAGAAGCACATAATGCTGATTATTTAAAGAAATATGGAAAAACTCTACGTCAAGCTATTAAAGACGGAGATGTTGCTTCTGATTATACTAAGTTAGTAGGAAATGACCTATTAAATGCCATTACAGCTAAACGAGGAGCTATTAATAGTTTTGCTAAAAATGGTTCTCAATTCTACATGGCTATGACTCAATCTAAAGACATGTATGACACCTTTAAAGAAAATGGGTTTAGTGATGTCACTACTGCCATTGGTATGGGTGCTGCATTATATGGATTTAGTAAGCTGTTTAATTCCTCTCTTGGAGAAGTGGCTCTTAGTGGTTTAGGTCTTGATGATTTAAAACAAGCTAATAAGAGACTTATTAGAGAGTTTACCAAAGAGATGAAACCTCAACTTGAATTAGTTGAAAAAACATCCTCTAACATTACTAACTCCGGAAAAATTAAATGGATTAAAAATCTAGGTGAGAAATTCAAAGGCTTTTATGAAAAACATTTAGTAAATGACCCAGAGGGCCGGATTGCCAATTCTGTTAAGGAATCTATTGAAGAAGTATCAGAAGAAGCATTGCAGGATGTAATATTCGAAAGTAGTAACGTAATTGATTGGACATTTAACAAACTTGGATGGACTCAAAAGAGAGGTAACTATGAATTTACTCAGAGCAATCCTTTAGAAAGATATTTGATGTCTGCTCTTGGTGGCGCTGTAGGTGGAGCTATTTCCCTTGCCATTACTAAAATGGAAAATATCAGAGATGGAGTTCCTAATATTCAAAAGAATATTCCAGAAAATCTAGCCATAGATATTGCAACTATGATTAGAAATAATGGAGTTCAGAAATCAGTAGACTTATTAAAGAAGAGTATCGATAAGGGAGAAGTAGGTTCTACTACTCTTTCTATGAACTTATCTACTAATACAACTGATGATGGGCAAGTATATTATGAGCCAGCTAAGAAAAGAGAAGACAGTCAAAACAATATATTGGGTAATATTCTTATCAATTATTTATATGCAGTTGATTCGGTAATCAATAATGAAGGATATAACTTAAAGGATGATGAAGTTGTTAATAATTCTCTGATGAAAGATCTCAGATTAAAACAACTTGCCGATACTGGTGTAGGAGAAGAAATTCTATACGATTTCCAACAACAGTTACAAGGTCTTATTACTGCTGCAATAGAAATGAAGAGTAACCCTCAAGACTCTGAAATTGGTAAAATTAAGCAAAGATATGATGAATATAAACAGAAAGTAGACGACACTTTATCTGGAAAGAGAGCTGGAGAATATGCTGAAATGATGGCATATAAATTGAATAGAGGTTTAATGTCTCCATTTGCAGCTCCTGACATCTATGCTTATTCAAGATACGTAAAGGGTATTAACTATGCTACTGCAACAGAACAGCAAAAGAAAGACCTAGAAGCTGACTACGAGAAATATACTCAATCAGACCAAAAAGAAAAAATAAACCTTGGTTATGAAATATTTAAGAACTTAAAAGCTGAAACAGCTGAACCTATTCTTAGATATAGAGACTCTCAAATGTATAAATATAAGTCTCAATTATATGATGTAATATCTAAACTTAATGATTCTCAAAACATTTCTAAACTTAGTGATACAGAAATTGCTGAATATAAGGAAGAAGTAAGAAATGGAAGAAGCGATGACCAAATTATTGCTGATGCCAATCTTAATCCAAAGGAGAATGTATATAGTGCTCAACAGAAAGCAAAAATAGTTGATTCTTATCTTGAAAGAGAAATTTGGAACGCAGACCCGAGAAGTGACAAAAAACATCCTAAACCCTTTGGTAAAGCATACGTTCAGAATCTAAAAAATATGTTGGAGAATATGAAACAACATATGAGTATAGGTATTGACCCAATTCTTAATCAGAGAAGAACTGGAGAGTTACAAGTCTTATTCGAATCAATAAACAACATAGTTCAATCTACTGGCTTTATTGATGCAGAGACTAAACAAATGATTGATACAGTTAAGCAGAGCTATAATAGGTTTAGTCCTGAAAACTTTGTAAATAGACTTACAATATTCATGGACCCATTTAAGGGATTTACTTTCGAAGACTCTTATTACAATGATGTTCTTACTAGCAATTCTACTTACTTAGGTAAGATAGATGAAGTAGACCCATCCATTGTTGAAGAACTTGGAGATTCAAAGGGAAAATATGTATTTGAGGACGAAGAAGGATATTATGCCCTAACTCAAAATGAAATGCAGAATGTGTTCATGGATATGTTTACTACAGAGTTTACTGGAGCTAACTCAGAAGAATTACTTGGTGGAATCCTAACTGATGGAAATATAAATGAAAATTCTTTAAATTCATCATTTAAAAAGAATCCTGACTTCTCTGTATTTAATAAACAGTTACTTGAATATCTAAATTTAGATGCTGATAGAATTGGTTTATTAGGTGAAATCGATAAAATATCTACTGCCGCTATGCAGGAGAATCCTGTATGGGATATGTTAGGAAGACTATCTACTAACCTTATTGGTGAAGATGTATTCAAACTATTAAAGGCAGAAGAAGGAGACTACAAAAGTACAGCTTCTTTATATGACTATGTAATCAGTAATGAACTTACTAGGGAGCAACTTGAAACCGCAAATACTGCAACTCAAATATTAAGTCACTCTATCATTTCATATCTTACTGGAAATGAAGGAGTATTTAATATGATTGATATTGCTAATCAATATAAGAGAAACATGGGAGCTCAAGAAGATGTTCCTTTAACTCAAGAAGAAGCTCAAACTATTCAAACTGAATTGTATAATATTCAGCAAAGAATTACATGGTTACTTACAGTTAATGATATGAATAGTGGTAGTAAAACTGTCGATAGTAGTAAAACTATGGGCAGATTAAATAGTATGTTTGCACTTATTCTAAGTGGAAATACTGCCGATTCTACTCTATCAAGATTAAAGAACCTAAGTTATACTGATGCTGATGAAAACGAGCAAACATTCATTGAGGAAGACTTATTAACTGGTGATGAACTTGTTAAACTACAAGAAATTATTGCCAATGGTAAGAATGATGAAGAATCATTGAGATTTTCCAATGAAATATTACTAAGAGTTAGTAAGGCTTTATATGATAAATTCTCTGGACTTACATCTGAACAGAAAGAAGAAATTATAGGTAAAATAGCTGGAACTGATATTATTGATTACAATGATTATGGTGCTTCCAAATTTAAGAGAAATAGCACATATCAAGACATCAAAGGTATTGACCTTGCTACTTACTTACTAAGTACTCTGGCAGTTAATCCAGAAGAAATGCAAAGTGTGTTAAGAAAGGCTATTATTAGTAATCCTTCTCATGCTCCATTCTATAATCAGATGTTTAGTGCTCAAGAAATGTTTGCTTTATATAAGAATCCTGTATTATTCAATAAATTCTTACAGAAAACTTATGAGTTTAAGCCTATTCAAAATAAAGAGTTCTATACAAAGAATACCTTTACTAAGAATATAATTACTGTATTAGGAGGAGCTGGAACAGGTAAATCAACCGGTGTTGCTAAGGTAGCCTACAACATGATAAAGATTGATAATCCTGATGCTACTGTAATGGTGTCTGGACCTAAAGCTGACGTAGGAGAAAGACTTGCTGCTACATTAGGAATTGATAAAAGCTATGATAGGCTTCAATTATGGCAAGCATTACTTACTGAATCTGGTTGGGAAAAAGTAAAGAAAGCAATTTCTGAATTTAGAAATCCACCAGAAGAAAAGGGAGAAACCCCTTATCTAGTAGACGGAAATCCTGAAATATATAATCAAAACTTCTTAACAGAAGAAGATGTAAATATTGCAGCTTTACCTGATGTACTATTTGTTGATGAGTTTACTCACTTCTCTGGTATAGAAATGCAGATGCTTTCTAGCTTAAGCAAGTTTACTGATAAGGACATGATTATATATGCTCTTGGGGATAACAAACAGGAAGGAGTAATTAATCCAAGAAATGGAGAAGAACTTGATTTAACTGGAATGTATTTTGGAACTCCTGTACTTACTTCAAGTATTAGAGCCAACAATGTTCATAAAAAAGATAATTTGGATAAAGTATCTTCAATATTGTCTGAACTTATTGATAAAGAACAAGACAGCCAACTTAATGGAACTCAATTGAACATCAAATCTACAATGAGGGACATTAGAAGTAAGTCTTTATTAAAGTATTATGAACTTAAAACTGATAAAGAAATAATTCTTCATGGCGATAAGCTAGTAGATGAAAATGAACTAAATGTTGATTATCTACAAGGACTTATTAATAACCTAAAAGAGGGAGAAAGAATAGCTTTAATTACTGACAATGTTCTTTCTGATTTTAGAAAAGATGTATTTCATCAATTTGAAGAAAAATATCCTGAACAAGTAGTAGTAAGAGATTCAAGAGACGTTCAAGGTTCTGAATTTAAATATACTATTGTCGATGTTAATTGGACTGATACAACTAATCAGAATACCTTCATTAAAGATTTAAAGTATTTCTATACTTTAATGAGTCGTTCAGCTGATGGTAACTTAATAGTTAAAAAGAACTATAATATGGTCGCTAAATCAGATAGAACTTCTACAACAAGCACTTCTGAACTTAAGGCTGATGACATTGACGGATATAAGAAATTAATCCTCAGTGTTTTAAAGGATGTTAAGCCAGACACAGAGGAAGTTCCAGTAGCTACAACAGAAGGAGAAGAAGTGGGAGAAACAATTCCAGCTACTCCGAAAGAAGTTCCTGCAACTGATGGTAACACTGGGGAAGAAACATCCAATGAGAATAAGGGTCTTTATGATACCTCTAAGGATGAAGAAGCTGCTGCAGAGGTAATGAAAAGGAATGTTTTTGAAGAAAATGATTTACCTAAAGCATTGAAAGAAATAGAGCAAAAAATGGATGAGGAAGCTACTGGTGACCCAAATGCTGACATTAAAGCTAGAACAATGTCTATGGGAAGTTATTATAATCATCTTGCCCTTAATGTAAATGAGGATGGGATTATTCAACCTTATAAATCTACTAATGGAATTGATGAGGATTTATCGGGATTCTCTAACCTAATAAGTGGAAAGACTATTGAGGATATAAGGGATATTAACTTAGAATCTGGACAAGGTATTGATTTACTTTCTTCATTAGCTTATATGAGGTCTTTATTTAAAAGGTCTGCATCTGAATTAAAAGACATAGTAAGAACTAAGTTATCATCTGCTGGTTCTGAACAATATAAGGCCCTTAGACCATTTATTGAATTATACTTTAATGGTAAAACATCAGAAGACAGATTCAGAAGCTTCAAGGCTGCTGTTGCAAAAGGTAACTGGTTAGTTAAATTAACTAAGTACAAACCTGGATATGATAAAGCTTACAATGTAGAAAACCTTAAAGAACTTAAACAAGATGAATTGTTTGGAAGAATAGTATTCCAGTTAAAGACTAAGGACGGATATCTTGATATTACTTTAGGAAGCACTACTGCCATTGATAAAATTATACAAAGTTCTGGTAATACAGAATTTGTAAATATCTTGAATGATAGAGCAACTCTAAACTCTAAAATAGACCAAAAGGGGCAAGTGTATTTCAGACTTACTGATTTTAAAGCTAAAAAGAAAGGAATTTCTTTTGGTAATAAAATCTTTAAGAATAAGAATTATAACAAGTTAGATATGGTCAGACAAAAATACAACAGAGGTAGAACCTTAGACCAGACTATGAGAGAACATCCAGAACTATTGTTTAGTGATGTTTACATGGATGGGGCTGTTGAACTTGATGGAAAAGCTAAGAGAGTTGTTAAGGGATATCCGACGGTCTTTATGAGTGACGACTTATGGAATGTTACTACTTCAGAACTACTCGATAGACACTTACAGAAAATGCAGTATTTAGGAACTGATGAAACTGCACCTTTCTTTGAAGTAACAAAAGGACATTTAAATCTTAGAGGGCTTTCTCTAATTGATTTTATGAAAGAATGGGGAAGACTTGAAGGAGAAGGTGGAGGAAAAATCTATGGAGCTAAAGAATTTTTTATGCTAGCTAGGCCAGTGGAAGCTGCCAGATTCTTATACAGTATGTTAAGACTTAAAGAAGCAACAGTTCAAGATATTGAGCTTTACAATCAAGGAGTTGAAACCTTTAATAACAATCTACTTCCATCAGAAGAAGACCTTAAAAAGGATAAGATTGCTGTTGACCCTACTGGTGACGGAATTAGAGTAAGTGAATCTTCTCTTAATGAAGTGAAGGCTAAAATTACTAATATGCTGAATGATTTAAAAAATTCATTCCCTAGCTTGGTAATGGGTAGACTTAAACCAGTCAAAACTACTAAAGCAGCTGGACAAGTTGAGGCTCAAGACAGTAACACCCAATATTCTGTAAAGAATACGTCTTACTATATGCGTATGGCTATTTCTCCGTCAGAACAGTTCGAAATGCTAAGAGATTTCGGAGTTCTTCCAGAGTATGACCCAAGTGGGCCTTCGAATTATATTGTAAAGACTTTGCAGAATTTATCTAAGACTAATTCTAACTTAACAACTTTATTGGAGAAATTAGTAAATCCAGATGATGATATTTACAGTTCTCCAGATATAGACCCACAAATAACTAAAAATGCTGAATCAAAGAACCGTGCAATTCAAACCTTTTTAAGGATTCAACAATCTATACAAGGATATGAAGCACCTTCAACAGCTGCGATACTCCCATTAATTAAAAGAGGAGTTATGGCTGGATTCACAGCAAGTACTAACGTTATTCGTCACTTATTCTACAATACTATATCGGAGTATGGCCCAGGTGATTTTGCCACATTTAAGCAAGCTATCGACTATGGAAATCTATACAAATACGGAGTATGGACTAACGGTATAGATACTGCAAGAAATGATAATGTACAATTTGGATACTATATATCTGCTTTAGGTCAGCAACAAGTATACTTCGATGGACCTATCCAGACTCCAAATTATTATATTAATTACGATGCATTAGAAACCGACCAAGAATTTGAAGTAAATCAACCTACTCAAGTTGTACCGGTACAAGGTCCGCCAGTTGTAGAAGAGGCTCCTGTAGTAGAACAAATTAGTGATAAAATGAAGTTACTTAATGCACAACAAGATTTGATTGCAAATATTTTGAGTTCTGTGGAAAATAATGTAACTTTGCAAAAGGATGAAATTAAAAGGATGCTAGAGACAATAGACATTACTAAGTTCAACTTAAACGGTGAAACTGTTGAGGATAGAATCCAATCATTCAATGCTCAATATATAAGTAAGGTACGTGATAAATTGGCAAGTCTACCAAGGAGACTCTATACGAATAGCAGCGATGTTGCGACAATAACTCCCGAATATCTTATTGATAAAAACAATAATATTATTCCAGACCCTAATGCAATTGTTTCGTTTGCTGAACATATAAATGAAAATGAGTTACTGAAAAATACAGAAATAAATACTGTAACCCTTGAAGATAGTGATATAAAACTAAATGCAGAAGAACAAACCTTTACTGTAAGAGTAAATGGAAATGATTATGTATTTGGATTTGAGGAAAATGAAGCTATTCTAAAGGATATACGTCCTTTACCTCAAGATGAAAATCCTCAAATTAAGTTCGTAGAAGAATTTAACAAAGGAGTACAATCATTAATATCTTCTTTAGGTAAGAATGAGGATATCACTAAAATGACTAAAGTACAACTAATGAAATACAACAAAGGAAAAGCAGTGGCTGAATTATTATCTACATTAGATATTAATGTGATAGCTAGTGAATTATTTGACCCTGATGCTTTTGTTTTTGAGGTGGTTGACAAGTATCTTCCAGCAGATGGTGATGCTTCTGCTAAAGAAGGAGTAAGGAATAAAATACAATCTGTTAGAGATTCACTTATAAAGAATAACGAAGGAAAACCAAATTGTTAAAATGATTAAATGTAGAGTTGTTCCAGAAATAACGGAAATCGGTGCTGCCTACGATGCGGCTATCGAAAACTTTCCGGACAATTTAGAACCAGATTCAGTTGAAGGTAGGAGAGAGGTAATCTCTTTTGCCTTAAACTATTTAAAAGATAATGGGATAGTCCCATCACAACAAAGTCTAGGTCTAATCCAAAATGAATTGATTAGATACGATAGAGATGGTTATGAAGGTATATTCGGCTTTGCCACAAATGAAAAAGAAACTAGAGACTTAATAGAACAAAACTGGGATATTGTATCAATAGATGAAGATGCTAAGAATATAGCACCAGAAGCTAACGATTTCCCACAAGCTCCTATACCCTCTATTAGTGAAGGATTGGATTCTATATTTGATAATATCAACGACCAATCGAGATTTGTTAGACATTTCCAAAATGAATTAACAAGATTTGCCTTCGTAAATTATAATCTTAATAAACTTATATCTACTAATAGAGATTTAAATGATTCTATTAGAATGTATAAGAATCAAATCTTCCAAGAACTTGCAAAGGAAATAGGAAGCCCTGTTACTCAAATGTATATGGGAAGAGAATTTCAATTAGAAGCTTATAACAATCTTATTAAAGATGCAAGAATATACTTCTTTGAAGATGTAAAAGACGGAGTATTTGTATCAACTGACCAAGATAGAATCAATGCATATAATAAATATGTAATGCTTACTAACTTTGATGGATTCTTATTACGTTATAGTAAGAATATCATTCAAGTGGCAAGAGGATTCGTGGGAGGACATATAGACCTTAAAGCCGGATATAAGTACACCTTTAACTTAGGAAAGCATATCAAACAGGATTATAATAATGAACTTCAAGATATTAACGAACATGTTAATGGAGCTGTTCAGATGTTTATTAACTCCATACCTATGGTGGATGAGCACAATAATCCTACAGGACAATATGTTGAATTTAAAACATTCAACTCACTCACTAGAATCTTTAGAAATATTTCTGAAAATAATCCAGGTATTACTAGAGAAATAAGAAACAATCCAAGAGAAGCCATTAAGGAAATTATTAATATTGCATATAATAATAGTAAAACATACTTCAAAGGAAATGATGCAACATTATATCCAACCTTTAGAAGTGTAAGGCGCGCGGTATTTGATGTGACAAATCCTTCTAGCTTAGCTTCTTTAGAAAGTAGTATAACTAGTCCAGACCAAATGAACTTATTTTCAATGGTATTGAACCATATTAATAAGACATCTCCTGTAAGTTACCTACAATACAAATACAATCCAGACACAGGTAAGTATGTTGTAAGTTACTTGGATAGTGAGTCAATTTCTCAAAAGAGAACCGACTTAGAAAAACACTTAATGATTCAGAGTACTTACGATAATTTCTCTGACATCTTTTCTAAACACTCGATTAATCCAGTTGAAGATGCTGATGGAGTTGTAAGTAATATTACCTTTAATATTGGGGGAGCACATTACAATTACAATTTATCAAATAAAGCCCTTACTAAGAATGGAACTGTTGTTCAAGATTATTTATCTGAATTACTAAGTAATAGAAGTGGTTGGGGACAATTCTTCTCTGATGTTATGAGAAAGCCTATTGATGCAACATTTATTGAGACGGCAACAGAAGTTAACGATTCAGAAGACTTAAAAGGATTCTTAAATGTGGCTATGGCTACTATTGTTAATGCTGATGCTAAAGATGCTGCGGTTAAAGCAGGAGAAACTCTAAAGGATATTGTTTCCACTAGATACTCAAGAATAGTTCCAGAGGATAGTAAAGCTTCAACATATTATGATAGAAGACTTGATTCTTTAAGAATTGGTGGTATACTTGATGGACTTAGAGGATTAATTGCATTAAGTAGAACTATTGCTGCAAATAATAGAGATACTACAAAAAGCTACGTAAAAAATGCTGATGGGAATAACCTCCCAAAGTATCGTTTGACTAGTGCTGGCAATGATGATGCTTATATATTAAACGATATAAGAAGCGTTGCCAATTTTAACCCTAAAAATCCAATGAATAGTAACTTGTTTATTAGTACTGATGGACTATTAACAGGAACAGCTTTAAAAACTGACTTTACTAATTCAGAAGGAACCTCAAAGAATATTTTCAAAATGCAAGCAAATGAGTTATTGTATTCTCAATTTGTATTTGACTATCTACAAACCAGAGACAAGAACTCGGCAAACAGACAATCGAATGAACTTGCAGGAATTGTTGCAATTCAGCCAACTACATATTCTGATAAATCAAATATATGGGTAAAGCTAGTCGATTTATATAAAACTCTATCCTTTAAGGATATATATGGAAACAATCTGTTTGAAGGTAAATCCTTATCTGAACTAACGGTTAATGAAATAAATCAATTAAGATTCTCTACTTTACATGGAATGTATCATGGTCTTGCAAACCAGCTTGTTGAGGATTACAAGCTATTATTTACTGCATCTGACGGAGTATTTGTAAATGAACTTGGAGAATACGATGAAACTGATTATAAACAGTTACGTCCAGAAGTTAAGGCTTTAATGGAGAAAAGAACTCAATATATAGGTGATGATGGAAGTTATGAATATTATGACTTTAGAGAAGACCTAACTGTTGAGGATTTTATTCCATTATTATCTAAACTTGATACAGATACAATCCATAATGCTATCTATATGTTGCAGTCTCAGGGAATAGATATTACTGTTCTTCCTGAAGTACATTATATTCAAACAAAGAAGGGGTTAGCATTTAATACTACCTTACTTGAGAATATAAGAAATTATTCTTTAAAAAATAAGGATAACCAATCTACTCTGGATAATATTAGTGATAGTTACTGGACAAAGAAAAAAGAAGAGGACAAATTATATGCCCTAACTCTTAAAATGAGTGATGTGAAGTTTGACTTGTATGATGAATTTGGTAAAGAGATTACTACTCTTACTGAAAACATTGACAGAACAGCTTCTCAAAAAGACTTTGTTGATAGACTTACCCCTAAAGCTAAACAGGAACTATATAATAAATTACATATAGAGTCTGATGAAAAAGCAACTTATGAAAATATTTGGATTGACAATAGAACACAAAGACTAAATAATTACTATATTCTTAAAAAGAATGGAAGTAAATATGATATAGTTGAAGATATAGACTTTATGAAGGTTGCAGGAAATACGGACTACGAAGTAGTACTTAACCCTGACCTTGACCTTTATAAATCTATAGATAATTTAGTTAGTGATAACTACAATGCAGCAACTATTGGACTTCCATTTTTACACCCAGCTAAGAAAGCAGCAGTTGCAAATGATGCTCCGCTCATTGATAAAATCAATGAAGAAGCAGCAAGAACAACAGCTATGTATAAGAGAGGTGTAGTAGTTGGAGCTACAATTCATCCATTCATTAAAGGTAAGATTACTGGCATTCCGGATACTTACAAACTCGCAGTAATTGAAGACTTAAAAACTCCAGTATTCAATGTGCAAGGAGATGATGATGGGGCTACACAATTTGATGGCGGTATCTTCCTAAATCCTATGATTGCAAGATATGAGCAAAACTCTCTTGAAGAAATTGAAATGAGTCCTATCCATAGAAAACCGCTTGGATATTTCTCTCTTTCAAATTACCTATCTTCTGGATTGTTAAAATGTGCTACTTTCGCTGTTACTAATGAGTATCTAAGAGCAGCACAGACTGGTGATGTTATAGGTAACTCTTTATTAAAACAGATGCTTGATGTTCAATGGGATATTCCAAATCTTGATATTACGGTTGATAGAAACGGAAGAAAAATCTCTTACAATGGACAAATGTATAGAGACATCAATACTCTTAAATATTGGAGCATTAATAATATTGAGAAGCTTAACAAGATAGGTTATGATGAAAATGGCAATCTTGACAATACATATGAAATTACTAGAACTCAAATTGATAAGAATGGACAAGCTCTAAAAAGAGATGGTTCTATCATTACTGAAAAAATCAGGGTTAGAATTGATACTAACTATGATTTATGGATGGCTTTAGGTGGAGAATTCTCCGTATCAAGAGACGGTAAGACTTTAAAAGAGAGTGAATCTTCATTGGATAAACTGACGGAAGTAGGAAACCAAGTAGCTTTCAATAGAAACAACATTGATGATATCCCTCTTATTCAAGAAGCTAGACGTCATGGAGCTAGAATAGATATTTATCCAACTGGTTTTGATGAAGATGTATCTCAAAATACATACTATCAACCAATGAAATTCTCTGGTATTGCTTACCTTGCTACTGCTGGCGCAGTTAAAAATGGTATGGCTAATGTAAACCCAGGAAGATTATTCAAGAATGGATATAATCCGAATATACAGGCCCTCGAGGATTCTGATAGAGTTATCTATGGACACCCTGCTATTGGCAAAACTTATGCAAAAGCAAGACATGATTCATTCCTATCATTTGACGATGATTATGGTAATGCTATTAGGAACTTTGTTGACAAAAGACTTAAGGAAGGACAAACTCGTCAAGACTATAAGAGAGAATCCCCAGAGGAATATAGACAGTTCTTACTTGGACTTTATGAAACTGCTAAGGCTAAAGCTAATGAAGAAGGTAAAAGATTATTCTTCTCTGATTCAATCTTATTACAGGCTTTAGACGAAACTGGAAGACTTGAAGAAGTGGACAAAGCTCTTTCTATGAATCCTGATGAATTTGTGGAGAGAAGTAGAAATAGAGGAGAAATAGACGATGCAAATACAAAGGATTGGAAAAATACTATCGATTTGTACCTTAATAAAATTTCTGACAGAGTAGTTAATGTAGGAAGAAATTATTTACTTGACATTCTCGATAATACTAAGAAGAAACACCAACGTTCTCAACTTACATACATCAATATCAAGCCAGACTTTATCGGAATCCAGCTAAATGCTGAACATAGCGTTGATGAAGCCGAAGTATCTGAGATGACGCAGGTTATTTCTGCACTTGAGCAAATGAGTACAAGTCATGGAATGGCTAATCAAGTGTATGAAGATATCGGTAGAGTAATTGCAAGAGGTCTGCAAGAATATAACTTTGATGCAAATAGTGAAGAGGATAAAACTAGAGTATATAAAATCTTAGGTAGAGACTTATTAAGAACATTCTCAACTGGAGATAAAGATAGACTAGGACTTGCAGGAGCTTATATGGAATTAGTAAAGAAAGACATCCTTAGTGATAAGTCTTTACAGGATATGGCATATAAGATTCCGTTTGACGATAATAATATCTTTGGTGTATTTACCAATGGATTTACTAACGGAATTAATAGAGACATTATTAAACGTAAGTATGCTGGACTTCAAGCCATTTTGAATCCTTCTCACGATATTATTACAGTATATGACGGCCCAGACGGAGGAATCCTTAAGTATTCTGATATTCTTGGAAGAGTTAATACTCCTGCCGAAAGAGATGCAATCTTTAGAAAAATGGATACTGAAGTGGAAATTGGAGAAATCAGAGCTGGTGACTGGATTTCAATACAAGGTGGAGAACCTATTAAAGTTCTTAACTATCGTAGTAAAGCTCCAGGAACAATAGGTATTATAGACCTAAAGGATATGAGACTTAATGGAATATTATCTGTTAAACGTCTTGGCTCTAAAGGTAGAAATCTACGTTCTGCAAACCACGTTATTAAATTAGTTGATGGAAGTTCTTCTAATGGATTTACTACATTTGATGCTTATGACTTAGACACTTCAAGACTTTCTTGGGATTTAAAAGAAAAGAACTGGGCAGATAATGTAAAGAACAACCCAATGCAGTTACAAGCTTGGAATGAAATAGTTCAGAGAATCTATGATAAATATGGAAGAACCATTACTTTTAATACAGATAAAGGAGAAATTAACGGATATTTAAGAGATTTAATCACTGATGATTTAGCTGAAATAGCACAGGGAAGGTATAGAATCCCAGTAGCTTATAGAAGCGGAGAAAATATCTTTGCACAGGTTGCAGAAGATAGATTTGATGCTAATGAACTTGCTATTGGTAAGAATACTGCTTCCAAGTTTGGATTAAAGATTGGTGACTCTTTAAGTGAAATTGAAGCAACTGGACCTTTATTCTTTGAAAGAAGACAAAGAGAAATCTTACATACTGATATAGGCAGCAACAATTATGACATGTACTTTGTTAAAAACAATAAACAACATTTACATGTTATGTTAAGCAACAATCCTGCATCTAAAGCCAGAATTGATTCCTTAATAAAGGATGGAATTATGGTTGAAGATAAAGGAGTTGAAAAGACAACAGTCAATGGTAAAAACTATGTGATAGTAGATGGGCAAATAGGTTATAGAATTGATGATGATTCTAAGTTCTATAATTACATTACGTCTGCCGGAGAAAGTAGACAAGTCCTAGTTACATCTGATATAGACACTTTAAGAGGAATTGATAAGTCTAAATTATATAGCAATGCTGTATATAAGTATAGCTCTGGAAACATTGCAACTTTATTCCCATTACAAATAAACTCAATGTTTACTTCTTTAGAAGATAAAGCCATACTAGAAGAATGGTATGATGCTCTTAAAGAAGCAGAAACTGAACAGGATAAGTACGATATTGCAAATGAAGTGAATGAGCAAACAGCTTTAAATCTTGAAAGAAGAGTTAAGAAATCTGCACAAGACACTTTCACTTCCTGGCAAGAAGCTCTAAAGTTCATTGTCGCTCGTATTCCTTCGCAGTCTATGCAGTCATTTATGAACATGAAAGTAGCAATGTTTACTGAATCAGAAACAAATATTTGTTATGTCCCAGTAGAACAGATTTGGTATCAAGGTTCCGACTTCGATATTGATAAAGCCTTTATGTTGGGAGCTAGTATCTCTAATCAAGGTATTTATTATAATTGGAGTCCGCTATTTAACTTTAATAGTCAGGAATTACTTTCTATATCTCATGATTTACCATTCCCTACTGGATATAAATATTTCTTAGATAATGAAGTAGGATTCCCTCTTGAAGGTGATTATTCAAACTTATTTGGTAAAACTTATGATGAAATTACACACGACCCTATATTATTTAGAAGTTTAGTAAATCTAATAAGAGAAGTGAGTAAATTCCCTCCGAGTGGAAATGCTAATATGGTTAAAATTGCAGGTCTTAACGAAGAATTAATTGACCTAATAGGAATCCATAATGAGTATGAACTTGGGGAAGCTGATTATCAAGAAGCAATTAAGAATAAAGTATTTAATGCTTTATGGAGAATTGGAGCTGATGTTAAGAACGTAGTTTCTGCAACATCTCCTATCTCAATGGGTCCTGCTCAAGATGCTGCTGCTGCTTCCACATCTGGACAGTTCAGTAAGCTAGTATCTAATGAAAATCCGGGAGCTAGAGTAATTCTACAATACCAGAACTCTATTGGTAAAGACGGTATTGGTGTATATGCTACTGGCATTAAAGTATTCTCTATCTTACTTAACTACTATAATGAAAAATTAAGTAAAGCAACAGAAGATAATCTAAATAGATATACCTTTTATAATGAGAATAGTGAAAACAAGGGAACAATAGAAGTATATGACAATGAAGGTAATAAACATATTATTCAACAGAGCCCTACACTTCCTAATGTTAAAGTAGACCCAACAACTAATCCTGCATTATTAAGTCTTGCAGAAGCAATAATCAAGAGAGGATTCCAAGAAGACGTATTCTTAACTGACTCTGTGCTTCTATCTGCTGCTACCGATAATGCTAAAGAACTTATTCTTGAAAAGATTAATGCTGGTCCAGACCTTGCATCTGTTTACATTTATTTATTTGCGACTGGAGTAGACTTTAAAACAGCTTCTGACTTTATGACAACAAGAGCTGTAACAATGGCTCAAAATAAAGCCAAGACCGATATTCTATATATAAATGGTAAGAAAAATAATCTGGATAAGGCTGTTAGATATTATACTGAACTAGCTGACCCAGATAATTATATACCGCAGATTTACCAACAATCTATAATTGATTGGGGTAATGACACACTGGCTAAGTTATCTAATGACCCAGAGATTGGAGCTGAACTTAAGGAAATTATGAAATCTGAAACTAAGTTCTATAACATTCTTAATAAGATAACTAATCAGAAAATCTTAGATGCAATTCTTGATTATGCTTATAATAGCAATAGTCCACTTAAAATATATAAGAAAGAACTAGCCAAGAAAAAGAGCAGAGCTGAACTTGAATTAGAATGGGAAGGAGCTTTAGAATCTGAAGAAGATTGGATGCAATCTGAAAATTCTGAAGACTTTAGAATATATAACAGTGAAGAAAACAAGGCAGAACAGCTTAGATATATATTTTCAAGATATGTAAATGAATTGAAGAGAAGAAGAGCTGAACTTAACACACTGACAGAAGGAGACTTACATAATATGAAAGTATTATTAGAGTTAAAGAAAAAGTCAGACGAACTTACCAGACTTGGTAGATTAGGAAGCTTGAATCAAGGTATTAAAACCAAGTTAATGGACAAAATTAAATATATTAACCAAATAGAAAGTTTTGTTAATAGAAAATTCTCTTCATTCAATAAAGAGAATGAACTTAGTCCAGATGATGAAGGTTATATTACTCCAAATTTCAATCTTATTGAGTTTATCCAAAATCCGGAATATAAACAAGAAATGATTGATGCTTATGAACAAGCTAAAGATACTTTCAATATTTTGGATATTATCACATCTGTTCCTCACTTTAATGAAATGTTAAATGCTATGGCGGTAGATGATAAGCTTTTAGGATTCTATGCTTCTAAATATACCCTTACTAAGAATCTGGCAATGTCTGCATTACAATCTAAAGCTATTGGTCAACTTACTCCTAAAGACATGGGAGAGATTAATAGATTCGTAAGTGATGTTACTATTGTGAAGTTCTTAAAGACTGAACTTGCTAATAAGATTTCATTATCTCCGGGAAGTAAAATGTATAACAGTTTAGGGAGAGTTGTTCCTGTTGCTACTTCTGGTAAAATAATTGACTTTGCTAATGTATATGATAGAGCAACATTTAAGATGTGGTTTGAACAAGAGTTTATTCCGAATATGAAGGCGATGAATCCTAAGAATAAATTCATACAAGCATTAACAAGTACATATTTTAAGAATAGCTTCCAAGACTATAACTTCTTATATAAACTTCCTATTGATTTAGGAAACCTTGAGCAAGAATCAAATGAGATTGCGTACTCTAATTACTTGAAGGCATTTGATGAAATCAAGTACACAAGACCTCTTCCAGACGTAAATATGACTACTGGAGACTTATTCTTTTTATATAACCTATTGGTTAGTAAAAATGCTTTTGGAGACAATACTCTTACTAAGATATTTGAAAACTCCTTAAGTATGAAAACAAAGAATGATGAAGTTGAGGTTAGAAATAGTTTACTTCTTAAATTTATGGACTTTGAAGCAAAACAGAATCCTAATCTTAATGAAGGAACTAACGGTCTTGTTGAAGGGGAAGATTATAAACTCGACGATTTGTATGTAAGACTTATTAAATATAATGAACCAAATGGAACTAGATTTACAAAAGAGTATGATAGTGAAGCTGGAAAGATTGTAATCAAAGAAAGTAATTATGGAGAAAAGAGTACATTAGACTTGTTTACTGATAACAATACAATGTTACTTCCATTTTTAACTAAAGGATTTACAAGACTTGCGACAGAAACTAAAAATGACTTAATATCCAAATTAGTAAATCTAATTTCAAACAATAAAGCTGAAATAAAATTAACTTGCGATGAGTAATTGTATTCAATTTACCATTGGAGATAAGATATATAAGTTTAGGGATGTGGACTTGAAAAAGTCTGCAACCCTAGACGATATTATCACTGCAATTGCAGAAGACCCTAACTATGCTAGTCAATTAGAAGATTTAAACATTGACTTAAGTAATAGGGGGATAGAATCTATATCTTCAACCAAAGAAATACCAAACGATATAACAGATAGAAATACATATATAGCTGAAAACTTAATGGGAAATCTTAATCACTATGCATTAAGTCAAATTTATAAAAGAGTTGGAGTTCCTAATTCAGAGTTCTTCACTGCCTTTAAAGACATAATGGATAGAGGTAAAGGAAATAGATTGAGTTTTCTAGTAACTAATTCTCCTACTCAAACGTTTCTTGGTAATTCGAGAGACTTAGTTGTAATTAATAAAAATGATTTATACAATCAGCCAAAACTATTGGGAGCATTAAGTTATGTCTATTCTCATTCCCAGTTACTTGACAATCAATCAGCCATATATAAAATAGTAGAAGATGCTTATTCTAAAATATTAGAATCTCCTACTGGATTAAGAGAAGAATTATTAAAGATTCCTGATAAGTATGCTGCTTTACGTAGATTGTTGTACTACACACAATCTGATATGTATGATACAAATCCTGATATTGCCAGTTTAAAAATGACAATTGGCAATCATTTATTTGCAGAGGTAACTCGTAACATAATGAGAAATAAGGATAGAGAGTTCTTTAATAATCTTAAACTTAATCCTGTACAATATAAGGCCTTAGAAAACTTAATCGTAAACGAAGAGCTTCCAAACACAATAAATTTCGGAGATTATTCAGTCTCTGTATCTGAACTTAATAAGTTTAGACTTGATTATATAGAAGCAGAAAGAAACCCTAAAGATGATACTCCAGAAATTGATGATGATAGTCTATTACTAAGACTTGCATCTTTAAATCCTAATGGGGCTTTTGATGCTAATATGCTTCCTGCCAATAAAGAACAAAGGCTAATGCTTTTATCTAATCCAATTGCTGCATTCGTGTTTGATACAGCTAATTTCAATAAGGTTAGTAAATATGTAAATAAATTTGAACAGGAGGTTGATTCAGCTATTGCTCCAGAAGAAAGGGCTGAACTTATTCAAAATAGACTTCAGAATGTTTATACGTCCTTCGGAAAAGGAAGATTAGATGTTAACGGATATATCTTAGACCTTATTCAAGAAGCATCTACGAACAAACTTGACTTTAAAAATGCAGAAGATATTAAAGGATTCAATACTATGTTCTATCCTAATACAAGAGTAAATATGGATGAATCACTAACATCTAAGCCTAGCAGACTCTTGAGATTCAATCACTCTCAATCACTTTCTAAGTTCTCTGAAAATGCTTATAAAGTAGTATTTAATCCAAAGGTTAAATATGTAAATGTGATAGGAGGTTCTAACTCTCGTATTGAAATTAATCCAGATTTTAATCTGGAAGTTACAGACGATTTCCAAGAAAAAATCAATGCCCTTGAAGAAGCTGCCACTAAGATTAATAATAGCCCAACTAAGAGAAGAACCCTATCAGTTAAATATGATTCTAAGTTTGATTACTCTTTAGAGGAAGGGAGTGCAAATATTAATAAAGCAATCAATTCATTTAGGAGTGTAATCAAGTACTTGCAAGAAGCAGTGGATAACAATAGAACTTTCTACTATTTAAATACTGATGGTATAGGACAGTTCTCTCAAGCAATGGTAGTTAATGCTGACCAATTAAGTATTACCCCTGTTGTATTTGACGAACTTAGTCAATGGGTTTACAGTAATGTAAAATCTCCAGATAAAGCAGAATGGATACGTACATTTACATCTTTAATGAACGCAGCTGAATATACTGACAGTGCTTTATTTAAGTTCTATGATTCCCAGTCATTTAAAGAGAGAGCATTTAGTTCTAAAAGAGTAGACTCTTCTGGCAAATTATGGGAAAACCTAAATGCAAGACTTACAAAACTAGAAGAAGAAAGAGGACCTCTAGCCCAGTTCGACATGCTTAAAGAAGGAGTAATATCTATGATTCCTATCTTACCGCAGGGATATAACTATGCTCTTACAAGAAAAGAAGAGGGGGACATCTTTAAGTTAAAAAATGAAAAGGATAGAGACCAATTTATTAATGTTGAAGTACAAAGAAAAATAGCTCTCACATATAGAAAGGCTGGAGGAAGAAATATATCATCTCCGAGCGAACTGATGGTGGGAGATGTTATAAGAATAAATCCAAACGACACATATCAAGCGGTTGTTCTTGAAAATAGACCAGAAGGTAAATTCTGTGCTTGGTTTACATCTAACCAAATTCACTCTGCTGTTCTTACTAATGAGGATTTAAAGAATGTGGTAAGAACCCAATATACAGCAGAGAATAGACAAATTGGGCCTGATGTAAAAGCCTTCTATACTAATGTCGGAGTCTTTAGAATGGCTGATGATGCTGTTGACTTTAAATGGGTAAATAATGAATCATCTCTTCCAATTCTACATCAAATATTCGCTGATGAAATAACTGATATATCAGAAGCTACTGGATTTACAGAGGACTTTATTAAAAGAAATTATTTAAACACTGTAAAGAGATTTCAAGTGGCAATGTTTATGGAACTTACTCCAACAACTGAAGAAATTACTTCTACTCCAAATGTAGAGACTCTATCTGATAATCTGTCTACTCCAGAGTTTGTAGAGGATTTAGTATCATCTTTGGCAAAAAGCGGAGTACAAGTTACTTCATATAGAAAAGAAGAATTAAAAGAAAAGTTCCCTCAACTCGATAATGTTAAAGCATTTGTATATGACGGAGAAGTAGTAGTAAATTCAGATTTAATGACTGATGATACTGTGCTCCACGAATTATCTCACTTATTCTTAGCTGATTTAAAGAGTAGAAATTATGACAAGTATGTTGATTTGGTAAGAGGAATGGAAGGTTCTGATGCTTACGATACTATTAATAATAGTAAAGCGTACGATGAACTCACATATAATGATAAACTTGAAGAAGCCTTAGTACATGAGTTTTCTCAATATTTTACCAGAGTATTGAAGGATTACAGAGGACGTGATTTAAAACTGGATGAAATAGAGTGGGACGGAATAATTAGTGATGTCTTAAATATTGATGTAAGTGAGTTCTATGATGATAACATATATACTCTAATGAAGAAAACTCTATCTGAAATACATAGTAATTATGCAGTTCAGAAAACCTTATTTAACAAGTCTAATGCTCAGAAAATGGTAAAACTTAGTAATATCAAATCTTCTCTAATGAAGAACCTAAGCTCTACTGATGGATATGGATTAATTGAAATTTGCGAATAAAATGGCGTGTAAATATACTTTAAAAATAAATAATACTGGAAAGGTTCTTACATTTAACTCCGAAAAAGAACTTGACAACTATCTACTATCTAACTACACTGAATTTGAAGGTATGGTCGACCATACCTTTAGATTTAGTAAAGACTACATAACTATGTTAGATACAAAACAGGTAAAATCTCAAGATAAACTAGATAAAGATAGGAAACTTGCCTATGAAAAAGCTAAAGCAAGAAATGCTAAAAATGACGATACAATAGTAGTTAAAGGGCAAGGTGAAATGACTGATGTCATTGAAAATGAAGAAACATATTCTGACGGATTTATATCAGTTCTGAAGTTTTTATCACGTCAGAGAGGCACCTCTGCGCCCCTTATTAACGCTTTCAGTAGGGAAGGGTACAAGAGGAACACCCGTATAGATAGGTCGCAAGGCAAGCCTGAAGACGTCTCTCCAGAAGAGTGGCTAAAACAGGTCGATTCTTCAATAGACCAAGACTTTGAATATTGGGACTATTTGCAAGAAATAGGTCGTGGGTTCCACTTAGTAATGGATACGGTTATAAATTCTAACTTTGATATTTCTGCTGATATGGTTGATTCTGTAATTAGTAAGAAATTTGAAAGAGACTTCTTAGGGGGAAAGAATTTAAGTACGCTTAATGGAGTATCTACTGGAGCATTAATGAACTTCATCAAAGGAATTACGGCTCTAAAGAAAAACATAATCCTTAACAGTGGAAGAGGAAGGAAATTCAAAAAATTCTACACAGAATATGTAGTAGACCACGATGGTGGACCTGATGCAAAACTTAGAGGTAAGATTGACTTACTTGCAGTATTTGAGGATAACGAAGGCAATCAAAGCGTTGAAATATATGACTTGAAACTTGCTACTAAACCACAAGATAGATGGGATGCTGATAAGAAAAATACTATTCAATATCAGCTTGGTTTCTACAAAAGAATGTTACAAGCCAAAGGAATTGCAGCAAGAAATATATCTACTAAAATTATCCCAGTTCTCATTGAAGGGGATAAAATACTCCACAAGATTGATAAAGTATCAGTCGGAGAACCAGAAGTTTATCTTCCTAATATTGGACAAAAAGCTAATATTGACGAAATAATTAAAATACCTATTGGTATAGAAAATTTATCTAATCCATTAGAAAATACAGTGTCAGAAAGAATGAGTAGGTTCTTCCCAATGAGTAAAATCAATCCTACTGATATTGTAGACTTTGATATGTTATTTGCTTCTCAAGTACATATTGATAAAAATACTGGAGAGTACTGGTTTAGAGATGTTACTAAATCAACTAATGAAAAGGGAGAAATAAGAAGAGCTACTAAAGAAGAAGCGGAAGCTGCATTTGAGGACTATCTAGTAAGAAAACTAGAGCATGATAACGATGTAACTCTCGCTATTACTAACAATCTTAAATATAATCTTGATAAGGTAAATGGCTTTGGTGGAAAGAACTTTAATCCTACAAGGACAGGTTTACAGATTGTTCCAGCTAATATATACGAACCTAAGCTTGGATTGTTTGAAGCAAACTTATTCAAATACAAAAATGATCCAGGATGGAACATAATTAGTAATGATGCTCTTACTAATATGAATGTTATTCTTCTTATTAATGAGACAAGAAAAGAAATGGATTTAATTTCTATTGCTTCTCATGACCTTAATAGTACTATTAATCTAGGTAAGGGTAATAATATTTTTGGAAGATTTAAATCTGATAGAGAAGTAGAACTTGACAAACAAGTAATTAAAGCCACAGTCGGCAATGTGGAACTTATGAAACTGCTTTCTATTGCCAATGCTTTTCAAGAAACCGATTTGGGTTCTTATACTATCGGGGAAATGAAGGTAGTTAATATTGGCAAGAGTGAATATCTTTCTTCCTATTTAAATCAAGAAAAAATAAATCATGCCTTCAATACTTTATCTGAATTATCTGGACAAAGTAAAGGAAACACATTGAAGTTTACTGATGAGTTTGATATAGCATGGAGAACCTTTAATAATATCATGAACTATGGAACCTATGAAAATAGAGATAGACTTGATAAAATTGCTAAAACGTTATCAATAGATGGAGATATTACATCATTTGATAAACAAGCGAAGATGGACATCCTTACAAGAATGTTCAAGGAACTTCAAGCTAGATATTTCTCTACTAATGCATCTGCTGATATTTCTAATCCTATTGCATATTTATTTTTACAAGTATCTAATGCTTTGGCTAAATATGGAAACACTACCATTGATATCTATAATGAAGAACTTTGGGCAAAGAACTTTGGTAATCTGGCAGAGCAGTGGAAAAGGGGAGAATTATTTAATGGTACTTACTTAAATGCTATTGATACAATCCCAATTGTAAAATCAGTTGCTTATAGATTGGCAGAAACCAACAGAAATATCACTAATTTATATGGTAATTATAAGAACAAAGATAGGGCTATAACCAATAAGTTCTATCAGGAATCTGGACAAGGTTTCGTAGGGAAGACCATTATCAATGATTCAACAATTCGTTTTAAAAGATTACTTGACCAATCTGATTCTGGAAAGAGAAAGTTTATGGTTAAGAATCCGTATGATATGTCTACTGATTTAAATCCAGCAGAAAGAAACTATTTAAAATATTGGCTAGAGGATTTAAATAATAGAAGATATCCAGGACAGGATAGAGCAGAAGTTGGAGAAAGATACTTTGAAATACCTTTATTAAGAGGTTCCTCATTTTCTAAAATAACTAATGGTAAGAATCCTCTAGTTACTTATAAAGAAGATGGTTCTTTAGAAATGGTAAATCCAAGAATGACTACGACAGCTCAAGAAGAATATTTATCTACAGATGCTCTAAAGAATCTTGTAGAGATGTATAACGTATTCGATATTTCTAATTCAGTAGGAGGAAGAGAAAGACTTCTTTCCGATACTAATGGTAAACCTGAACAAACATACGAAACTAACCTTGAACACATTAAGGATATGTATGTGTTCTCCGATATTAGAAAGAAGGAAATGGATACAGTTCTTCCTGCTATTAATGCAGCAATTATTTCTCTTCAATTTACACAGAGACTTTCTAACAAGGATGCCCAAGCAACTATCGACTTCTTGAATGATTATATTAAGTCAGCAGTATTCGATGAATCTCTTATTGATAAAGAAAGTAGGGGAACGTTTAGAACTTTAGGAATGTTGAAGTCAGTATCTACTAAATTTATTCTTGGTTTTAACTACTTATCAGGAGCTAAAGAAACTATCACCGGATTCTTCAATCTTTATGAAAGAGCAGTAGCTAATAGCTTACTTGATAAAGATAGGATAGGACTAAAGGATATGACTTCCGCTTATACTACTGTTTGGGTCGATTCTGTAAGACAGATAAGTACGATTACTATCCTAGAACATTTAAATTGGCAATATAGAATGGCTAACGTGGATATGAACGCATTAGTCGATAGAATGAACTATGAAAAGACTGATGGATTCAGATTTAATGACAGAATGTTCTGGGCTAATAGAGCTCCCGACTTCTTATCAAGAATGACAATCCTCATTGGCTATATGAAGAAACATGGCTGCTATGATGCACATGAATATAAGAACGGAGAAGTAACTTACAATTGGAAAAAAGATAAGAGATTTAGTCTTCTTGCGAATCCAAATGCTGATACTAATTCATCTGAATGGCAATATCAAAGGTCTTTATATAATGCAATGATGGAAACTTTCTTTAAAGAAAATTATAAACTTCCAAATGCTGACGGAACTTCGAGATTCTTATCAAGAGAAAAGGATTCAAGGGGAGTTTATAAAGAAGCTCTTCCTCAAGCATATACTACTTTGGAAGCTAAAATGATAAAGCAAGAATCTGACAGCATATTCGGATATATGGACCACGATACTAAGTCTTTATATCTAAAGAAAGGAGTGTTTATATTCCTTCACCAATTCCAGACTTTCTTGTCAGCAAAGAAAAACCAATACTTCCTAAAAAGAGGCACTTACGACCAAGGTCATTGGGTTCAGGTAACTGATGATGCAGGAAATAAGCTTTATTGGGATACTGTTCAAGACAACGAAGGTAACACCATTAGAGTTAAAACTACAGAAAATACTGGAGACCCAATTGTGGATTGGCAAGGTAAAATTATGGAAGGAATTGCATGGTCACTAAGAGACTTATTTAACTTTACTAAGCCAGAGAGAATGAAAGATGCTTGGAGAGACCCTGTAAAAAGAAGAAATCTCCTATTAGCTTTAGAAGATGGGGCTATTATAGGAATTATTTATCTAATGCTTGCTTTATTATTTGGAGATAAAGATGCAAAAGCTATGTCAAACACTGAACAAGCTATCGCAAGAATAGCAAGAAATGTAGGCGGAGAATTTAATATGTTTGCAATCTTTAATGGGGCTGTAGACTTTAAGATGCATATGTATCAATTCTATAGTGGATTGTTCGAAGATGGAGTTAAAGTAGCATCCGGTGATATGCATGTATTAAGATTCTTTACTGATAATACTGGAGCATTCAGACCTCTTAAACCAACTGTTATAGATAACTTTAAAGCACCTAACGCTAACGAGTAAATGAAAAAAAATAAGGGCGCCAATCAAGTAGTTTTACCTACCTGACTGACGCCCTTAAATTTTATCGTTCTAACATGTTCATAGTATCATCATAAGCTAATGTTATAGCTTTAATGTAATACTTCATATCCAAGTTGTTTTCAATTATTATGTCAACTCTTATATTATCAATAAGTTTCTCACTTATATGGTTTCCTGCTCCACTGCCTTCTCGTTCTATTTTCCATAAAACTCCACCAGCATTTCGTATAGCATCCGCTTCATTTGGAAATCTGACGTCAGGGACAATCCAAAAGCCTTTATCCCTTACCATAGAGGGCAAAAACATAGTACTGGATTTTTCATATCCTCGCATCAAGGCTTTTACCCATAGGTCCTTATCAATATTCCTTCCTACCTCTGTTCCGAAGTATTGAAGAAATTCTCTATTGGTCATTGGCTCTCCCTCTTTATTAGATAGTGGAAGTGTAGTAAAAGACTCCTTGAAGGAATTATACTCAAAACTTTCTCTGCTTACTCCAAGTATTAATGACGCACACTCCTTTAATTTATCAGCAAATGCATGCTTTTCCCATCTAGAACCTATAAAAATAGTCCCATTATTTAAGTTTTCTAAAACAAAATCTTCTTCTGAAATTTTTAGTCGTTCTTCGTCTCCCAATAAGTATCTATAGTAGTCTACTAATTGTACTATTTTACACGCAGTATCCTTCCCCGATTGTGCTTTTCCTGTTATTCCAATTATCATTTCATGTAGCCCTTTAATTCATTTAAAACAAAAGTAGGGTCAAGATATGGCATCTTTTCCCTTACTTTATTATATTGTTCAACAAGCTCCCTATTGTCAGCTATTTCATCATCGAACCCTAAGAAACCGTCACTGTCAGGCTTAAGAATAAGTCTGTGAATTTCACAAGAAATTGCAAAAAGTATCGGGTCTGATGTTTCCAAATTGTTCATCATACAACATATGATTTGACTAAATCAGAGATTTGTTTACCATCTGCAGCAGGGAACTTATCTTTCATTCCTTTAATTATTGTTCCCATATCCTTTTTTGGAATTGCAAGACTGTCGATTTTATCTTGTACCTTATAAATCAAAGCTAAGTCAAACAGACCCTTACGCAACTGCTCTTCTCCGGGAATTTCAGGTAAGAACTCATTTAGGATAAGAGATTCTTGCATCTCTATATCATACAAATCCTGTCTGCCTGCCATACGGTATTGTTCAGCATTATCGATGCGCTGGTCTCTCAACTTCTTAATAATAGCAATCTCTGTTGCTTTATCAAGGGGTTTGGCGTTTTTCTGCGTTTCATGTACTAAGAACGCAGTTTTTATTGCTCTAAGAACTTCTGTGCGAGTTCTTGTTTTAGCTTTCATTGATTGTTTAATCAGTTCATCAATATCCTCTTTCATTGTCTTCCAATATATTTAAAATTATACCTCCTACACCCATCAACAATATGGCAGAGATACATACTCCAAACCATACATTAAGTGAGTATGCAAACACTAGAAGTAGTACCACTAAGGTTATACCTCCGAGCCCAATAGCTCCAAGTGCAAAAAATAGTGCCAATCGTTTTCGTAAATCTCCTTTATCCATTTTTCTTTATAGTATGTCTCCTCTTTATATTTTGAGCAGTACCACTATTCCAACGACCTTCTCTTACATAGGCTATATCAACATCAGATACTCTGGTCATTGCAGCATCACGCTCTTCATCAGTTTTGTAATGACCCATGTAGCTAACTCTTGATTCATCTTTAGGAGTGTTTCTTGGACTATCAAACATATGATATATAACTACTCCACAAGGAAGGTTTTCTGTTATGAAATCCATAGCCATTTTGTCTACTCCTTCATAATCACCTACTACGAAATTCTCGAAATCAGAATCATTGTAGTAGGCTGAGTAAATAGCTGGAACGTAGTACTTCTTAAATTCTTCTTCTGTAATGTCTCTGTGTCCGCTTATAAAGTATATCATGGAACTATTTGCGCGTCTAAGTCTTTTTCAAAGACGTTAATATTATACCAAGAAATTGCTTCAAGTATTCTATCTTCATGGTTAAATGCCCATTTGTATTTTGAAATATCTCTTATAGGAACCCATTGGATAGTTTTTACTTCATTTTTCTCACCATCTCCATTCAATACAGCTTCCATAGAAGTAGATACATTATCTTTTCCGTATTTAAGAATGGTCATATAACGTAATGTTACATTGCCGTTATTACAGTGTTCTGGATCTGTTTCAACTCCAAATAAAGCCCACTTAGATGGGTCAATTTTGACTCCAGTTTCCTCAAATGCTTCACGAGAACAAGCTTCTTCTGCTTTCTCCATATCCAAGAAACCACATGGACAATTCCAGTAACCTTGGAAATCGGGAGTTCCTTCTCCTCTTTGGTTAGCCAAGACACACCATTCGCCCTTGATTTTACAAAATGCGAATGCAGCAACTGCGCAATATCGACCAGACCATAAGGTCTTACCAGCATGTTCTCCTTCTTTAATTGTATAACTCCAATTTCTCATTTATGTCTCCTTTTTGTTTTAGTTGTAACTTCCTTCTCGGATACTTCCAGAGGATTGTACTTTAGTTCATTGTAGGGTGTTAATGCAGTGCCTCCAATTCCTACTAAAGTCTTTTTATCATACTCTGATTTATATATAGATAGTACTTTATCAGTTTTTCTTTTGTATGCAATATACACTGGAATATTCTTTTTTATGCAGGTTTCAAGTTCGTTCTTGGTTCCTCTGGTCATATCTTCAACCTTGATTCCCCAATTGAAGTCATTAATAACAAACACTGCAATATCAGAACCAGTTAATAAGGAACTTTCATACTCGGTTCCCATTTTCCAGTGGTTTGGCTCATAACCAAGAGAGTCCAGAAATATTTCTACTTCTGGAACTAAGTTAGCATATTGCATACTATATGATACATATGCTTTATTCATTTTTATAAAGATTAAATCGGTGAATGTATTGGCTAATAGCTTTAGGTACAAGAGGGTAAATTTGTTTCTTGTCCCTAACCAAATACCTAATCATAGTAGAGCTTACGTCAAAAGTACAACTAATATACCCATCCACCTTCGCCTTGAATGAACTGTTGGCTCTATTTACTGCAATCAGCTTAAAGTTTTCTAATATCCATTCTCCTTCCTTCCAATTTGCAACATCATCTACAATGTCTGCACCTACAATCAGATAAAGTTCTTCGTTTGGATAATATTCCTTCAAAAGTTGTAGGGTTTGATAGGAATAGTGAGGTTCTGGAGTGTAATAGTCAATACTAGATATTGTGCAATTATCAATTTCATCAATAGCCAGTTGTGTCATAAAACACCGGTGTTGAAATTCAGTTGCTTCGCGGTCTTTCCACACATTCTGCATAGTTGGAACCACCACTACTTCGTCAACCAAGTTATCATTTAGTGCTGATGTAATCATGTACAAATGACCCATGTGGATTGGGTCAAATGTTCCTAATAAAAATCCTACTTTCATTTTTAAAATAATGTTATTTCTTTTGTTGTTATATCGTAGCAATCTATAATTGCTTTTAATCCATTCGGTTTTATTTCTCTGGTTCCGATTCCAGCAAAGTCTAATCGTAAAACCGGGGTTTCACTATGTTTCCATTCTGAAAGTTCAATGTCATAGGTAAACCAACGGCTCCTTGATTGGTCAAATACAAATACATCCTTATCAGAATCAATTGCCATTTGTACTGCCCAACCTGTTCCTCCCTTAACAGTGTTCCCATTAAATCCTTCTGCAATAGCATATATTGCATCAGAGTTTTTGACTTGACACCAATTTCTGGAAAGCAAAAACATATACTTTTCAAAGTTTTGCCTTTTTAAAGTATTGTTAGCTCTATATACAGCACACTTACCTTCTTCATATGCGCTATTGCTTATTGGAAAATTTCCTCTTGGAGTTTTATTAATATAGTAGTAGTGACGAACTACTTCAAGACCATAGACTCTACCTATAATATCCCACATAGTGTCACTACCATCAGCTCCTCCAGAGTGCATAATATAATTAGTCAACAAAGTATCCACGAGAGTCCAATTCTTTTGATAAAAAACTAATAGCTTCTACACTGTATCGTTCGGTCAACTCCTCTATTTCATTGAGTAAATCATTAACCAAATCAGATACACCACAGAACCCTATATTTCCCACGAAATCGACAAGATTTTTAATAAGTTCGGGGTCATCTACCTCGAACTTCATTTCATCCTCGAAATCATCAGGAAGATAATCGTCGTCAGCATTATAGTATCTTTCTTGAACATATACTTCCACCAAGTCAAGAGTGGCATGGACTACTTCCTCTTCAAGTCTAACAGTCAATCTGAATGCTTGAGAATCATCGTCCATTTTCTCAACTATCATATAGAAAGATTCTTCCCATGTATAATCATGGTCAGATACAAGATAGTTGGCTTCTTCTAGAGCAACTAATAACTGCTCATATATTTCGTCAATCGTTTTCATATTTTTCTCGTGTTATATAAATGGGAGCTTTCTTACGTTTAAACTCTGATGCTGTATGACGTTTGATAATCTTATGAACGACTTCTCTTCCAAGTTCTTGTTCTAAAGAATCTTGAAGTTTATCATTCTCTGGAGAAGCTTTACAAATAAGAGTTTGTAATACTCTATCAACGTCATAATAGGTCCTGGCACCTATCTGCTCCAAGTCACTATTACTAATGCCGAGACCGTCAGTAGGAGTAAGAGCTACAGACTCTCTAATAGCTTGGATTTTATCCACATCTTCACCATCGCTCATCATTGTGTAGTAATCGCAAATCCATCTGGCTAACCTATAAACCTCAGTCTTCCACAGGTCTTGAATAGGGTCAAAGTCACCAACATCACCATGAATAGTCCAGAATCCAAGCTGATATTCAGTTTGATTATCTGTACTCATTACTAATCCTTTATGGCGACTAGCTATATCATATAGATACATCATTCTGCACCTAGCTTGAAGATTACCATTAGCAATTGGAGTTCTGCTAGGCATTTCTTCTAGCTCGTCGAGATGATAAGAATTAGCCATATTGACATCACCTGCATCAGCACAGGCATCAAACAAAGCTGCACGATAGGAACGTTCAAGTCTGTAAACACTAAATTCATTACAGAAAGCTTCTCCTACATGTACAGAAGTAGCGAACTCATCACTTTTATTCTTAATAGGAAGACTTCTACCTATAAGAGGAATACCAGTCTTCTTACTAACCTCATGGCAGATGGCAGCAACAACAGTGGAGTCAATTCCTCCACTGATGCCTAATACCATTGCTTTCAAACCATTAGAAGTAACATAATTTGCTGTTTCTTCTACTAAGGTATTAAATACCTTTTCATAATTTAATTCTTTCATTGTTTTACTCGTTTAAGATAATAAACTATTACCCGACTGGAAACTTTGCCTCCTGATAAGAACTTAATTATAGTTGCGACTAATTCCCAACCGTCATCGCCCAGTCGATTAAGCTCTTCGCAGGTAATGTCTGTTTTTTCTAAATATTCAAATTTCATAGTCCAAGTTCTGCTAAATAAGAGTTAACTTCCATTGCACGTCCCGTATGTTTGCCTTCATCATCAGATAGCTTTACACAGTCATATACCGGCTGATTAGAGTTCATCTGACAAGATGTAAGTTTCATAACAATGTTAGAGGGTTTAAATCCAGTGTCATTGGTAAGGTTTGTACCTATACCAAACGATGCTCTAATTCTAGTCATACAATAGAGAGCAATATCTTCAGCCTTTTCAAAATCCAAAGCATTACTAAAGATAATGGTTTTCGTAGTTGGGTCTATGCCCAATTCTTTATAGCGAGCAATCATTTTATTTACAAATTCATACTCGTCTCCAGAATCACATCGTACTCCGTCAAACAACTTAGCTTGTTTACGTGAGAAGTTCTTGATGAATACATTCGATGTGTAAGTATCGGTAAGAGCTATTCCCAAGTCTCCGTCATAGACATTTACCCAATTCTCAAGAGCCATATAATTAGCTTGTTTGTAACCATACATAGCACCGTGGAACATGAACCATTCATGTGGGTGAGTACCCATTGGTTTCATGTCATACTTCATTGCAAAGTAACAGTTGGAAGTTCCAGTACAATAGATTGATTTTTCTTTAATGTACTTAATAACTTCTTCTTGTATATTATAAGAGAATCTTCTGCGAGTTCCAAATTCGGAAAAGTAAATTCCTGATTGATTGGAACGCTTAATTTTACTTTCCAGTTTATTAAGCATTACAGGAATATTGACTTTATAGCCCAACATTCTATTTCTTAACTCTGAAACCATTGCAAGGATAGGCACCTCATAAAGAGAGACTTTATAAAGATAATCCTTTGCTACAATGTGAAGATGTTTTTCTTCATCCAAGAAGATTTGTACTTTACTTGGGTTAAATGTGAATTGAGATAACCATTCCCAGTAATGTCTTGGAATGAATCGAATAGAGTTCATAAACTCAAATTCATCACTTGTAAGTCTTACCTGAGCAAGGTTATATAACTCAATACGAAGTTGCTCAACAAACTCTTCTGTGTATTCAGTATTATCACGGTCTTTAAACTCAAAAGTTCCTACCGCTTGTGGGAACAACTTCATGTAAGCATAAGAAGTTGTAAACTTGTATAAATCTGTATCTAAAATTGATTTAATTATCATTTCTCTATTGGTTGATAAATGTTTAACTTATTTTCTTTTATAAATTTTTGGAGTGTTGTTCCGCCATCAATAGATGCAATCCCTGGGAGATATACTGAAAGTCTATCCCAAATAGGTTCAAGGTTCTTTATTGTATTTAATACACAATAGTCCCCTGCAACACCACAAATTACAATTTCCGATTCATTCGAAAGGTATATGTCAGCTCTACTATCGTAAATATCATCAAGCGAATAAGTATAATGGCTTTTCCTGTTTGGGTCAGGTTTAAGGTCTGGAAAAGCCCCATATTCCTCTTTAAACAGTCCTTTCTCAATTACATCGTATCGGAGATTATTATTTCTACAAGCTGTAAGAAGTAAATCATTAATTGCCGCACCTTGGGAATATTGGACACAATGAACTGGCCACTCTCCTCCATTTTCTTTAAAAGAGGGATGAAAGAAAGCGTGCCAGTCCACAGTAAACCACACTCTATCAAAATGCTCTTTATACATTAATTCTTCTATATTCCATAGAGCGGGAGTAGCCCCTTTTACATATAAAGAGCCACTCTCTAAGCAGAAATCATTCTGCATATCAACTACTATAAGTATTTTACTCATCGACTCCAGCTATTAAATATTCCTGCAATTGCAACAATAGCCAACCATAAGGCTATCGGAATCCATAATGGGCTTAAGACCCACCACCAAGACCAAGCTATGACGCCACATAGCTTAAGAACAATAAATACTATAAGAAGAACTCCACCTATGCCAATTCCTCCACTACTGTTACTATTACTCATAATTCAATTATTAAAGGTTCAAACGATTGAATGTATCTCTCGTCTACTAAAGACACATTTGCCATTTTCATATCATCTAAAGTCATCAATCTGTGTTCTCCTGAATGAATGTGTCCACAGAAAGCATACTTTGGATGTTTTCTCATAATTTCATCAGCCAACCAAGGATTACCTACATCCTCTCTAGTCCATGACTGATGAATAACACCTAATCCACACAGCTTAGGAGCATCGTGTGAGATTACTATATCACAATGTTCGGGCATTGTGGAGTACGCTTCTATAAGAGTTTTCTCCTCATACATATATGCCCAATTTCCAAATATCTTGCAATATGGAGTTCCCCAAATTGTGTATTCGGTTCCATCTTTATAATCAATGTAAGTATATGACTCATTATCGAGCATTACTAACTTCCCATCAGTGGGAGTATAAAGAAGGGAATTTTTGGAAAGAGTATTCTGATATATAGACGCTAATGCAAAGTCATGATTTCCGCCTACCATAAATACTTTTTCACAAGGTAAATCTTTTACCCATTGAGCAAATTCATGACTAAGCCACTTTTTACTTTGTGGGATATTTCTTTGCATCTTTAGTGGGGTAATATCCCCACAGATTAAGTAAATATCACACTCTTCTTTTATTTCTGGAAGAATCCCATGTAGGTCTGATAATGCTCCAAATTTCATTTATGTTTCCTAGTTTTTATGTATTTCTTACTCTCTAATTGTTGGGAAGGAGAAACAAGAGTAACATCTATTTCTATGATTTCTCCTTCTTTGGGGAGGTCTGCATAGCCAGTAATAGAGTAATAGATGCAAGAATTAATTTCTTCATAGTCTTCATCATCTTCCCACCTTTGCTCTCCAGCATAGAAATAGAACATTTCTCTAAAAATAGGTGGCAAATCTGGAAGATAATCAAAAGAGATGGCTTTACTATCAACCCACTCTCCTACCACAGTATCACGGATAGGAGTTCCTTTTGTATCAAGTAACCAACGCTTTCCGTCTTCATCGGTTATTGCAAATGTCTTTCTCATATTTCAATTTCAAATTTTATAGGTTCATTTTCATAAGTCATTCCTTCTGGTATAGGAAAGCTAAACAAAGATTTGGGATGAAGGTCGTTGACTTTACCCCAAGCATCATACTTAGGATTTACATTCCAAGATTCTCCATCCCAAATGGGAGGGTTGTCATAATACCAACCCTTCCCATCTTTATCTATTGCGTAGTAATAAGTTTTAATCATTACTAAGAGTCACTGTACCTTTAAATAACTTAACGTCATCCATATATGAATACGTCATTAAAGTTCCTGGTACAAAAGCTGGATGTTCTAAAAGAATTATAGTGTGTCCTGTTTGGTCACGCCCTACATAGATGCCTATATTATTGGGTTTACCATCAAACGCAAACTCAATAATATTCCCCTGCTTAAGAATGGAATCAATGCCAGGTTTATCTATAAAAACCTTCATTCCTTCAAGTCTCCCATTACGTTACGGTTAATTCTATCTTCAACACGTTCTTTACAAGCATCAAGGTATGCTTCAAGTGCTGCTACTTGCTTAGCGTTCTGTTCACAAGGGAACTTCTCATTCAGCTTCTTCACTCTATCAAGTAAGATAAGTGCAAGTTGCTCTGATTGCCAACCAGGAGTTACTGTACCGTCTTCATGCTTGTGAACAAACTGAATTGTGTCAGTAGCATCCACATACTTGGTTTTGCCATTAACAAAGCCAGCACACATTTGGGCACGGTAACGATGAGCACCATCATCTGGAATTACTTCAATGGTTGGTTCGAGACTTGGATAAACCAATAATTCCTCTATTGTTTGATATTTCTTTTTTAAAGCCATAGTATTTTATTGTTTAATCATTATATGATATTATTTTGTAATATACGGTACTACCTACCCAACGCCAACCCAGATAATTTACTGGAACCCATGCAGGTTTACTAAGCAAATCTCTAAATTCTAATGGCGTTAGATTACGTACTATATCTGTTTGTGGTGATGCTCCCTCAAGACTTATTAATACCTTCATGTTTTAACCAGTCTTGGAAGTACCACAATTGTCCACATCCTCCACCAATATCGTCCTGACCAGCAGGATTGAATACTCTTGTGGAGAAACCTAGTTCGCAGAGTCTTCTGTTAAAGTCTCTAATAAGACGAATTTGTCTATCAATAGAGTTCTTTACAGTTTCGTCCTTTTCGCAAATTACAGAAAGAGTAGTTTCCCAAACATCGGTTCGAAAGAGTTTGTACAGTCTCCTTGCGTCTTCTTCTGTATCATTTCCTTCATGTACACAGTAATTGAAGAATGGTTTTCTTCCTGTGTTCGCTGCCCAAAATTCTCCCGCAGCAGCAATCTGGCGGAGAGTACAAGTCTTAGTCGGAATTAATTTTGCTCTAGCTTCATCAGTTGATTCATGTACTGAAAACTGCAATCCGACTTGAGGTATTCTTTTGGAGAGTTCAATAAACTCTGACATTGCATGATATAATGTAGATGGAGCAGATGTGGACACTAATAGTTGAGCATTTGGATATAAGTCATGTAAAGACTCGATAGCTCGCTCCAAATTGATATAATTCAGAAATGGCTCTCCCATACTCATGAACATAATTTGGAATTTCTCAATGTCTTTAGTATTACAATCAATGGTACTTAGAACTGTAGTTACTTGTTCTATTATCTCATGCCAATCAAGATTCCTTACAAAGAACTTTCCTGTTCCACAGAACGTACAGCCAACCGGACATCCAGACTGTACAGAACAGCAAATTACTGTTCTCTTCGCGTATTCTCCATAACGATAAAGGACTGCTTCTGCAATTCCTTTTTTCGTTACTGCACTAGCTCCCCATTCAAATACAAACTTCTTGACATTAGTGTCAGAAGATTCAAAAATCTTATATTCCATTTTTAACCTCTTAAATTTCTTTTAGTGATTATTTCCTTTAATTGCTGCCAAGATACTGGTGTGTAATCATTATTATCTACACCAACATCATATTGATTTGGGACTAATTTATCTTCAAAAGGAGTTTTCTTTCCTTTTTCAGTATGGATGTGTCCGTACAATTGCCAGCTTCCTCTATGAGAGCCATCCCATGTAATCATAGGATAGTGACTCATAAAGAGTTGTTGGTTATTACACTCTTCGTCACCTGTTATAGTAATCATCATCTGTCTTTCAACAGCTTCGAACCCATTTTCTGGAATATATTTTAGCTTATCATGATTACCTAATACGAGGTATTTATAGCCGTTTAGTTGAGGTAAAATTTTCTCCCAACGTGTCTTTTGACCAAAGCAGAAATCGCCCAATATGAAGACTGTATCGTCCCACTGGACTACCTTATTCCAATTTAGTATAAGTTGTCGATTCATTTCGTCAGCAGACTCAAACGGACGACTACAATACTTAATTATATTTGCGTGGTCAAAGTGACAATCAGAAGTGAAAAATACCTTATTACAGTCAAATTTATTTGTCAGATTTGCCATGTATTTTCTTATTGTCGATTTTTAAATAACAAGAATCTGGTAGTTCTTGTCCATCCAACTTTACAGAGGGAATATCCATAGACACCAGATTCTCAAACAATTTAGACTCCGTGGATATTTTGACATATCCCTCTGGAGCCATCAATTCTTTAGCTTGTTCGTTAGTTAGCCAAACCTCAAATATTTGCTTGACTTCCGCCCGTAATAAATGGGTCGGTTTTGTACCTTTCATAACATTCGCACTTTTTAAATTTCTTTCCTGACGTACAGTAAGGACAGATTTCATTTCTTCCGGTCTTGTGACCATGAGTTCCTGTTCTAATTTTACTTTTCCAGGGAGTGTGCATCTTTATCCACATATTTCTGAACTCTTCATTCTGAAACATTTCTTGCATAAATTCCGCACCGTTGTTTTCCTTTTTATCCTTCTTTTCATCTACTTCTTCAACACCTAAAGTTGTGTCGATGTCATACGGAGTTACTATTAAGTCTTCCATTTTTTATAAGATATAAATTATAATATACTTTCTTTTAAAACACACACTACAAGTTCAGATAATTGGGCTATCCATTCTTCTTCGGCAATCTCTTTAAGCTCCCCGTAAGCTACATCAGTAAACCAATTAGGAAACTCTCGATTATAGAATTGCAAATTTTTGCATTGGTAGTCCCACTCTGCGCCGCAACCATAGAAATCAAGTCTATCTTCATCACAATCTTCGTCAAGAACATACATAAATCGCAGCCCTGATTCGTATCTGTTCTGTATGAAAAACTTTCCTACATACTCGGACTCACTATTATCAATACAATTTTTAAGTTGTTCTTTTAGTGATATTAATTTTTCCTTATAGAGAGCAATCTCTCTCATTATTTGGTCTCTTTTCATTTGTTAAAATTCAGAATTAATAATCTGTGTTATAATCTTCAAATAAGGAACACTTGTTAAAAGCATTAGTAATCCGTATGGTTCTACCAATGCTTTTCTCACTCCATTTAAATGTTATTTTATCCATCCTCTTTTAATAAATTCTTCGTGTAAAGGATGTGCCAACTCATAAGCCTGTGGGTGCGCACTTCCTGCATCTCTTAACTTGAAGAAGCCTTTCCATTGTTCAATAGTGCCTGTCATAATTAACTCAGTCTTCAAACTATTAGGAAGTACTGCTCTTGCTTGCTGAGGTTTCCAACCTTGATTTAATAGCTCTAAGTAAAGTTGCTCTGCCACTTGTAGAGATGCTACAAAGTTTCGCTCTGGAGTTATTTCCCAAGTCTTAAAGTATGGGGTCTCCTTACCATTGAGATGATAATAGTACTCTCCAATAAGATTACCAAAATCATCTGAAGTAATAACAGTTCCTTTGACTTCTTGAAGAGCTAAACTGTCCGCCCAACATGGTAAAATGAAAGTAACCTCGTTATTGAACTTATCCTTAGAATAATTACAGTATCTTGTACTTTCTTGAGCAAAACTGAATACTCTGTGTCTTACAAATTCATGAGATACACCTCTATCACATATAAATTTAACAGTGATTCTCTTAACATGATACTCTGTAGGTTCACAGATATACTCAAGGTCATCTAGCCAGTTATTCTCTACCAATACTCTAAAGTTAGTAGTTATAGCCACAAATCCGTCAGGTATTCCAGGAACGGGTTGGGCTTGTACAGATTCAGAATATTGATTCTCATTATATTTACTCCAAAGCCAGTAAGCCGTTCTGTTAGAATCTTCTTTAGCCTTAAAGTCGTAGCGAAGATACACAGTACCGTGCTCTAACATAGCACCGTGCCCTGATTTAACCATTCTATCCACAAACTCCTTTGCAGAAGTTTCTGTTATTTTGTCCTCTGATTTGTAACAAGTTCTTCCAGCTATTTCTATTTGTCTATATACAGAGTTTATAAGCTCATCTTTCCACATTCGAGGGCCAATTTCCATATCTGCTGGAATAACTGTATCTCTTGGTTTTTGTTCTATTATTTCAAAACTTGGTTTTATTAATTTCATATTTTTTAGTGAATCCAATGGTCTCCAATTGATATATCTGCTGTTAATGGTGCTCTTGTACAAAATGGTTTACCTCCAGATTCCATACATTGAACTAATATCTTAGCTACTTCTTCTGCTATTTCTTCGGGAGCTTCAAGATTGATTTCATCATGCACAGGAATACAATACTTAACTTTAAAAAGTAAATTGTTTTCCTTCAGCCAATTGAATAGCTTTATAGAAGCCAATTTAAAACACAATGCTCCTGCTCCTTGAATTGGATAATTTACAGACTGCTTCATAGAGTCAGATAATCTTCTTCTTAAGAAATCAGCTTCTTGAACCAATGGATTACTTTCATCACGAGTTTGCATAGCATACTGCCCATCTACTGTTCCTAAATCATCATTTATCCTATTCAGATTATCCCAATCATAAATAAATGCTTTATGTCCTGTCACAGGACTTAATAGAATATATCCATGCTGTACAACAAATGACTTTTGACGTTCTTGATAAGCCTTCAATCCAGCGAAACCATTCATATAGTTATCCTCAATTTCTTGAGCTCTCTTTTTCGGGATACCATAGTTTCTTACTAAAGTAGAAGCATTACCTGCATAATTAAAGCAGAACTCATATCCTTTTGCCTCTTGTCTAAGTTCTGGGAATTGTTTTTTTACTTTTTCAGTAGGCATATCTTGAGGAATTTTGTCCTTAAATACCATCTTGGCTGTCAGAGAATGCATATCTTTAGAACCATTAATAAGTTCATCAAGCATAGCTTTATCATTAGCAACAGATGCCATTAAGAAGGATTCTTGGCCACTATAATCTACAGATATCCATTTATTTCCAGGCTCTGAAACGAAACAGGCTCTAGTAATTGCAGTATGTGGAAGATTCTGAAGATTCGGGTTACTTGAACTTAATCGTCCCGTATCCGTTCCAAGCTGATAAAAATCGGCATGGATACGTCCGCTTATTGGATTTATAAGCTTTAAGAATTTTTCTCCAAAAGCCTTCACTAACTGCCCTGTTTTCTTAAACTCTATATAAGGTTCAATAATAGAACATTTAGCTTTCTGTGGCTCAATAATATCAATTCCAGCAGATTTAGTTTTCTGCTTAGTTTTCTTGTCTACTGTTGTACAATTTATTCCAAGCAATTCAAATAATGGAACAACTTGTTTACTACTATTCCAGTTTATATTACACCTATATGCGTTATCAAATCCAGAGAATAAATCTCCTTGTAGATTCATTTCTACATAATCGAAAGGTATTCCAAATGAATATTCTATTCCTTCATCAACGACTTTCCTCTTTACTCCAAATGCAGTAGGAGGAATCTTCATCAAGTCTTTCATTTCCTTTCTAAGTGTAGTCATAATACTTGTCTTTACAAATGGACGATTCTTAAGCTGTGGGTCTGGATGAACCATTTTATGTTCTTCATAAAAATCTTCCACCCATTTATTGATGCTTGCTTCTGCGTCTTTCATTTGCCTAATATCGTCCTTCATCTTAGCTCTCCATTTTTCTACATCAATCTTAGCACCGCAATATTCAATATAGGCAATAACAGGAACAAAGTGATTCTCAAAGTCAACAGCTTTAAGAAGGTCTTTCTTTACCAACTCAACTGTTTGCTTTTCTTTAATCCTAGTAAGATAAACAACGTCATGTGCAGCATAAACTATAACATCTTCTGTTAATCCTGTATTAACAATTTTACCTCGAATACTCTTATCCAAATCCAAGCCTAAATAATGATGTGCTGCGGATTGTAAAGACAGACTATGAAATTGGGCTGGATATCCCAAATACAATAGCTTCTCAGCTATCATTCCGTCCCACACATTTACAGGGACTATTCTGTGATGATATAAAAATTTTAAATCAAATGAAAGATTCCATCCTAGTAATGTAATATCAGGATTCTCAAACACTGGTCTAAAATAATTAACATCGATTGTTGTGGTATCTACTATTATTTGGTCCTCACCTAAGCCAAATTGAATACACAATAAGGCTTTTGTATAAGGGTCTAATCCTTCAGTTTCACTATCATATTCAATCCATGTATGTTCAAGGATGCGCTTTAATGCTTCTTCTTTAGACATGATTTCATAAGCATCGGACTTAAAGAATCTTTGTTGTTCAGTAACAAGATAAATCATTAATCGACGTATACATCAAGTTTGGTTATGTCTATATCTCCTCTTAATGCTAAATCATCTGCAAATCTCTGCTTCAACAACTCTGCGATTTCAAATTCATCTTTATCCAATGTTCCAAAATACTCATAGAAAAAGTCTCCTGTAATCTCTACAGAAAACTTAAACACTTTCTCGTTTATGTTGTATGGAGCGCTTTCGTCCATTTCCGCTCCTAGTGGTAGGTTTGACATCCTCTTTTTCAGATAAAATGTTACAAATGTCTTTCATCTCACTTATTTCGTAGCCCAACATAGTTCCTAAATGACTTCCTAATTCCGGAGGAAGATACGGTAAACATAAACTTACCGCTTCAAAGAACGGAACTAGGTTACTAATCTTAGTAATTAACAATTCTCGGTTCATGGTAGTATAATAATGTTGGACTGTCTCTGTGGATATCAAGAGCATCAAACCCGTTAAGTGCCAATTCTTGTTGACATTGTTCTACATCAAATTTAGATGTGATAAGATGATAACCATGTAAAGTAGGAACAACGAGCTTCACTCTATCTTCCTCATTACCTCTACACTTCGAAATAATGTCTACTATACTATGCAGCTTCCATTTATCATATACATCAACATCTACCAGTCTCAGTAGGTTCTTTCCGCTAAGGGAAGGTAATTCTCCACAAACATGGTCCCAAACTCTTGGAGCTTGGAAGGTATTTCCTTCCATAAGCATCCTTGCAAGTTTCTCTTGTGCTCCACAAGCTGTTTTGAAATAGCTTCTCTTGTTGAGATGAATGTATGCTCTTGCATTGTTATTTTGACACAGCTCGATTATTTTTTGTTTCTTTTCCTCAAGATGTTCGATACTGTGAATATAATAGGCTTTAATGAGTCTTGCTCCATTATTACCTCTTCCTGTTTCATTTCCGTCCTTTTTGCGCTGAATCACTTGAAGGAAATAAAAATCATCTTCAGATTCAAACTTTAAGAACTCCTCAATTAAATCAAAGTTATCTACTGTCATAATTCTTTTTCTACTACACAATTACCGTAATAATGACTGCCACTTATTGAATATGTCAAGTTACCTTTCACAAAAGTAGCCCAATAATCCAAATCCCAACCGTTTGTTTCATGTTCAAGCTCCTCGAATCCTAGCTGTTCCATTACTTCTAGAACTATATCAAAAGGACATTTACCAACAAAACACTCCGGTAATGTCTCCATAATAGCTAGGAAATTAGCTTTAACATCTCTAAGGGATTGAGTTAACAATTCTCCGTGATTTATAATATTTGTTTCAGTCATTCGGAATTACATTTAAGTCTGTCAAATAAAATCCATTATCATCTAAGTCTTTCTGTACGAAGTATCCATTAACTCCAACAGTCTCTCCTCCAAGAGTATGTATCATGACTTCTCTGTCTTGGTCATATCTTTCAAGGATTTTAATTAATTGCCCCACAAGTATTGCCATTTGTCATAATGTAAAGAAAACTTATATAATCTGTTAGCTGCCTCAACTGGAGTATGACCATCCCATTCATCAGCTTTCCATCTTTCAGGAACATCGAACAGATTCCATTCTTCAGCCCTATAATGATTGCTCACTTGACCAGTAGGAAGGTTAGCCATAACAATAAACCATCCTCCTCCAAAGCATAGTTCACCATCTGCATGTCTGTAAGATTTATGGACCTCATATTTACCTTCCAAGCTGTTAAAGAATGCTGCATTGTACAGCATTCTGTAGTGATATAACTCATCAAAGGTATGAAATCCGTCTGAGATTTGTCCTTCTGGCAAAAATAAATTTTTAAGTCTTTGTAATAGTTTCATTAGAATTTTCCCTCATTAGGTTGTAAACAAGTTAAACCTTGTTCTCTCCACATCTCAACACATTTACAATTGTCTTCAAGAACGAATTGAACATTATATTTTCCCTTAATATTGTCCTCGTAGATTTTTTTCTTACATTCAGCTCCGGGACTGTAGTCTTTAACTGGACGGAAGAACAACTCATCAACTTTAATATCATGCTTAGCCAACCATTCTTTAGTAGCTGCTACAATTTCTGGAGTGCCTTCTCTACCAGTAACAATAAATACTTTACACTTTTCATACATGCGCCTGACAAGCGTACAGGTACCTTCAATGGCAATATCATTCAACATGCCTTCAGCTGCACCTTCTCCAAAGTAAGGTCTGCCAGTGGTATTCAAACACAAGGTGGCGTCCATATCCACTAATATAACAGGGTGACCTCCGTCTACATGCTTGGCACTTTTACTTAACATATTTTTAATATCCTCTTGGATAATAAAGTCACGGTATCTTCTCCAAGTGTCTTTAATTACCTTAGCTCCCATTGGCTGCTCACGCATTGCATCACGACGAATACATTCATCAACTGAAATGAAGAAATCCTTAAATTCCAGTTCATATTCAAATTCTGTGGTGGCGTTAGCAACTTTAATAACGTCTTCCCACCACTTTACTTCTTTAGGATTGAGATTCATATTGTCTACAACAATATTATATCCTTTCCTCGTTGCTTCACAAGCAAAAGAACGCTTAAGTTCAGTAACCATTCCTTCTCTGTTCGGAACCCAATATTCTCCAAGCATGTTACGAATATCGTCATTATTGAAACGGACTCTATGTTCTGGGTCTTCTTTAGCCCATGCCTTTGCCCAGGTTGATTTACCAGAGGCTTGAATACCTCTACAAAGTATTAATTTTCGTTTTTCCATTACTCACGGTACACTAATTGATTAATTACTCCTTCTTTACCCTCGTATGTAGCTCCTACTATTTGTTCGAGATTTTCATCTGGATACTCATCTCCATTTTGTTCTCGAATAATCTCCATAGCTCTAAAAGCATTACGAGCAGCGACTATAATTATCCCTGCTTCGTAATTCCCATGAAATTCATTTGTGTATAAATACATTATTTAACGGCTTTATACAAATCCATTACACTGTGTACAGCATAAGTACGATATGCTTCTTCGATAAGCTCTTGTGCTTTAACAGTTTCGGTTCTTGACAATTCTGGAACTATAAACATCCCATCTTTAGTTTCAATAACGAATGTAATTCCCTCTACAATTGGGTTTTTATCTGTGTTTGGAAATCCAGCATACATGTAATCATTAAACGACACCATACCAAATCTGTGTAGGCAGTCCTTGATTTTATCGAATGGTTTGCTTGTTAAGTTTCTAGGAAGAAGAGTTTCACAGTCATGTTTGTATTTTCTTCTCCACATGATTTTTACGCAAGATTCATTTACTTTGTATTCAAGGAAACCCTCTCCTACTGCAACTGGAGTTTTAGGCAGTAAAGCCCAGAATAATTTACTTATGTTCTCATCTACGATTTGTTTTACTTCTTTGTCAGTCATTTTTATTTAATTTTTAAGATTCTGATTCAATATCTACCTCACCTTTGTCAAGAGCTTTACCTTCTCCGTCAAGGAACTTAAAGCACTTCAACTTAAAGGCTTCCGATTTCATATTCTCAATCTTGATTACAATTCCTTCATGAGGAACTTTATTATCACAAATTGGAGAATTACATTCCATATAGAACTTCTTCTCATTAGCTAATCTAGCCAAGAAGTTCTCATTCCAATGGTCAGACGGAGCCAAGTCAGGATACAAATCCTTCGCATATCCATAATAGAACTCTTCTACTGGATTAAGTCCAACCATTTTACACCACAATTGTACTTCACGAGCAGAGAACTCATGTACTTTACCGTCTACGTTAGTAATAGTTACACGATAAATCTGAACTCCGAAATGCTTTCCATACTCACATTTCTCGTCTCCGACTGGTGGAAGGAAGCCATAATCGTAATTCTTTTGGATATACCCACCATTGGGCAAGAATCCAATGATTTCATAGTATGCAGTCATACCTTTAGACAGACACGGACGAACAATGTCATCAGCATATTTCCATACATCGACTCCATAGAATCCTCCCTGAACATTTCTGTTGTAATACTGGTTTTTAATTACAGAACGAGAAGAATACAAATAGTCGTACTTGTCAAACTCCTCTCCGGTCAACCAACGAGCAATTTTCTGTTTCCAGTTTAGTTCTTGCTTACACAATACATAAGCAGATATTCCAGAAGTTCCGTGAACTTTAGAAGTTATGCTGATAAGGTCGTTGGGATGTAAAACATGCGGACACTTTTTGATAAGGACGGTATCATAGTGGAATCTGAACTGATTTTCGATGATTTTATCAAGTCCCTTAGGCTGCTTTCCTTTACCCGAATTGCCTGAGCCTGGCTCTCCCGGAGTGCGAGTATTTTTAGGGATATACTTCTTATTAACCCAAAATTGTTTTCCATCGTGTTCAACTGAATCAAATTCAACTCCTTCTTCCACATTAAGTTCTACATTTACAGTAGACATTACCCAATTCTGCAAAACCACAATAGGGATAATGAATCCCTCAGACAGCTCACCACGCAATCTGATAGCCTTCACGCGACCATTGTCCTCAAACATTCCATTCTTCGTCGGGTCGTCATTAAGGTTCTCATGACGGTATAAATTAGCGTAGCTAAGGAATTTGGGATTGATGCAACAAGCTGTCGGGAAGTACACATATAAACCCGGTTCGGAGTCAATACCAGTAATAATATTAAAGCCGTCAATACAGCAACATTTTAACTTAGTTACCTCTGGGTCAGAGTGTTTGTGGAAGTTTTCGATTTTTACAATCTTTGCCAAATAGTTCACATTGGCATTTTTACTTTGTATTAATTTCATAATTCAACTACTTGTTCTGGTGTTACAAATTCAAAATTACTTTCTTCATAAGTTTGATGGATTTTATAGGCCTCAAAATACTTTATTGCGGAGACATATTCTTGTACAGTGTCTCCTTCAAGTATTTCTGAACTCCATACATGTACCTCTCCGTTTGCCTTAAAGTAACAGGTAATTTTACCGTTCTCGGGATTAATTCCGAAACAGGAGTTTCCAACAGGCTTTAAATAACGATTTTCAACTCTTCTATAACCCATAAAAAGAGCTGCGTTCTGTAAATCCTTACTGTTCATATATACTCCATTCCTTAGACAAAACGGCATCAGTATAGAATTTAGTTACCACATAATTCACATGTGAACCTTTAATTCCACAGATGATTTTTCCATCTTCCATGTAATACATACGAGTTTTATCACCAATAGTCAAACAAACTGTAAGACCACTTTCCATAAAGGAGATTGCATCTCCAAATCCAAAATTTTCCATATTTATCTTTCTTTTATTAATTCTAAAAATTCATCCCAGTTTTCTGTGCTGTCATACATAGCTTCAATAACATCACTAGTAAAACGGCTCATTAGTCTGAGAGTTTGTTCAAATACGTCTTTAAACATATCGTCTTGTTCATCCTTACTAAGCGTCTTACCAGTCATTCCGACTAGTAATTCGCCTACTTTGGATGCAATGTCTATTTGTTTCTCATAGCTCATAGGCTCGTGTGGCTCTGTATTCACACATAAAGTTTGCAAATGATTGTGCTAATGCTTCATCTTGCTTATTGTTGTAGAAGAACTGGAAGCAATGAAATAACTCATGCCAGAAAGTATTTTCTATTTGCTGTTCAGTTAATTGCACTATTTTTCCTTCATCATCCATGCTTTTGGCTACGACTATTTTTCTCCTTATATCATTGTGGTAGCCGTAATTTCCATCATCGGACTTATCTACAACTTGTACCTCATACTCGGTATTTGCTATTTTAAACCTTTTAGGGATTTCCATTCGTTTAAGAAGTCTTCCATTATAAGTTCAGATTCTGATTCATCTATCCGCACATCACCAGTGTCTATTTCCATACTGATTATATCATATATGGCGTCCGTTAATTCACCCTCGTCCTTACATTCCAAAAAATCTTCTGGATTCAGTTTGAGTTCAGAATAAATAAAACCTTTCCAAATGTACCTATTAAACTCTACCCAATGCTCACTCATAGTCTCTTATACATTTTAATACAGGTTGTAAAGGAGTTCCTTCTTCTGAATAATAGAAGAACTTAACAGTAGCCATTTTACCGATAATATCATCTAGATTGTCTCGATATTCTTGTTTCAATTCCCTACTTCCCATTGGTTTAGCCTTAAATTCTATTCCATCTTCGGTTATGCAAGTAAAACACATATCTTCATCACGAAGACCTTCCGAAATACCAGTGATTTCAAATTCTGCATCCTGATACTCTTTAATTTTAATCATGTCATTAGTACGTTTTCCAAAGCCATACAGCTTACTTGGATTACGAATAACAACACCCTCAAAACCTTCACCTACATACTTGTCATGTAACTTTTTAATATTTGTCCAACCACTAACTTCTTCTTGAGGAACAAGTCTTATTTGTAAATTCTTAGTAAGAATAGGGGTGAACAAATCAGAAGTAATATTCAACTCTTCTGCCATTTCAAGCATTTGCTCATTTCTTTGAGTAAAGTCAGCTTCTGCATCCATAATGTCATACATCCAAAACTCTAATTCAAGAGTTCTAGGGTCGTCTTGCTCTAACCTTGCGGTACCAGAAATCCATTGAAGTGGTCTACCATGAGAATATAGTTCTCCGTCAATAGATACATCTGGATGATTCTTAAACCACTCTACCAAAGCTGGATTATTTCTTATGTGAGCAGTAGCAGGGTCATAATCTCCCCCACCTCTGCTTGAAGAACGAACTTCCCCATCTTTAAAATAGAAGGAACAGCGAACTCCATCAATCTTGCGAGATGCTAACCACACTTTGACCTTATCATATACACTTGTTGCAACCTTATTAAAGTCTTTAGCAAGCATATGTTTTTTACATCCATTAGCATCGGTCTTATGCTCTGGAAGAATTTCATCAAGTTGGGCTTTAGTATAGTCGTTGATGCTCCCTTCGATTAACTTATATCCTTTATCTTGATACTTTTTAAGGTGAGAGTTATATTCAAGTTCTGCTTGTTGTGTAACAGTTCTTTTAACCTTCCCTTTAGTAATTGTAATATCTGGCTGTGCTGTAACCTTACCTTGATATTGGTAAGTGTTTCTTTTAATAGTGAAACCAGAGAGTTCACTTCCTTCACAGGAAATCTCAACTACTCTAATTTTTCCTTTTGAGTCTTTACTTATTAATGTATTATTCATTCTTTATAAAGCTTTAACTGCCTTATATTTAGAGCTTTTGTTTTTAGATACATAATCTATAGCTGCCTCTTTACTATGAGTCCATTTTGTGGGCCCGCTTTTTGACGTATATATTACATACATCGTTTTAGGAAGTGGAGATTCCTCTATCATTTCATATTCGGCATCTTCTATAACTACTTCTCTATACTGTTTCAGTTTTTCTTCTAACCCCATACGTAATTATCTAATTGGTGAGTTTCCATAAATTCTCCTCTTAAGTCACGAACACATTTCATATCCCATCGTGTTCCAGCATGTCTAAGTGCAGCAGCCAGATTACTGTTGTATTCTAGGCTACTTGAAGGAACAAATAAATCCTTAGATTCCCATACGGTGGATAAATTTGCTTCTTCATATCTTATTATACACCATAAATGTCTTCTGTGGTCATAAGAAGACTCTATAGTCTCAAACACAATTTTCCCTGAATCAGGATTAACTGCAACTATCCTAGCATTGGTAATGCCTTTGATTTTAAAGCACTTCCCAATAACTTTACTTGCTAAATCGTCCTGTACTGATGTTAATGCATTTTTTAATTTAGATGTGGCTGTAATTAATCCTTCAATCTCTGCCGGTACCATATTACTCATTTTTATAAAAACTTGATTATATTATTTTTCTCCAGTATGTCCAAATCCACCTTTACGGTCAGTTTCATTCAATCTTGCAACTTCTTCCCATTCTGCCACACAAGCCCATCCAAATACTAATTGGGCAATACGTTCTCCATCTTCAATGTACACTGCTTCATGTCCTTGATTAATAAGGATTACATGTATTTCATCCCTGAAATCTGCATCCACAGTGCCAGGAGTATTAAGTACAGTAATTCCCTTTTTTAGAGCTAATCCACTTCTAGGTCTTACTTGACATTCCGCCACATATCCGTCTGTAAGATTGTCAGGAAGAGCAATCTTCAATCCTGTTGGGATGAGTGCTCTAGCACCTGGGTCTAAACGCAGCATTGTGACTTTATTAACATCAGACTTAAAGAGAATTTCACAATCTCCAAATGCCTTAATGGGTTTATCAACTGTTACTCTACTGAAGTCTGCACGTATATCCATACCTGCGGACATAGGAGTTTCATACTGGGGAAGTTTGTTATTCGATAGATTAATTACTTGTACCTTCATTTAAATAGTTTATTAGAGAGTTCAATACGTCTTTATCTGCTTCTGAATAGAAAGCCTTAATCAATTCATCTCCTTCATAAACTGCAACAAACGGAGTCATTCTGGCTCCGCATGATGCTTTTAGTTTATATGCTTGCTTCTTTTCTTTATAGCTTTCTTCATCGAACATTTCCAGAAAGATTCCAGACAAATTTGCGTCTAGTATCCTATCTGCATCAGAAGGATTACTATAAACAAATTTTACTGTTACCATTCTTCGTCTATTATTACAAGCTCAACACTAGTATAATCCCCAGTTGAACAATAGAACTCAAACACATCGCTATTATCATAAAGGTCGTAAATACTACCGAAACGGTCATCAGCCATTGTATCCCAATCAACATAGCATCTTACATGTTCGGGAACTGTACGTTTTTCTTCCCAAAGATAATCATCTTTAGCGTTCTCTAACATAGTGTCTATATCATCACTGTTACAGACTTTATATGTTTTTGAAATTCCCTCTTCTTCATTTTCATAACAAACCTCACGGTCGTCATAATCATCAGTTGTAATCATTTGAAGAATATCTTTGATGTCCTCTTCTGGAGTTTCTTCGTTGAATCTTTTGTCATGCAGGTCTAGTACTGCAACAACTCTCCAAGGTTCGTCAAAAAGTTCTCTATCTTCAATATAATTAGCCATAAACACGAGGGTTTGTTCTCTTTCAGTCATCATTTTCGTAAATTTTTATTGTAATAAATGAGCATCTTTTCTTGTTCTAGACAGAGCAACATATTGCAACTGCCGTCTTTCATCTTCATCTTTACAAAGGTTGATATTCTTCATATCAACAAAAACCTCACCATAAGAACTTCCTTGAGACTTATGCGTTGAGCAAGCATAGCCATAGTCGAACGATTTTTTCCTAATCAATCTTCCATCATAGTATAAATCGACTGGAGTAGTGAAACTTCCAATAAGTTTATAATATTCACTCCAAGCGGATTTAGATTGTTGCATCCGCCCTGCTTCTTTAAGATTGATAGCTTGTAATCGTAATCCTTCAATACGTGATGCAAGAGCTTGTTTATAATCAGAATCAAGGTCTCTTGCAATCATTGATATTGTAGTTCTATCGTCTGTGGTAGAATCATACATATTCAGTTCATACCCAGGAACTTTCATAAATCCGGGTATATAAATGTCACGCTTTACTGGCTCGTCTACTATAATATAATCCATAGAGTTCCAGAATTTAACTCCGTTAAACTCGAGATTCTCATATCCAGTTAAGAACTCAAACTGATGATATTCAACAGTTCTTGCATCTTCCCAGATTACTCGTCTGATACAGTTGTTATAACTGGCAACCATAGCATTTGTATACGCTAATATCTTAGTTGCCAATATATCTCCATTTCTCATAGCCTTCTTGTAAGCTGGCACTGCGGCCTTTAAGAATGGAACAACGTCAGAATGACAATATAGAGAACCCTCCTCTGATTCTACAGAGTGAAACCAATCAATGGTTTTGCTCCTCAAGGTAGTTAATATAGGCATCAAGGCATTATTCTCTGCCTGCCTATAAACCTTAGTAAGAGTGTATTTGTCTTCCAAGTTAAATACTTTGGAAGTGGTAAGTGAATTAACCGGACGTAACTGACATTTATCTCCTACAAAGATAACCTTACAATTAAATGCGGCACATTTCTCAATCAACAAATCAAATAAATCATCATTTATCATTGAAGATTCATCGCATATAACTACTCCACCTCTCGGCATTTGTATTCGTCTATCACTTACTCTAAACTTTAAATCTTTGAAATCCAAGGCAAGGATTTCTATGTTTGGAGATAATTGTAGCAATTGATGTAGAGTAATTGCATTTCTGTCAGCAAATCTGGATAATACCAACTTAGCTTTATGAGCAGGAGCACACAAAGCATAGTCCATTTCTAATTCTGAATCCATATATTCAATAAGGTTTCTCATTAGAAAACTTTTACCTGTACCTGCTGCCCCAATTAATGAAAATGCTCTCTTAGATTTATCTAATAAGAACCTTTCCATTAAATCCAATGCTTCTCTTTGCTGTTCTCCTAATTGAGGTTTCTCTGTTTCTACTCCTATGTTTGATAGTGTGAAATTAAACATACTATGCAAACAATAGTGTTAACAATACTATCACATTAATGACAGTTTTATACGGATATATGTCCATATCCCTCTCCAAGTCATAGTATTTCCTCAAATAATCTCTCCCTACTGGATTAAGTACAAATATAGAAGTTAATACCATATTTGCAATCCATATCCATACAATGATTTGTGCTATTAAAACCATAATGCTATATAATAAAAAAGAGCGGTTCTATACAAACCACTCTCTCCAAAATAAATTAGTAATATCTTCTAATACATAAAGACCTGCTTCTTCATATGTTTTATTAACTTTATACATTTTCTGATTGGTGTTAGGATTATCAAGTGGGCCTAATTCCTCAATATACGGTCCTAACTTAATAAAATCATACTCCCCCAGTCTTCTTTCTAAACCAAGCGGTAATTGTTCTCTTCCAGAATACCATGCTGTTTTGAGAGAAGGATAAAGAGCTCTTATATGCTTGCATAGGTAATAAATGTCCATAGGATTGGAATCTCCTCCCATAAAAGCCACACAGGTTATTCCTTCATTCTTGTTAATCAGACAATCTAGTTCGCTGTGAGTCAATTCCTTACCAATATCCTCTGCCAAGTAAGAACTATGACAGCCCTTACAATGACATGGACAATTAGAAATGTTTATACAGAGAGTTACCTCAAGAGGAATCTCTCGTAGTGTTACTGCTGTGTCTGTATATTTAAGCATTTGTATATCCTAATTTAGAATTGTCTACTGTGTAAGTAAGAGAATTGTACACTCTATGTGTTTGCTCTTCTTGTCTGCCTGCTGACCAATTCTTTATCTTAGTAAGATAACCAATGATTCTGTCATACATATCTATGTGAGTGCTTCCACACTTAGGACAAGTAGTAACAGGAACCTTAGTAATGAACCCACAGTCTTGACATTCAGAGTTTGGAACATTAAATGTTAGATAACTACATCCAACAGTGGCAGCATAGTTGAGTAACAGACTTGCCTGATTCTTAGTAGGATGTTCGGATAGATTAATATGAGCTGCACTTCCTCCGTCTAGCCAATCACCAACATATTCACTTCCATGAAGTTTGATTTTCTCCAAGATTGAACTGTTAGATTCTGGTAAAAATACATAAGAAGTATATAAGTTTCTTTCTTTAGGAACCCAATACCCATCAGCTTTATCCCAGTTGTAATTCTTCACAGCTAAAGATTCAGCAGGAACCAATTCAGTGTTGAACATAGTTTTCTTAGTATTATGGAGTTGATTTTGCTCTTTGATAGTTCCGAAAATAAGATTACAGAACTCTTTGTACTCATCATTGTCACTACATTCAATTCCCAAGAACATTGCAGCTTCATTCAATCCATTTAAGCCAATGGTTAAATACTGATTATTCAGGTTGATAAATCCAGCTTCGTATACAGGCAACAGATGTGCATTATATAAGTCCCAAAGTAGCTCATTGTAAGCCGTATGATACTTATAGACTCTGTCTAAAATATTGGTTAGATACTCTTTTACCTCTGGATAGCAATGCTTGCTGAGTTGTGTTCCCGGAATAGGACATTCATCTTTAGTTTCTCTTATAAAATTCTGAATAATCCTGTTCAGATTAAGAGTGATTACAGACTTGGAACCAGTTTGTTCTCCAACTAATCCGTTGGTAAATGTAAACTCATTAGATTGGAGTTTATTCTTTAATCGGCAGCAGCTTGATAAAGAATCTACACTATCACTTATATAAGTAAAGAATGAATGTCCTTCTGCATACTCTTCTGAAACAAATTGTTCCCATTCCTTATCTTGAAACTCTCCGTCCTTATAAAGAAGAGATACTGTTTCTACTGGGAATGTGAGCATACAACGAAGTCTCTCTTGATTAAACCACTTCATAAATTTCTTTTGAAGCCAGTTGAGAGAGTCCCATTTTGGAGTATCTCCGTCAGGGAACACGAAATGTCCATACATTCCTTCAAAATAAGGTTTATCGAAATAACTTACATTCCAGAAAGCTGACTGGAAACCTCTTGCTGCGGCAGGTTGATTAACAGAATATACAATTTGTTGGAATTTCTGCTCAATTACCTTCTCAATACTTCTGCATTGTGGCTCCTCATAACCTTCTTCTAATAGCTCTTCAGCACTAATTGGGAATGGGTAGCCATACATTTGAACTCCTGCATCAGCATACTTCCAATAATCATCGCCCCATTCTTTGCGAGCAAAGTGGTCAAACATCACTAAGAAACTAGCAGTTGCAACTGCTCCTGCAAATTGAGAAGATACAGCAAATATCATATTTACAAACATTCCACAGAATGAATCAAGGTTCTTTGGAGATGCAGATAAACCACCAATTCCCTTAATTCCGCCTTGCAGGAATGGATAACAGGATAAAGCTACACAATATGGGAATCCAAATGTAGAATTTTCATCATGTTTATAGATGATATGGCTCTTTAAATCTCTTTCATACTGTTTGTAGTCGAAATCAGGATATAGTACTTGAAGTTTCTCCTTCACTCTGTACCTATTAAGGTCTATGTTATTACTTTTGTACAGCTCATTGTTAAGTACAGCAATATTCTTATTGGCTACATTTGAGTTATCATCAACTTCTGAGCCTTCCGCTGCATTAGAAGCCTTCATAAATTCCTTTATAAATTCTTCTCTTTCTTTCACATTCTCACGAACACGAGCTCTGTTTTCTCTATATAAGATATAAGCTTTAGCAACATCAGGGAAATCAAAGTCCATAAGAATCTCCTCTATCTGGTCTTGTATGTCCTCAATCGTTATTTCATCCCATACTTCAATAGAATCTAAAATATCCTCGACAGTATCTTCTTGTGGTGTGTATCCGCAAGCACTAAATGCTTTCAGGACTGCAATTTTGATTTTTGAGGCATTGAAAGCCTCACTTGTTCCGTCTCTTTTTATTACGTTCATAGATATAAAATTGTTTATATTGTGCCGAAATGCTTTACAAAGATAGTAAAAAATTTCGACACTTCAAAACAAATTGCTATACTGTTAAGATGTCCTTTAGTAGTAAAGTTTTCTCAACTTTATTCATTATATCTTTTCCTCCATCATTGCTGATTAATTGAGTAAATGCATTATATACAGTGAACATATTTACTGGCTGGTCTTCTGGAACATAATATTCGGATTTCTTGTCAAACAATAGTTTATAAGCATCTATTGGAGTACTAGTTGCTAGTTTGACTTTACCATATCCAGAGTCATATGCCATGTTAATAGAGTTTCTCACCCACATTCCAAGATTTCTCTCGATTTGTTCATCAGTTCTTTCAAACTCTGTTTTATGCAATTTCTCTAGCCAGACTTTCATATCATTAGTCTGTTCCATTAGAGTGGTTACAGGTCTATAATTGATAGCTTTCTCTGGCGATAATTCCTGAATACTTAAGAAAGAAGGATTAAACACGCAGAGGTTAGTACAGGCTCTATTGAGTCCACCTCTATATATCTTTACAACTGGTTTGCGTACATCTAATCCATATATAAAACCAACTACTTCATCGTGATTGTCAAATGAATATTCTTCTGGCATTACTGCCTGTATCCATACACGATTGTAAGTAACATCATCTACATCTATTCCTCCGTCTTTGGTTTTAGTTATCTGGTCTGGTAGTTTTACTTGAATTCTAAAATCATCAGTAAACTTTGACATTCTTTCTAAGAAAGGCGTTACATACGCTTCAGTTTTAAAGTACTCATTGTCTTTAATAACAGTAGCTTTACCTTTCAGTAATTCAGGCAGTGTGATTTCCACTTATATTTAATACTTTCAATGTTGTTCCACGATTTATCATATCTATGAATTGGTTGAGGGAATCCTCATAATCTTCAATTAAATCTTCTCCGAAGATTGTCTGTATCATGTCATCATCAAACCGGAAACTTCTATTGTAGGGGTCGTACTCAAGATAAATGTAATCAGTTATTTCTGAGTACTCTTCCTCAGCTTTTTCCTCTCCAACTAAATAATCCAGAAGAGAATAGGCTGCTTCAAACTTTTGTTGAACGGCCCATAAAAATTCGCTTTCAATTTCACCTTCCTCTAAATAACATATGTTTACATCTTCCGGATGGATAAAACCGCGGGTTGCTTCACATAGAGAAAAAAGGCAATCAATTGCCTCTTCTCCTGCGTGATTTTCTAATATTTCTCTAAACAAATAATTCATTGTAATACAATTCTTCCGTCAATAATTTTTGCACCATCTATGATTGAATAATCAGTACAAGCCGGAGTGTTCCCAAAATTCTTGTGAATCCACTCAGAGCTTCCAAATAGAGAACCTACTGATTTATATGTAAACCTACGTCCGTAGGTTGTTGCAGATTGATGTAAATCTCCCTTTACAAATACAACCTTATTTCCGAATATCTGTTTATTATCGAGGTATTCATTAATAAAGTTCTCTGTCTTTACATCTAAAGTCAGAGGAAGATTCTTAAACATATCCTTATTATCCTTTCCATGACAAAGGACAAATGTAGTGTCTCCTACATTAAACTCTCCGATGAACTTATCGAAGATTGCACACTCTACACCTTTATGAGTAAGGATTGCTTCCAATGCTACATTGGCTGCATATCCAAAGTCTCCATCATGATTTGATTCTCCAACACAAATATATTTCATTTCGTTGTAGTTCAGATGATTTAAGGTATCGAAGAACTCTACCATACACTCGATAAATGTGTGAATTTGTTCTTTATTACACATATTCTGTGGGAGAGAATGTCCGCCACGAGTGGTTTGTCCATTATACCCGTCAAGAGAATCTCCAAGATTACAAACATAGATGTTATTAAACCCATCATATAAGGCATTGAGTCTAAATAGTTCATCTGCAATCAATCTCAATCTTCTTCCAACTTCTTCCTTATTATAAGGATTGGAATAAATTGAGAGAGGAGAAACATATGCACCAATATGCATATCTGACAAATAGATGATAATGTCTTGCTTGCCACAAGATTTCTTTGGAGAGTACTTGGAAAGATTCGTCAAATTCAATCCGTCCAAATCAATATGGATTCCTTCTTCAAGCTTTCTCTTTAACTCAATGTTTTCGAGAGCATACTTTTTAAGAAGTAATCTATCGTTCTTTACAGATTGTTCTTCGATTGTTCGTAAGAAGTCATTCTCCTTTTCACGCATTTGCATATCTGCCAATTCCTCTTGAGTATGTTCCTCGATAATATGAGGGGCAAATGGAGATACGGCTTTAGTAATACTGAATACACGAAGAATACGTTTGAAGTCAATAAGAGAATATTCAGGGAAATATCTACTTATCTCTCTTTGAGTAATAGACATTCCATAATATGAATACATTCGGTGAATGTTGTTCATTTCATCTCTTGTAAGTCTTCCAGTAAGAGGAGCTTTGTCTTTTCTTAAGACTTTAAATTCATAGAACTTAATCTTCCCATCTTCGTCACGGATAAGATTAACACTATTTCTATCGTCGTCTGCTTCAAGTTGCACTTGTTCCAGAGTAGTATCATCTGACGTGGGTTCTTCCGTTGAAGCTGCCGTTTCTTGAGTGAAAGGAAGTTCCGGACATGAAGTTTTACTCCACAATTCATTGATTTTATCCATATCTTCTTTATTAATCATACCTTCCTTGTAATGATTACTTATGTTTTCATAAGTGTCTTCAAAATACCTTTTCGGAAGTTTGTTTGATTTAGTAAAATCTGACTTAGATGCTCCAAGTTCAACCAGTTGTGATAAACGCGCGATAAAATTAGTAATTGTTTTTTTGTAAATCATTTTTCAATGTTTTAAGTTAAGCTGTTACGCCTTTAAAGTTTATTAAAATAAAAAAGGAGTCCGTCTAAATTAATAGACGAACTCCTCTGGGGCTGTATTGATACATAGAAGTTATGCTACAATACCAAAGCAAAGGTATGTTCCTTTCTTAGCACTCTTAGATGGAGTATATTCTACCTCAAATGCGATAGGTTCTCCTTCAAGTACTTGTTTTGTGTAAGTGCAAACGATGTCACCTTTATAACCTTTGTCAGTGTAAAGGGATTTTGCAATTTCTTTAGCCTTAGCTTTTGTTTCGCTAGTTTCTGCGATAACAGAGCCAGATTTCTTATCAATCAACTGATAAGTAGTTTTGTACTTTCTCTTACCTTTTTCGTTCTTTACGTCATTTACTTTGTAAGGACGTTCACGAGTGTCAGCAGCTCCGGCTTCGATTGTAATCATACAACCTGCGTTCTTAACATTCTTAGTGTGTTTTGCAAGATAATCCAGACAGAACTCTTTGATGTCCTTTTCTGTGATTCCATCTTCGTGGTTTTTCTTCCAATTCTTATACGCCTGAGTTGCGTCTTTCATTACTTCAAATGGTAATTGAGCCTTTGCTTCTTCTTTAGTAAATGCACATACTTCTAATTTCTGGAAATTCAATACTTGTGTTGCCATAATTCAAAAAATTTTTTAAACATTATTCTTATTAATCATCTTCTATTTATTGTTACAAAGATAGTCATTTTTCTGTAACTCACCAAACTAATTTGGTAAATAAATCTTAATAAAGTATAATCTAATTCTTGAATTATCTATAATGTTCTTCCGAAGAAGTGATACAAAGATACTACATTTTTTCGAGGTTGCAAAACCTCACTTGTTAAAAAGTGTGAAAATAAATTTATATCAAATTTCTTTCTTTATATTTGGAGGATAGACAAATGGATTTTTCCATACCTTTTCAAGGGTATCCACACTCTCTTCGTTCCAATTACACTCAACAATGCGTTTACCTTCTACCGTCTTCTCTTCAACTATCCCCATATTAGTGAGTAGCTGATTAAATCTCATACAGGGATTTTTCTCAACCATCATCCTAATTTCCCAAAGTATTTTCCTGTTAGCAGTTTGCCTTAGGTCTTCCTTAGTATACTTTCTTAGGGATTCTGCGTTCATAAACATTGACCAACTCATTAAAATGGTAAATATTCGTGAAGTATCTTTCCAATCTGTGTCGCCATTTCAGCCGGAGTTTTAATTCCAAATGTGGGGAACTCTGTACAGCCGTACATAAAGTCCTCACACATAATAGCTAGCCCCTTTATAAACTTCTCTGGAAGGGGGTCTTTGGCAGTAATCTGCATTAGTATTTTATAAGGAGTGATGTCTGGTCTTTGCTGTTTGGCTTTCATAGTCAAGTGGCAAGTCAGAGCAATCACTGCAAATTTATTACTGACATCAGCATTCAGATAGCCGAGCGAGAAGTTGTCGGCATAAAGCTGTTTCATTTCATCATACGTCATATCGTAATATTCCATTAAATAGGTGTCTCCCATGGATTTACAGTATAAAATGCAACCATTCGCAATAGCTTTACAAACTCTGCGAATCCTCTTATTAGTTCTTTCTTACTGACTTTATATACTCCAGCAAAATAATTGGGAACAGTAGATACCAATAGCATGTTTGCTTTCATGTCGGGCTCTTTAAGCCCGTATATATGTTCAGCAGCTAGCATTAGTAACCAACCATACATACCCATTTGCCGATAATAATGATATTGTTCCCAACTTTCATTAAATCGAGTCAAATAATGACCAGTAGTTTTTAAGTCATTTAATGTGATAAGGTTCTCATCTGGACAAATAGTATAATTATCCAGTTTAGCTTTTAGCTTTAATATGAAAGGCTCGTGGTCTGGAACTGTCACTTCGACGTCCAGTATAACGGCTTGCTCATTTAAAGACAATGGTGGAGTCATTATAAATTGAGGATTTAATAGAGACTGTATCTCCTTATTCCTATTTACTGACTGCAAACAAAGCTGTAATTTCTCCCTTGATTTGGAATCCAGATAGATTGGAATCTTGGATGTATTATTTCCAAATTCATATTTCTTTCTGTCAATCCAATATTCTGTGCACTTATTACGTATGGATAAGATTTTCTTATCGTCCATTTTACCCTTGTAATAATCTATCTTGTCAGAAGCGGCTATAATATCTTCATCAGATACTTCACCTTTTATTAAAAAGACGGAATATAGTTCATCTGCCATGAATCCAGCTTTTGCTGTTGGTCTATCGACCGAGTCCACTAAAGTAAATTCATTTGGCTGTAAAACTAATTCATGCACTGCAGAACCAAATACTAATGAATCTGAGTAAGCGGTTTTCAGTCCTTCAAAATACTGCTCTGGAGACCCTCCTTGCTCAGGGTTTATATATTTAAGTCTCGAGTTACTGATATAATCTCTATATCCATTCCCAAAATACTCTTCATCAGTAATGTCAAGTACCTTGAGTGTTTCTACAAGGGGACGTAACTTAATATCCTCAAGCTTCATTTACCTGTAACTCAAGTTTATAGGTTGCATTGGGAATATCTAATTCATCAGCGGATTCATATACGTACATAAGTCCTTCTTCGAAGTCCATATCAATACAATATACTTTGTCTCCCGCTCTATATTTACCAACGTCCTTGATAAATACACAATTCATAAAAGTTATAAAAAGATTATCGCATAAGTCCCAACTTCCCCAAGTGAATAATTGTTTTTCCATTAACCGTAAGTTTTCATGAAGCAGTAGGCATCCATGATTTCTTCTTTACAAAGAGAGAATACTTTATACATAGGAAAATCTGAAGTTCTTTCTGTATGATATACCAATGCAGGCAAGCCTGAATTGTGACACTTCAATACATTGCTGATTGAATCATCAATAAATACATCGACCTTACCTTTAATCATATCAGCTTTATTGCCGTGCTGATAGACCATTTGATAGATAGGAGCTTTCGGGAATCCGTTCATCTCCAGCCACTTCTTAGTCCATTCCTTATTGTTTACTCTTTTTGTGCAATACAGAGCTGGCTGGAAATCTGGCATATTAATAACCTTCAGACCAAGCCAAAAATCTCTGTCTTTAGATAATACCTGCTGCACGTTTTTAGTAATTATACTATCTTCGAGCATACGTGGATTGTTTTTTGTATCAAAATACTCACAATATGCTCCCCAAAAGTCGGCTAGACAATCGTCTATGTCTAATCCAATTCTAAATCTCTTCATTTAATAAAATTTTATTCTTTATAAAGCGTCTATATCAATGACATCACCTACTTGGGCATTTGCGGCTTCGATGATGTCAATAAACTCACTCCAATCCCCAGGATAGTCTAAATCCCAGAGATTTACATAAGTTTCAATGATTTTATCCTTAGCTTCTTGAAGGCTTCTGGCTGTAATTTTCTCAACCCAGACGCTATCACTGGTGCTAAAAGGAACTACGTATGTGTTCATTCACAAACTTCGTCAAAGTTTTCAACAATGTCAATCATCTCATTATCGAGAACATCCCAGACTTGGTCGAATATGGTTTGTGGCATCTTTTCGTAATAGGCATAAGCAATACTGCCGGCCATAGCTGCAATAGTATCACTATCCCCACCCATAGAAATAGCTAGTTTTAAACAATCCTCGTAGTCTTTAGACTCAAGAAATGCAAGTAAAGCAATAGGAACACTGCCTTGACAAGTAGAATCGAAATGATATTCTGGACGAATCTCATCCAAAGTCTTAGATGCATACTCTGGATAATATTTATTGAGAATGTCTCTCACAGAATTTTTAGTCCGAAGTTTCTGTTTCATTACGTATATTGCCAATGCAATAGCTTGAGCACCTTTCACTCCCTCTGGGTCATTATGAGAACACAGAGCAGAGTTCTTAGCGAGTTCAAGACACTCCTCAGCACTTTTAGCTGCATAGCCACAAGGACTTACACGCATTGCCGAACCATTACCATAGCTTCCATAAGGAACAGGATTATCAATCCATTTACGGAACATTCCACCATATCCTCTGTTGGGATATTTCTTACACATTTCTTGGATGCACTCTCCAAATTGCTCTGGAGTAGGATTTCCGTACTTTAGAATAGCATTTGCTACTCCAATAGTACATACAGTATCGTCTGTAAAACCATTACCTGTTCTTACTAAACGAACCACTTCATACAGTTTAGTTCTTCCGAACTTTGCTTCATAGGAGGAACCGCAGACATCACCTGCAATTGCTCCAAATAGTACATAGTCTATTATCATTGGTAGCTGACTGAGTTTTTAATAGTTATTTCTTCGTTATAAAAGTTGAATCCTTCTGGAGTTCCAAAACTTGCCATTGAAAATGACCTGTCTATTGCTCCTTCGTAGATTTCATCATCTTCAGCTTCTTTAGATACCTTGACAATCATTCCTTTAAAACCTCCACCTACTGGCTCTATTGCAAGAACAATATAGTCATAGCCATTGCTTGCGTATCTGAGAAGGCACGGATAAGGGAGTGTCTCAGACGTCATAGGAAACATGATTCTCTCTCTTTCTGTTTTAGGAGTATGCTTAATCATAATTCAATTATTTTAATTGGATTTAAGTTAAATGAACTTGGGGTTATTTGTACTTTATCTTTTGTAAGAATCACGTTCTTACTTAAAGATTCGGGTGGATAAAGATAAGTAGGAATCTTAGAAGTTTCCAGATACTTAGAGAAATGGGCTCCGAAAGCAATGTTTTCCATACCTTCTGTGAGTACTTTCTCTTCAAGATACTCGAATACTCCCTCATCAATTCCACTATCACTACGTCCAGAAGGCATCAACGGCAATAGAACATGATATTTTACATCACTTCTATAGCGTTTCCATTCATTAACAAAATAGTCAACGGATTCCTTGTTGGAAATAATATGGTGAATATTTACATTTGTGTCACCCATCGTAATGAGATTGCAAATAGCCATATCAGCATATTTACGTAACTCTTTATTTCCTAAACTTACAGCAACTCCACCTACAAAATTACGAGTATATTCAAGCAATTCTCGATTAGTAGCTTTAGACAATGTAATACCATTAGTAGTATAATTAGGAACTACTCCCGTATTATACACTGTTTCCAAGAACTTACAAAAGTCTGGATGAATAGTAGGCTCGCCAGTAGAACCAATAGCAATTTGAAATGGCTTATCAGTAATAGTGACGTGATTAGCCTTTTCTTCTTTATAAAGACTCATCCACTTTACCCATGTTTCGCATATATCAGGATAATTAATTCCCTTGTGTGAAGCACTCACATAGCAAAATGGACATTCTGCATTACAAAGAGTGTTGATGCCTACATCATAAAACTCTGCCTTATCAGCTGGAAGTTCTTTTGCAACTCCTTCGCCAAGTCTAATAGTCTTTAAATTTGGAGACCAAATTGCATTATAATTGTAGTCTGGAAACACTCTTCTTTTTAAACCCCAATGGTTAAAATCTTTCATCTTTTAATTGTTTTTAGTTTCTTTCGTTTTTTGGAAGTTCTTTCCATTCAGAATAAGATACAACCTCTATCACTCTTTTGGTTTCTGGGTCAATACGACAATAACCGTCACAGTTTACCACTTCAAGGTTATCAAGTAGCCAACTGATTGTAGCTCTTCTACTGTGGTCTATATCAACCCATACAAGTTTTTCCAATTCTTCAAGAGATTCTTTAAATTGTAAAGAGAAGACTTCCTTGGTGAATAAATCCCGCTTGTTTTCAGGTATATATTCATTCTTATCTTCGTTGTAATAATCATCAAAAGTCTTTATCTCCAATTCCCCGCCCATACCGGATGAAGAATCGTACTTGGCTCTTTCTTCGTCAGATAGTTTCTCCCACTCATCCCAATCGCCATCAAAATAGTTCTTGTTTGCAACTTGCTCAATTAGATTTACTAAATCATTGACTGGAGTAGTTGCCTTAACTACGAATACCTCTGAACTAGAGTTCGTAATAATGTCTGAAACAGACTGTAATTTAATTCCTAATCGCATCTTTCTACTGTATAATTTTCTTCTCCGAACTTATCTTTGAGAATAGCCTTAACTCCTACTTCAAAGAATGTATCACATTCTATTCCATAAGGAAGACTTAATTCACAGACAAATCCTTCAAATCCTTCTTCATTCTCATGATAATATTCAGTCTCGTCACTAATAACAGGACTTAGTTCCCAGTCACGAGAAGGGAATAAATCCTTCAATGCATTGTATATTTCATCATGTAGGACTTTGTCCTTAGTATCTATTCTAAGAAATGTTTCAGAACTCGAATTTGTAATAAGGTCAGAAATTGATTGAACTTTAAGTGTAATTTTTAATTTCATATTAATGTCGGCTTTCTTGCCATAAACAGTCACCTCTCGCATCGCCTAATACGTCTTCGCAGCCACTGAAATGGTCCTTAATGTCAACAACATATAGTCCTTCAAGTTCATCCATACGAGGAAGAATATACAAGTCAACAAATGCTTGCCAATCCTCGTAACTGAGACAGTCGTATGGTTCCTCTATATCAAGGTAGCCACATATAAGGTCAGCTTCCCAACAGTTATTGCGAATCCATTTCTCAGTTACCATATATACACTGATACACCCATCAGCATCTAATGAATCATAGTGATTAGCATCACGTTCGTTCATTAAGAAGGTTTCAGAAGATGAATTAGTGATAATATCAGAGATGCTCTGTATTTTTGTTAAAAATTTCATACTCTAATCTTTTTGAATTTACCACATTTTTTACATAAAAAAGTGATTTCTACCCAAGTGGGATATTTATCAGTCCCGCTCCAGTACAATTCGCTCTTTTTTACTTGTTCCCATTCGTGGCAGCATAGGAATTTCTTTTTAAACGCTTCTACTAAGTCTCTAAACATATCAATAACGATAATCAGCACTGTATAGAGTATCTAAGGAGT